CTTGTCCATTTCGATCACCATATGTCAGCGTCTGAATGGAGTCTTGGAATAAGATATCTGTTCCGCTCTCAAGAACATGTGCTAGTAGATCATCAAGCTCTGAGAATTGAGAGATGTTGAAGTCTGCCTGAAGCTCAAGACGATTGGCACGCATCTTCACCATGTACTCATTCTCCTCTCCAACATTGAAGAGAATCTTGTGACCTGTGTGTCGGCTCATTAGATCAGCCAACTGCAGTGACATAGTGCTCTTGCCTGCACCTGGAAATCCAGTAAACAGAACTGTTGCACCAGGAAGAATCCCTGGCATGTCCTGTCCACCAAAGATCTCATCCAGGAGTGGGACACCCGTTGTAATCCTGTTGTAGTATTTCTCAGGAACCTCTACATCCCTGAGTTTATGTACGTTGCCGCTCACATACCCGAGCTTCATCGCTGTCATTCGCTCTCTCCTCCTTGTGGCTTTATTGATTGAGAGTCTAATATATCACAAGTGTGAGGGAGAGTAAAGGTGTTTTAGTTTAGTCCTTCTCTTCCACCGCCTGGTTTTCCTGGGTTCGTGTCAGTGGATACCTCGACGAAATAGGACTCGTCATCATCGATCAGATCACCAGGTTCGATGTCATGCTCACACTCACACACGCCACACGCCACACACTCATCACTGGTATCATCTAAGTCAGCGAAAATATCAGCAAGCATTTTCTTTCGAAACTGACGGTCACCCCATTTCATTCCACAAAGGAAGATTAAAGCCACAGCAATAAGAACAAGAAGCACAACAATCAAATTACTCACGATCATATCTCCACCCAGTTTCTTGTTTTATCCACGTCAATCTCTCTGATGTCATGCATTGTGTTTGCAATCTATAGTCTTCATCATTTTTATATCTTTCAATAAAATGTAAGAAGTCAAACCAGGATTCTACATGCACGTCAGCGCACTGCTCGCCCCTATTCCATGGTCTGTCTAGACAGACTGACGTGCCACGGAAATCACGTAGATTATGTGCTCCATCATCAAACAACATATCTCCATTGATTAGTTCCTTACGATGGCAGACAATGAAATTACTAAGCTTGAACCACGGCATGTAATCACGAAGCCAGTCTTTCTTCTCTTCCACTGCAGTACTTGATCTAATCGGCGAAGCTGTAGCAATTACTATATCATTGCCATAAGATAATTTAACGGCTCCATCGAGGGCGCCGTCAACGGGTTCCATGTTGAAATAGAATCCAGGTTTACTGAGATAATCATAGATTTTCATTCCACACTCAGGCTTTACCCAATAGTGTATGTTCCATCCTCTTATATCCTCGAGCGTGCGGTCATCATCATAGTCGATGTTGTATGCATCGAGCCACGCTTGATTTGTTTGAACGAGGATGTCATCCATGTCGAGGACGATTAGCATTAACGAGTACCATGTTTCCATGCATCACGTTCAGATATATCAAACTCATCTTTAGCAAGTGCAATATCTAGATTGACTTCGTTATCTAGAGTCGGACGCTGCAGTTTCTCACAATTCCGCCTCTCTTCCTTGGCAATCTTATATGCAAGTAGAGAATACACGAGGTTGTCAAGCAGCTTCTCTTCAATGGGCTCACCTTTCAACGTTTCACCTCGCACCCACTTCTTAATAGACCTGAGGTGCTTATTCAGTCCGACACCGAGAGCCTGACGCATCGTAATCCCTAAGTCCTTAGCTGTCTCACGGAATTCAGCAAGTCTATCACCTTCTTCAGCGTAGTCGATTGACTTGGTCTTTAGAATACGAAGAGCCTTGTCGATTAACTCGTCAAAGTCTTCGTCATTAGTATATTTGCTGTGTCCTTTATCACTCATATCGTCACTTTCTTATAGAGCATCCCATGTTCTTTCATAGCATCATAGATCTGACGCTCGTACTCATTGATTGGTCCCCATACTTGAGCACGAAAAACTGCAGCCTCTAATCTATCTCTTATGTATTCCTTAAATGGCCACATGAAATAGTAGTTTAGGCCGGTAAAGTTACTCACATAGTAATCGTAATGCTTGTCTTCGACCTTACCATATCTCCATTGTCTAAGGACTACTGAAAGCTGGTATGCTTCAAGCTCCTTCATCATCCTGAAGTATGCTGGAATCGGTAGAGCAAAGAGCAAGAATAATAGGAACCATGAGTTCCACAGTATTAGAGGTAGCACAATCCCCAACACTCCTAGAATTTGTGGCATCACATATAAGAGTGAGTGTATTATCCTCGTCTGTCTCTTAGCCTGAAGAATGTGTACGCCTTCATGTGCTAGCACGTTCCAGTTTGGAACGTGCTTTCTGGCTATAGCAATTGTCCATCCAATTGTAGTGGAGAAATCCATATACTTTGGAAAGATCTTGCCAAGCAATCTATGTTGCCACATCTTATTCTTTGATTTAAGTGTAGCCTTTGGCTGAAATCTCTTGATTATTACCAAGACTTTGGTAAAGAAATCGAGGTCGTTCATGATATATCCAACTCTATAATCTGCTTACCACATGCTGCATTCGAAAAGATCGTCGTACCGCCATCAGTTTCAAAACGACCACGTCCACCGTGTGCATGTCCGTAACAGAACAAGCGTGGCATACGTTTATCATCATCATACAGCCGTTCATTGATCCACTTAGTAAACTCGTGTGATCCAATATGTTTACTGTATCCCATGTCTAAAATACCATGTGGAGGCGAATGAGATATCACCACATCGAGATCGTCAGGCATCATTTCGATGTCCATCCCAATACGTTCAGGATCCCGTTCTCCCCACCATTCATCGCTAAACCTATTCACGCCTCTGAATCCTCCGAATCGTAGTCCACAATAATCTTGAAACCGTGTGGAATCGTCAGAGACTTCAAAGTGTTTGCCTCCAAACATTGGACCAAGGTCTGTAAAGTCATGGTTTCCCCGTACGATGACGACTGGGTTGTGTTTGCAGTTTTTAGGGAAGAAATGTCTGAGCCCGAGTGGTTTCTTCTTGTCTGTAAACTTCCGCTTGAACCAATCAAGCTGTAATCGTTCTTCTCTTTCATGAACTATCTCGCGCTGGACACAGAAAGGATCATACGGGATCCACCCTCCTTGCCGAGACCGTCGTGGTGACATGTCGACAATCGGATAGTTGTCTAACATATCTCCTGTTATGACATAAACATCAGCCTCAGGAAATTGACTCCATTGATTGTGCCAGTCTGATACATGTGCTAGCCGCACCATTGTAATTGATTATACACCATTATCCGCTGAGTGTACACCTTTTCAGGTTGACTGTTAGACGCTGGATTCGCCGTCTCCATCTTCTTGCGGATACGGCGCTTCTCTTTCTTTGTCTTACGGCGCCTAGTCTCGTCTGTCGTAGCACTCTCTGAGGGCTTCGTTAATGTCTTGTTGCGATTCACTTTGAGCTTCAGTCTTTTCCCTAACTTCAATCGTGTTATCCTCCATGATATGTTCAACAAGTTTCTTGGTAGCTTCGTACCACCTGCAGTTCATCACATCGATATACACTTCATGAATGAAGTCCTCCAGCTTATCACAATCTTTGCATTTAACTCTACTCATCATCCCAACTGAGGTCTTCAATATGCTCTTGAACCTGCTCAGGTGTTGCATCCTTCGCTTGCGTTGTCGTCTTGCACGCTTCCCACCATTCATTGAATGTGGGTCTGCGGCCGAGGATTGGTTTGCCACGTTCGCTATAACGTGCACGTCTACGTTCATTTATCCTGAATCTGTTGCTTTGGTTGTCGAGCTCGTTCTGCTCTACTATAGTATTAGTCCAATTCTTACAGAATTCTTTGTACAGCTTTTTAGCTGCATCTCTCTTTATCTTCCTTAGATTACTAGCCATTACTGCACGAACAACTTAACAAAAGCAAGACAACCGAGACCAGTTACAAGGTAAAGGAATAAAGCTATAGCTAACTTCGCTACTTTTAATCCTAATGGTTTATCTTCATCATCTTCAAGTTCTTCTTGTTTTTCATCAATAAGAATGAAGGTCTTTTCAAGAACAGTACAAAAGAAAAAACCCATTGCGATTGCGAGTATAATAATCATATAATCTTTCCTAACGAGGTTCTTCGACTGGAACCGCTGTCGGTCCATAGTGTCGCTTGAACTCCTTTATTTCTACATCACACAGACTCTTCAATCCACCTTTGGAATTCATGAACCTATGCATAAGACAATCTTTATATGGAATATGGTGTAGACCTAATGCGTGTCCAACTTCATGTCTCGCAACGCTAAGCCTGAAATTCTTTCCGTCTATAAACCAGTGTTTCCAGAATCTAATCTTAACTGATCTCATGTGACGATCATCGATCGAGATGATGTCACGGTATGCTGTTCCTCGTACTGAGACACGATCCCCATCAGCATTTTTCTTTGACCAGGTTACTACAATCATTTGTTTTTCTGGCCAGACATCCTCAGTTTTCACACATTTTCTTTCATGGAAGAGATCTATATTCGTCATGTCATCCCACCACTGAAAGGAATCACGAACGTCTTGCTTAAACTTTTCAGGAAAATCACATGTAAATCCCCAAACAACGGGAACTTCAGTGATGTGCCAACTCCACGTTTCGAGCTGCATCGTCTCATTCTCATATTGAAGAAGACGTCGTTTACCAACAAAACTACAGCTCATTAAAGCTACAGCAAATAGTATTAAAAGTGCACTTCGAAGTCTACATCGCATTCCTTCTCTTCCTCGACATGCTCAGGCTCAACAAGTGGCAGTCGTAGTTCACGTTGGTGTTCGGCTTCACGTTGGCGTCTAAGCTTTTCGAGTTCCTCCATAATTGGAAGGATGTTTGGTGTTGTCATTCATCATTTCCCTTTTCAACTACACTCTCAATCTCGTCAAGTATGTGTCCTTGCTCACGCCGAGACCAGCTTGCTTTCTTCTTATTGACAGTATTCATATCTTTGTGTGTTCTGGCAATCTTTCTGATATGATCATCACCATCTAAGTAGGCAAGGATGCATGCCTCCACCAATGTCTGAATCTTAATTCCCTCAAGCGCCGCCTTTGATTTCAGTGCTTTATGGTCATTCATGTGTAGACGGAAGGGTATCTGCTGTATATTCCGTTGTTTCTCAGTTAGTTTAATAGCCATCGATTTCTAATCTTTCTTTTATTTCTTCGAGAGTATACCAATATTCCATCTTGCTTTGTGCCATACCAACACAGATACTCCAAACTACATCAAATGATTCATTCGACTTAATCCAGAAACTAATAGATGCGAATGGAACAGGAACATAATATCTCATGCGCCATAGTTTTACGTACCACGATTGGTTCTGATACCTGTCTTCTAGATCACTGGACATCTATGACACGCATCGTGATGAATGATCTAGGATACACTCGTACGACACCATCCCACTCGAAGGTAATCCAGCTGTACCGTGCTCATCGACAGGAGTAGATAGCTGTAATGTATCATTCGTCAAGGGCACAAGAGTACCATCACATGTGAGTGTGGGTTCAGTCTGGCTAATATAAATCGTGTGATCCCATTGTGGTGCTGTGTTCGGAGTGCTCACGGTCGGAGCTGTTCCCCACCAATATTGTGGATAAGACGGAGGATAGACTGGCCAAGTCTGTTGTGGCCATGCATGTGGCTGCGTACGCTCATGGTTAGTGAGAGCGTCCTGAATCATGCGAGTGACACTCTCCTCGTTTAGAATCCGCTTACCAGTCTTGCTCGACTCATTCTTCTTGTCGCCACTGGGCTTCTCGAGTTGAGCCAGTTCCTCAGCTGTGCCTTCAAATTCAATGACAGTGCCGTCAGGCTGTGTTATCTTCTTCTTCATTATCTGTAATCTCCATCTTCCATTGTGAACCACGACCGAAATCTTTAAGATCCACGCCGTCTATATAGATATCATTCTGACATATAACTTCTACAGAATTATTCATCAGGAGCTCGATGCCTTCTGTATTCCTGTATAGTTCCGTGTACACGACTTGTTCAATTCCAGCATTTATGATTCGCTTAGAACACATCTTGCAGGGTGATGTCGTGGTATACAAGCGTTTAAATGAAGGATCATTGAAGTCTAACTTGATGATAGCATTCTCTTCCGCGTGCAAGCATCCACATTTTCCTGGTTCTTTCGAATCACAACCGTGTGGCCCGCCCTTGTAATTTCCATTGTAGCCGATGGCAAGAACACGATTGTAGTCCCACGATGTGATGACACATCCAACTGAGGCTCGCAAACACATACTTCTCTTACTGAGAATATACGCGAATGTCAGATATACGTCAGCCCAGCGAGGACGTGAGACAATCGTTGAGCTCTCCTCGTATACGTAGCTCACACTATCGTGAATACATCTTGATTAGATGTCAGTGCTACAACCACAGCGACAGTGCTACCACGATCGATGGGGATTGAGGCAGCTAAACACTTCACGTGTGCTTCAACCTCTTGTCCTGGAAGAACGAGTGTTGCTTTGTTGACTAGCTCTAACCCCTGACTGCGTGCATAGTCGCACTCTAACAATAATACTGGTACGTTAAAGGTAACACCAAGCGGAACACGTTTAACTTCATCTTCTGCAAGATTAAAATCAAGTGGTGCGCCCAACCTAAGAACTGGTAGTTCTCCTTTTGGTGTTGTTCCATCGCCTAATTGACATTCTACTATAGCCATAATCTTTCCCTTTATCTATTCACTACGTTTTCAATCTTATCCACGAAATTGGATACATCCATAAATCTTAGCTTCTCTATGTTCTTTGACCTGATGTCATCACGTTCTTTTACACTGATAGTTGCGAGGTTTTCAACGATGAAACACAGCTCATTAGGATCATCAGCTATGAACTCCACATAGTCTTCGATACCTAAGTGTGGTTTCAGGCCGACAGGTATCGTACCAAATAACAGCGCTTCCCATGGTCGAGGAGTAATGAACCCGCTCTCAAGGTATGACTGCTTACCAAGCAATGGACACGCAGCTGCAGTACCATACACACGTCTGAAATCTGATATCGTTATACGTTCGTTATACAAGACATACGGCCATTTCAATCTGCATTCAGTAAGGTTCGGTTCGCGTGTCCAGTTGCCCCAAAACTCTACTTCAAACCTAAATGCCTCGCTGACAGGTGCTATCCACTTATCGATGACATCATCTCTTTCGTACCTTGATCCAATGTAAACGAGCTTTCTACTCTTACTAACGGGGAGTGTTGGGAACTGGTATAGATCATCTACTACGATTGGCGGCTCCACTCTTGTTCTATAAAATCCGTAGTCCAACGGTTTGACTGACGTCTCAAAGATTGCATCGGGTGCCCACTTCACCTCATCCTCTAGCGTTAGTTTATGATCTAGATCCCACAGTATAATCTTGGTGCTCTTACCTTTGAAGTATTCAAGTATCTGCGTCTGTCTATCAAGGTCTGACTGATAGCCCACATCATTAATATCTATGTCAATGTTCCTACCTGGAATTGGGAAGCGCCATTCAATGAGAAGCACGTCAAGTTCGGGTAGTTCATCCAATTCAGTCAATGAAATGTCTGCTGTTGTTAACGTCTTGAACGATCTACGCCATGCATTATATCGTTTTTCAGTAGAGAATGAAGAGAATGCATTATGAAACTTACCACTCACATATTCAAAGTCACGATCACGTTGAAGTAAATACGTCTCCCATCCTCGCTTCTGTGCTTCATGAAGAATGGACCATGAGTACGCTGCATTACCATCAGGGGTGGAAACTTCCTTGCCGAACTCGAATTTACGATCAGCGATGAATCCCCAGTATGCGTAACCTAATCTCACTTAGTTTGCTTGTGGGGATATGATGGAGAAGATGGGCGCCCACTTGGGTGAATGTCATATTCGATACTGCCATGTTTACTCGGGTGATATGCATCAGAAGCATTCGCTTGAGTTGCATATGGTATTAGCTTCTTAAATCTTTCAAGTTGTGTAACTTTAATTATAAGCTCGTTAATCTGTGCTTCACGTGTCTTACTTGGAACAACAGGAAGTAACCAAATCGAGAACCTAAAGAACTTTATCGATAGCCATTTTCTAAATCTTCTCATAACTCTACCTTTACACCGCTATCTGAATTTAGACTGCGTATTAGGTTAATCTTTTCCGTGAGTTGCGGCAACTGTCGTTCAATGTCATCATCGTAGTCATCAACAAAGATCTTAATAACATGACAATTCGTCTGATGATAGAATCTCGTATATCTATTATGTAGTGCTTCTAATTTGTGTGATTCTACGAGCTCATCATTTACTACAGAATAATCATGACGCAGACACATTACGACAATAGCACCCATCTCGCTCCACTCACTATCAATTCGATTCAGTGGTTCAGAAAGTGTTGAGCGTCCATACACGTCTGAATACACGATCTCTGATATGTAGCATCTATCTGACACAAACGCAGTGTCTGTCTGTCTCACAAACTCAGGTAACAGTATATCAAATGGAATAGAGCTTGTAAAACAATCATTGATCCAGTTTGATTTTTCAGTTGTTACCTTGAAATATGGGATCCCATAGTGATTAGAGAGAGCGTGGGAAATATGAGTTTTGCCGCATCCGTCTGGACCTTCTACAAAGATGATCATGGTTTTCTTACACACCAATAATCTGAGGGTGCTTGCCCTTCTTCGTTCGACCATCTTTCGTGCTCTATTGGAAGATCGTGTAGAGGACTATAAAACATATCACCTACTGCAGCCATCACACCTTTCCAATATTCGCAGTAATCATCACCGAACATAATGCCACCAGCACGAAGTAGTGGCCAGTATGCTTCGAGATCTGCTAAGACATCTTCATACTCATGGCTACCATCAATGTAGATGAGGTCTGCTTGCACGTCTTTCTTTCGCAATAGACGAGCAGCATTTGTTGATGTCTGTGGAAATGGTGTGATTCGACCTTGGTTCCCAGTTATAATTACATTTGCAAGAAACTGATAGTATACTTGTGGATAACCATTACACAACTCGAGAGACTTGTATCTCTTCTCGTCCTTGTGGTCCTCCCAAAATTCTGTCGCACCAAGCCATGTATCAACACATGTAATCTCAGTCTTACCTCTTAACTCTGGATCTGCGCCGCATATATCTGCCATCGTGATCGCAGACTTACCTTTCCATGTACCAACCTCAATGATAAGTTCAGGTTTTACTTCATCGATCTTCTTCTTGAAATATTCATAATGTCCGCCCCAACCTTGAGCATCGAATGAATATGCTACTAAAGGAAAATCCTTGTAGATGTCATGGTCGTAAAGAATATCATAGATTCTACTCACTGCCAACCCCTTTGAATAATCCTGCCCAGATCTGCATGGCTTTGCCGAGCTTCTTGAAGTAGTCCGTATATTCGGGGAATTCATCATACTTGGTGATGTGTTTTCCGAGATGCATGTATATCGTATTAGCTTCTATATAACCTTCAACTATTCCAGGATGATCGAATGAGTCTACATACTCCCACAGCTTCTCATTCACCTCGAGACCATTTGCTTCCTTCTTTAGGTTGGTGAATGGATTGGATGCACGCTCGTGCCTGATGTATGGAATCCCGGTGCTGACAGTTTTACCTAGAATATCTGCGCACTTCTTCATAAAGATGCCGCACCATATGTCACCGAAGCGATCGAATGGAAGTTTTTTCAAAGTTGTATATGGTTTCAATTCAAAGTCTTCTGGCGTAACTTTAGGTTTCAACTGTTGCCCCATCAGTAAGTGATACATCAGTACCGTGTACTCTGCTTTCCACATCACGTTCATCCCACACATGGGGAAGTATGAACCATGGGGCACGATCTTATTGTCATAGGCAAACTTCTCTTCTACGGGATTGACGAGCTGAGTGGGCGCATCATAGTCTATTACATTCGTCCACAGCCCGTGATTTACAATCGTATCGTTCCGTTCACCAAGATTGTAGAACGGTATTCCACGAGGTTTCACACAGTCGAGAGTATTGAACCATCTTGTGCGGCCACCATTGAGATATTTCTTGTGTTGCTCGACGAATCCTTTGCCATCATATATGTGATCCATCGGATAGCAGTCATCATCGAGTGTCATGATGTACCTATAGCCACATGAATGCGCATACCAATATGCAAAACTTCTGACAGTATCAGATCTTCGTGGGATTATCCACTCATCCTCACCAAGTCCATCCCGGATATTTTTCCAACACAAATGTACGATATTATTTTTGGAACCATCAAAAACTTTGAATGTCTTTGTTGGATTGTCTTCCATAACAAACAGGTCTACATGATCGAATAGACCGATATCATTCCACCTCTTATAAAAATCAGTGAAGCAATTCTCACGAATCGTAGGAACTATTAATGCGATTTCTTTAGCGATCATCTTTTATCCCTCTACCTCATCCACATTAATTAATGCACCATCTGCACTGTATTCACTGTGTGCCCATCCCGGTTTGCCAAGCACGAGATTCTGTGGTTCATCCAGCTTTCTATTGAAGGTGGCAAAGAATACATTACCCTTCACTGCTTTCTTCGCAATGTACCGCCAGATTGTTGCGAAGCACGGTGCGTCAAACTCAGTCCCATTTCTGTCACCGAACTTAATGAATGCCATCATGCCACCACGAGACTGAGCACGTTCACGGACATCTTTAATGATTACAGGGATGACACCGATTTTATCCTCTGACTTCACAAACTCTTCAAAGTCTTGAACCATGCCTTCCTTAGCAAGTATCTCTATCTTCTTATCCCTATCGAATAGTTTGAATGGTGTACCAATAAGATTGAATCCAAGCAACTCATTCTCATACTCTACAAGCTTAGCGATTGGATGCGGTTCACACTCAAGAGCAAAGTACTGCTCTTCAAATTCAGCTTTCTTTTTCTTGACGCGAAGCTTTGGATTGTCCTGCCACAATTCATACCTCAACTCAGTCAGCGCCATGTTCTCTTCCAATGAAGTAAACGCACCGACCTTGATAAGGGGAACCGTTGCAGTCTTACCACCGCCTGTCTTATAGAGATAATCACGTAGACTCTCATACGGTTGGCTCTTCTCAATCTTCTTAACAGCTGCGTCACCGACACCCAACGCAGAACCAAGTGCTAACCTGATCGCAACACCCTCAATCTTGTGAAAAGCACTCGATTTATTGATATCTACCGGCAGAATCTTAAATCCCTGACGCTTGATGTCGTCCACATAAGATTGAAGATCATCTGCTTTACCATGAATTAGAAGTGCTGTAAAGAATTCAAGTGGATAGTATGTTCGAAGGAATGCAGTCTGCATGGAGATCATAGCATAGCACTTGGCATGACTGGCATTGAAACCATATCCACCAAAGTGCTCGAACATATTCCATAGTTCAAGACCCTGCTTCTCAGTCAATCCATTCTCTACACATCCCTTAACGAATGGTTCTCTTAGCTCCTTCTTCTCGTTCTGAAGGAAGTCATCCTTCTTTGACTTGTCTTTCTTTAGGAACAGCTTCCTAAGTCTGTTGACATGTGTCATCGGTAGCTTACCGAGGTGGTGACCGATGTTTAACATCTGTTCCTGATATACAAGACAACCGTAAGTCTCCTTCATGATCTCTTCCATCATGGGATGCACATATTTGATCTTGTCAGGGTTGTGTTTGTTCTCAGCGTATAGCTTATGCATGCCTGAACCAAGTGGTCCCGGTCTATAGATCGCACCGATCGCTGACACGTCATTGAAGCAGTCAGGTTTAATCCGTTGAGCTACTTTCCTGATACCTTTGTTTGTAAACTGAAATATGCCCGTGAAATTCCCGTCGATGAAGACTGTCTTGATTACTTTCTGATCATCGATGTCCATGTACGTTGGATCGACCATCTTATATGCTTCATCATAATTCATGTCATGTCGTTTAGATATTAGCCTAAGTGCACGGTCGATGACCGATAGAGTTGAAAGCGACAGTATGTCAAACTTGACAAATCCCATCGCTGAACATTGCTTGTTAACAATCCCGTCAGTGAACGATGTTTGTAGAACTCCTTTATTCTGGAATAGAGCCATCTCTCGAGGTAGGTTGTCTCCGATAACGAGGCCACAAGCATGACGTCCCACGTGACGATTCTTCCCATACAACTTAGTGATATTTTCACCGATGACGGGATACTTCTCGACGAGAGCTCTGTAAGTAGGAGAGACTCTAACGACATCTTCGTACTTGATGTCGATGGTGGACTTGTCTTGGCCTTTACCTCGCAAGACTCGAAGCTCGCCCTCGATTTTCTTGTTTGCCTTGTTGATCTCTCGATGGTCGATATCATAGACACGTGCTATATCCTTGAGTAGTCCCTTAATTTGGAATGTACCGTATGTGCTGATGCAAGCGACGTTGTCGTGACCGAACATCTCACGGAGCATTTCGCGCGCTTGCTCGCTATCTTGAAAATCAGTATCAATGTCAGGAAGCTCGACACGGGAAGGGTTAATAAATCGCTCGAATAGAAGATTATGTTTAATGGGATCGAGATCTGTGAGACCACTGAGGTAACAAACAAGAGAACCAGCAGCACTACCACGTCCCGGTCCCACGAGCATTTGCTCTTTGGCTTTGGTAATGATGTCACGCATAATGAGGAAGTATGAGGCAAAACCCTTCTCCTTAATCAGCTTCATTTCATGCATGAAGCGTTTACGATACTGCTCATCATCAGTGAGGTTCAGCTCTTTCATCCTCGCAATGGCCACCTCACCCAGTTTCTTGAATGGATGCTCGAACCTACACGTTGGAAGCCTCTCTTCCGTATTAGGTTCATAGTCTTCAACCATCGAGTCAATGAGCAGTGTATTTTCAAATGCCTCACGAACAAGATTTGCATCTGCATCGCCACCAAAGCGCTCGAATGTTTCCCACATCTCTTGAGGTGACTTAATGTAGAGCTGCTTGATATTAAAATCCCAGTCATCTCCTCTTGTCGACATCGTCTTCTGACTGCGAAGCATGTAAAGAATTTCCTGCGCAGCCCACTCGTCTGAGTTCACGTAGTGTGAATCGCATGTTACATTGAGCGGGATTCCAGTCTCATGATGCACTTTGATAATAGACTCGTTGATAAATCGCTGAGAATCAGACTCGTTGAACTGCAGCTCAAGGAAGAATCTGTCACCGAAGATCTCCTTATATTCTTCAGCTTCACGAACGACATCACTCCACTCAGCGTCACCGTTCTTCCATGCCCAGCACCTATTAGCAATGACTCCGCCCATGCACGCTGAAGACGCGATGACTCCGTTACCGAAATCATTCATCATCCTCTTATCGATCCTCGGCTTCATGTACATGCCCTCCTTGTGCGCAAGGTGTGTGAGGTTGTACAAGTTATCGAGACCCGCCTGATTCTGTGCTATGAGAACAAGGTGACCTTTCCTATAGAGAGACTTCTGTCTACTCTTCATATCGAGATTGGTAGCATCTTCATCTACCGCCTCAGACTTCTTTAGCTTCTTCAGTGACTCCTTGTCGGACTCTAACTTTGCTTTCTCTTCTGACCACTTCTTTAGATCATCAATCGCATATGCTTCAACACCGTAGATTGTGCGGACTCCATGTTTCTTTCCATGCAGATAAAAATCTGCAATACCATGCATATGCCCATGATCAGTTAGTGCAATAGAGCAAAGACCTTTCTCCTTCGCTTTAAGGACCATGTCTTCAGGTCGAGACAGACCATCCATGAAACTGAAGTGGGAGTGATTGTGCAGACTAGCAAAATCTTTTATCATATTCCGTATTCTAACTGATCGATTTCTTAGAAGACTTACTAATAGGTATTTCAGCGAGATATCCGCTTAAGACACTATCTCTAAGTCGTTCGTCAACGTAGGCTCTTTTTGCTTCTTCAAATGAACAACGACTCCATCGTTCATTTCCAAGAGAATCTTTACTAAGAGACTCTGTAACGACATAAATCTCATATTGCTTGCCATTAATCCCTACATTTAGAAGATGATAAGGATCGTCTGCTCTCTCGGATGCAATGAAACGATAGTCCTTACATGATAACACAACTCTCGGTAGTTTTAGATTTTTAGTAACCACTTTCAAACCTTTCTTTTACAACTCGGTTCTTACGACAGAACTCATTGTACATCTCTTGTGGTGAGATGCCGGACAGTATACAGATCTCCATGAAATACGCCAATGTATCTCCTAGCTCTTCAACATAGTGTGAACGATCGAATTCCCTATCATCAGTCACTTTATGTATCTTGTTCTTCAGAGTATACGTTGCCTCCCACAGTTCATTGTGACAGTCACTAACGATCTCCTTGATCATACGTTGACCCTGTTTAGTTGTCAAATCAATCGGCCAAGGAGGTAGGACATCACGTTCTTCCAATATCTGCATGTTCCCCTCTTGGCGATAGAACATGTCTTTCCATAAGTCAGTTGAAAGTGACATCGTCACTCCTTACCTTATAAGTCTGCGGACCGGACGCATCAGTTATCAGGCACTTACCAACGTTAGACACGAGATCCCACGCGCATGATGGGTGCCAATAACTTTCAAGCAAACCCTGCACCTTTGATCGCATAAAATCATTCTCACTGAATAAGATGATTGTCCCTACATTTATACAACATAGATGCCCGATGAGTTCGTCGGTCAACTCGACACCCCTTACAAAGATCTTATCGTAGACCTTCGAGTAGTTGAGATCAGATACGTCTTCTACATGATCCAATTCAGCTACATACTTCTTCATGAACGACATTGGATCTGCACCAAGGAACAGCATCCTATCAGAAGACCTAACTCCTGTCACGTCAGAGACGTCATCACATTTGCTATACGGATTCTTTGTCACGTTTTTCCTTATGCTCCACTAGTTGTTGAAACATCCACAATAGAGTTTCATTCTGTACTGGCAATGATTTTGGTAGTAGTGCACCAGTTCGAAGGCATTCCTCTGCCGTTATTAGAATATCTAGCTCCTCAAGATTACTCAGCGGTGCCATCGGTTCAGTGAATTTACCTCGTTTTGGACTAGAATCTTTTATCCACTTCGCATACCTTTGCCTATGTTCATTCAACATCTTCTCTGATAATTCGTAGTGTCGATCATAGACATGGAGTGAACCAGTTGTGTGATAATACAGACCAAGCTCTAAGTCTGGATAGTGTTTCTTTAGCTCTAATAACATGCACTCTTGAAAGAGAGTGAACGAGAATAAATCATACGTCAGTCCCCAGTGTACATCATTTGAGCGCATATTGACATGGAGATGTAGCTTATTCTCTCGAATAAAGAATTGAAGAGAAAGCGTGCACGGTACATCTTTGGATCCTTCAGTATCTGCATTAAACTGATGTACTGGTTGGTGGATTTGCAACACTGCTCTTCTGCTATCTTTGTCAGATTTAAGCGTGTTAATACAGATTTTCCACTGGTCAACTTTTGCTGCTTTATCTGGTCCTGTTGGTGCCATCCCATGAATGATATGACCATACGCAGATACTACAGTCTTTCCGTCATCTGAAAACTGCGGCATCCTCTTGTTGTAGTACGTCATCTCCTCAAGAGAGTTCGAGCCGCGCCAATACCAAAGGAACTCACCGACTGCAAACGCATATTTAGACTTACGGACTTTAGATGATAGTAGTCTGTTACGAGGATCACTGAGGATCAAGCGAGGTACTAAGACTTCTCTTACTTCAGTGCCACGTGGTTTGCAAACATAGTCAGGGAAAGACATCTCCATGAGGACATCGTACATCAACTCATCGAAGCTATCCTTGACAAACCTATATCCCACCATTGGCTTCATGGGTGTATGACCTCAAGCAATTCTTCGATAGTCTTCCTATCAATCGGGTGTCCTGCGGCTCTAGCATGTCCGCCGCCTCCAAACTGTTTCGCTATCTCTGTTGCGTCCACTTTTTCTGTGCTCCTAATGCTCGCGACACCACCAAAGCTATTCAACTTAATTCCAATCGCCACATCACAATCATGTCGTTCCATGACACGCTGTAGAAGTTGTGATTGGTGATCGCTACAGAAAACATAGGCACACTTCACACCATCTAACTCTTTAAAGAATGGTTTCTCTGAGTGTTTCTCAATGTATTTATCTCTCTTGGATTCGAGGACCTTCACGACATTCAAGTCTGCGTCTGTCATTAGTGGATAACATTTCCTAATCCTGTATGTCATCATGTCCACGAACTTTTCTTGACCGAAGAAGTTAGCAAAAAGACTGAGCTGATCAGATTTTGGATCCTTTCGTATCCACATGTCACGATCATTGATCATTTCAGCGAAGTTCCAAACTGCACCCCAATGATCATCAGGTTCACCATTTTCAAACAGATAGTCGTAGAGTAAGAATGTGCCACACTTCTCCATGTTGATGTGACACCAATCTCTGTCTTTAAGATCGAGTGCAGTCTTGTGGTGATCGATGATTGTTATGTCACCGTGGTACAGCTTCTCAAATAGATCAGCTGTCTCAGTATCACATGCAACATCAGCTATGATTACACGATCATGTGTCTCAAATACGTCTTGGTTCTTCTTATAGAAATCTCTAACACCATTTCCCGCAGGAACGTAGTGGATATTCTCTTTCTTGCCGCCAGCGAGGAGGAACACGACTGCACAACCTGAACCGTCGCTACAACCTTTATGAGTTATTAGTACTGAATTCTTTAGTTCATCAGGTTTATATTTCACAAATCACACGTGCCATTCTTGCATGAGTCGATTGCAGTGGCTTCTTCCTTTGCAGTCTGTGCATGCTCTACAGCCTTTTCAAGTGGGATGGGAGTGAGTGGCTGGTCCTCGCGACTCCCATCTGGATATACTGTCATGCCTTTTAATTCAGGCAGAAACTCCATATAAAGATCTGATAACTCCTCAGCAGATGTATCTGACATTAAGTTGATTGTCTTGCTAACCGCGTTGTCGACGTGTTGTTGGCATGCACGCTGCATTTCAAGATGATCCCGAATTGAGAGATCATGCGCACCTTGGAAGTGTGAGACGTCCCTGCCCTCATCGAGGAATCTCTTAAGGAGAGGATGGACAACCACCTCAGTGTCATATTGATTTCCCTCGTCGACTCTGAAGCGTCTCTCGTATGCAGGGGCAAACATCGGCTCAATGCCAGACGTGACTCCACATACCATAGAAGTTGTGCCTGTCGGTGCGATCGTCAAGAGTGCAGCATTTCTAATTCCATGTTCTTTAATCTTCCTTCTAATCGTCGGTTTAAGAGTCTTAACAAAATTGGACTTCAAGAATAAGTCTGCTTTAAAAACTGGAAAACAACCCTTCTCTTTTGCCAACTCCACTGATGCTTCGTATGCATAATTCTTTATAGTCTTCATGAGCTTATCAACAAGCTCCAAACCCTCAGGACTATTATAACACAAGTCATTCATTAATAACACATCATGTAGTCCCATAATGCCAAGCCCTATCCTTCTAACTTTCTTACATGTTTCAGCAATTTCCGATAGTGGATAGTTGTTTACGCTAAGGACGTTGTCAAGAAACCGGACGGCTTTAGATACTGTGTATTTTAAGAGTTTCCAATCTATTCCACCCGTGTCTTTTACAAAATTGGGTAAAACAAGTGATCCCAAATCACATGCGCCGTACTTAGAAAGCCAGAGCTCGCCGCAAGGATTCGTACTAATGAGTGGTTTCCAGTACCAGATGTTGCTCATCCTATTTGCATACCATCCATTAAGAATGCCGGGCTCACCACTCTTCAATGCATTCTTAATGATACGATCCCACAGTTCACGTGCTGGGATAACGCCGATAGCTTTATCACGATGTTTAAACTCAAATGTGCCACCGTCTCGAACGAGCTTAAAGAAGTCTTCCGGATTCTGGTCAAACACGACTGACACATTTGCATTCGTTAATTGATTAAGATCAAGTTTCTTATCAAGAAACTCAAGTAGATCACCGTGTCTAAGATTAAGACAGAGCATAAGCGCTGTTCGACGGCCACCACCTGCTTTGATTACATTACCTGCTGCATCGACGATTTCCATAAGAGAAACTGCACCAGTCGCTTTACCACCTGATCCATTAATATCTGTGCCACGTGGTCTAATAGGCGAGCAGTTCATTCCTACGCCGCCGCCAACGCCTGAGATCACAATCATGTCACTGACAGTCTTTCCCCAGCCTTCGCGACTATCTTCTGTGGGTATTACAAAACAATTTAACAACTGTCCTTTAGCTCGACCAGATCCTGCCCAAATTCTACCGCCAGGCATGAATAAGTTCTTACTAAGAATATCATATGAGTCATCTCTAAATTTTAGAATGTCATCACCCTTCTCAGCCATTGAGACATGAGTGGCAACTCGCATGCATGCATCATTCCATGACTCATCATCATGAATCGTATATCTTAAGTTGAATATTTCTTTGGCAAGACCAGTAGGTTGGTAACATTCCATCTTCTCATCCTCCTTAACGGACTGTTACTTAGTATGTCCTGTTAACTGCTCGAATCTTCCTCTCAACATGCTTGCAACTTGATCTTGCGATGGAGGAAATGCTTCTTCAGGTAGTTCATGCTCAGCCAGAATCCTGACCTTTACCGTCGCTGGATCCATTATGAATGGGAATACCATGCCATCAGGACCAAGCCTTGATTTCGCAACAAACAATCTACCAGTATTGTGTCTCTTATCCTCTAACTTTCTGCTTACAGTCATGATGAGATCACAGACTGTAGCTTTTGCATACGATTCAGCAATCGCATCGAGTGTAACGATCTCTAAATTGAGACCACTGCGATTCGTCTGGTCTGCAGTAACTACAACAATGTTTAATTCCTGTGCAAGACCACGAAGCTCCTCGTATACACCTTCAAGCTCATGTCTCTTTTCACCGTAACTCTTACTTGGCTTAAGCAGATCCGCATAATCAATGACAAGCACATCAGGAGCAAAATTATGGAGTGTCTTCAGTCTATTCAGATAACTCCTAATCGTCTGAACAGATGCCATCTTCGTTGGGAACTCCTTGATGAAGAGCCTGCCTTTGACAACTGTTCTGGCTTCTTTCTCAACGCGCTGCATCTCGTCAGGTACGTCATTGATCTTAACACCAGAGAAATACGCGTCATGTCGTAGTCCGACTTTGTAGTCAGCAATCTCCATAGAAACGTAGCATGCGTTGTAACCCTCAATGATCGCGCCGGCTGTTACGTTACACAAGAAGTGCGTCTTACCAGCACCAGTAGGTGCGATGAACGTGCTAAGTGTCTTACGCTCCCAGCCTCCACCGAGAATACTGTTAAGAACAGGCCACGGCGTAGCAAGAGGTACTCGTACACTCTTCTCTGATCTATCCTTAAATCCATCCATGTACTCGTGACCAACGTCACGTGTAGTTCCTCTACTTGCAGCGTCTGTTATTGTCTTCCACACGCTATCAAACGTACCGGTCTCGATGTGTTCTAATGCTTTGTTAATCCCTTCCAACATCGCTTGACGTCTACAGAAATCAATTGACGTATCCTGAATGTAGCTCATGTCTCCATTCAAGGGTCTGTCTTTTACATTTTTTAAGAACAATCGAATCTGTGTTTGAATTACATCGCCAATATCATCATCTTTCTTGATGATGTCAAACAACACTTCATTAGATGGAAACGCGTTATACTTCTGTTTGTATCCAAATAGTATGTTAACGATCTCACTAAGATGTTTGTTCTCCTTAAACATCTCAGGTTTAAGGATGTCACCTATCTGCTCAGCATAAAGGTGGTCCTGCATGAGAGCTTGGACCACCTTCTCTTGATATCTTTGATCGCCAATTCCATGACGCTCTTCGCTCATCGCATTACCTCAGCTTTTGCTTCTTGCACGAAAATATTGCTCCTTGAACATGATAAAAAAATCAGTAGGTTTAAGCTGCAGTTGGTCTTTGAATAGCTGCAGCTTCATGTCCGTTGGTCTGTAGCTGTTTGTCGATTCATCTAATTTATATCTTATCGACTTCGCTGCCATCGGATCCATCAGTGGACTTGATAGTTGCATCAAGCGCACATTATTCATAACTATCTCCCGATCTGCAAGGATGCGGTTGTATTTTGAATTCGCGTCTTTATTCTCCTCGGCGTGATCGAAGATATCATTTGTACATGCAAATCGCTCGGACAGAAATGGGAACAATTTCGTGACAGATTTCGGCCCGATGCCTCTGATGCCATCGATATTATCACTCTTGTCTCCCATGAGTGCTTTCATTAGAATATAGTTCTCAGGCAGGATATCGAGTGTTTCTCTCAGATCACTGGAAGAGAAATATTTCTTCTTGGTAGGTACATAGATTACAGTTTTAGTATCCAACAACTGATAGAAATCCTTGTCACTGGACACGATTACTTTCTGGTCATTCTTATCCAATAAGAAGCCCCAAAGATATGCAATCACGTCATCAGCTTCGACTCCCTTAATACGTATACTCGTCAGTGGCAAGAACTCGAGGTACTTATCAAGCATCTCAAGCTGTCTACGAAAGCTCTCCATCTGCTGATTGGGATCTTCAAAGCTATACTGTCTGTTTACTTTCGGTTTCCTGCCAGCTTTGTAATCCTTGAAGATTGAACGTCTCTTCAGTGAACCACCTTCTCCGTCCCACACGACGATGATGTGTGTTGGTCTCTGTTCACGTACAAGCTTGTTCAACCCGATGAGGAAACCTATTGTCCCACCGACATGCTCACCATTCATATCCATTGTAGGGTTAACAGTGAAAGAACGGATGAAAAAATTCAGTCCGTCTATTAATAGATAACGTCTCACATCTAACTCCCAAATAGTGGTTTAGTGCCAGTAGAGAACACAGATGAGATCTTCTTGATGTCTATCCTCTGCACACCACTCATTTTTCGTGAAAAGTATGTCCTATACACGTCTTTGTTCCTAATGAAAGGTTTCACAAACTGGATATAGAACTGAACTGGTTCGAGAATGAGAGTGGGAGGGTCCATCCGCGTTAGGATATCTGTAACCAGCGGAAATCTATGACCCTTTCCCTTTGATTCCGGATCCATAACAACCTTGATTGTTTCACGTTCTGCGGCTGTCAATCTCTTTAGATCAATAGCATGAACCTTGCCACCCCAATTTGTATGAAGGACAAGTATTTCTTTGTAGATCGATGTTGAACCAGCCCTTGAAGCAGAACCCATGTAAGTAAATCGTATTACGTCACCAATCTCAAATAGTGCCATGATATTATCCTGTTAGTTCAAGATCACACTCGACCTCATTGCCCCATGAATCCCAACCGTCTGTTTTCTCTCGTGCAAACAGCTCGATGCGCGGTACATAGCTGACAATCTCTATCATCTCTCGCATCTCATCAGGTTTCTGCGAATGTCTCTGACGTGGTGCTATGATCGCAGTTCTACCTTGCAGACGACCACCTTCTTCATTTCTTCGATAGGGTAGTCGACCCATGACACCGAACAGACATGATTCAGACGCTCCTCTGAAATACTGTCCTAGCCCACACTGCAGTTTCTTGTTAACCTTGACCCAGTCTATCTTCGTAACATACCTGAATCCCCAAGACTGCATAATCCTAAGACCGTGTGGCAAGAAGTTATTCGTCACCCACATGTAAAGATGAGAACCTTGTTCATCAGCTATATCACGAACAGGGAGTGCCTCGATCTCAGCAAGAGACATGACTGGATAGTGTCTATCAGAACCCCAACTTCTTCCTGTCTTATCTTTACCACCAACTTCTTTCCACGGAGGATCAACTAGTATTGTTCTATATCTCTGATCAGTCATACAACCTCCGATGGTTTCTTAGGTCTATCTTCGCAGTAACCACAATACTGATCAGAACATTGTTTCTCACGCCATTCATCACAGTCTTTGCAGAAATATGCATCATATCGTTCATGACGTATAAGCTTACCATGTTTTTCACACACTTGCTTCTTAAGCGTCAAGCGATTCCATTTCCAATGCTGAGTCAGTGTCAATCTCCACTTCAGGAATATCCTGATCATCGTATTTAATTACCAACAGCTCTTCAAGTTTGCTGTCAATGAATTTCTTAAACTCTCGATCTCTTAACATCTTGGCCCATTTAGCAGCCCTGAATTTTAATTCACCACTGATGATGCCCTCGTCGGGACCTTTCATGATCATGCAGCCATTTACTTTTTCAATGACACCGCGCTGCCATAAAAAGTCACGAATGCTATTAGCGTCATCAACACCTGAAGCAAAGAGAATATCGAACTCACACTTTCTCATGGGTGGACCGAGTCTATTCTTGAAGACCTTCGCATATGTATGGAAACCGAGAGTCTCCTTCAATGCTTTCGCGCCCTCTGCAATCTCCTTAGACTTTGTCAATCTAATCCTTACGTCGGCATGGTACGGGATCGCCTTGCCGCCAGGAGTTCCCATAGGATCACCAAACATCACACCGATCTTCACCTTGAGCTGGTTCGTAAAAACCAGAGTGACCTTGTCATTCCCAATCATTCTCTGAATCTTACGTAGTCCTTTAGCATGTGCCTTGGCTGCGAGTCCAATTCGAGAGTTTGGGTCATAGTCACCATCAAGTTCTGCTTGAGGTGGTGTCGCAGCAATGGAGTCCCACACGATGCAAACAGGACACTCAACATTTCGTGTCTTTGCCATGAGTATAGTCTTCTCAATTGCTGCATAACAATCTTCAATAGAACCAGGGTTCATGTAGACAAGCTTATCAATGTCGATGCCCAGTCTTTTCATAAAGTCCGGGCTTGCTGCATATTCAGTATCCATATAGATCGCTATGCCGCCTGCTTTCTGTGCATTGGCAAGAATCTGTGTAGCAAGAAGTGATTTACCTGATGCTTCTTCTCCTACGATCTCTGTTAACTTGCCTTGCGGAATCCCAACATTTCCTGACTTGTTGGCTATCATCATATCAAGAACTGTAGAACCAGTTGAAATATAGTCCTTTACTTCTGTCGGGTTCGGATCATTCAGGCTCCACGCGATCGGAAGATCTTCTCCATTGTTCATCTGTTTGATGAGGAACTTCGTTATTGCTCTTTGGTCTTCCTTAGCTACTGTTACTTCAACAACTTCTTTCTTCTTACGTGCCATCTATTCATTCACCACCTTGATCTCTCTTGCTTCCAAGTCCTGAAGATCAAATATAAGGTTGTCCCAGTCATATGCAATTAACCCAACACTAAGGAAATGCTGGACCGCTGCAGCTCGTTCTAATCCCATGAAGTTATGTGAATACAACAATAAATCTTCTTGTCTGACATTGATCGTCAAGGCATTCTCATATGCAGACCATCTCACGTCCAACTCGCCATTCGTGACATTACCTGATCTTAAGAAAACACCGAACGGGTTGTCTGTAAGTTGATCGTCATCATGTTCTTCAAACGGAATGAGACATGAAGCTTTTATGTAAAGACACTCGTCTTCAATTGGAAGTGAAAATGAACTAAATAATGCATGATCACTCTGTACTCTACAAACAGATATTAATGTTCTACTTCCATCATCTAAGTCTTCGATTTCGCTACCCTTAGTGTCATCAAAATAAACAACGAGTCCATCAAATGGCTTACCAAGATTCTTAATTATAAACTTCTTCATGTGTTCCTCACGCAACTCAGGTCTAGAGTGACCACTACATCACTAGGCTGTAGACTTACGCCACCCTAGACCTGAATATACTTTCTTAGCCGGCAGCTAAATCTTTGAACGCGTCATCAATGGATTGCCCACCTTCGACTGGCTTCTCAGCCGTGTTCGCTTTATACTCAGTACCGCTGTCTTCTACCTTCACATCAGTACCACCGCCACTGATGAAGTCCATGAAGATCTTGTTGACTTCTTCAGTCGAAACTTCCGGATACACCTCTGACATGTTTGGTACTTTGGCGATCAGTTCTTCTACTTCCTTCTTGCTCTTGGCGAGCTTAGATGGACGCATTTTATTTTCAACGACCGTGACAGGGAAAGTCTTGGTATTACCCTTCTTGTCTTCGTTCATCGCCTTCTTGAAATCGACAGTAAGATCAAAAGCACTATCGACGTCAGTAAGAACATCGGTACCTTCCTTCTTTGCGATCTCATTCATCTCTTCATTGAGACACATGTTCAACAGGCGCTCATAGATGGTCTTGCCAAACGCATAGAACTTAGGCGTCGGGTTATCGTCTTCCCTATCGATCATCGGAATATACCAACGCTCCCTGACCTGAATCTTCTTGAAGAGCTCGAAGTCTGCCTTACGAACTTCCTCTGGTTTATCGGCTCCCGACTCATCATTCCAGCTACGAAGCTTATCTGCTAGATTGCAGACTGCACATTCATTGCCAAAGTTGTGCTTCGGGCAGAGAAGGGACCTGACTGCTCCTAGTTCGTAGTGAAATCCAAGCTCAAGGATTGGCTCATCTCCGTGTGGGTAGGGAAGACAACGGATAACATGCTTATCCTTTGGTTTCCACATGTCGCGACGCTTCTGTGTCTTATTGGCTAGGCCTGCAAGTCGGTCGCGAATCTGCTTTAAATTCATACTGTAATACTCCCTTTATTAGTGATAGTGGTTAATCCACACCTCACCAATAAATAGGCTCCACGGCGGCACTAGACCAATCAATCGTCTTTATCTGTTAGTCTTTTTGTGGTGTAGTCTGTCTATACAGGTCCATAGAAATGGGTGTGATTCGGACGTCATGTCGTTCCCTGTATAGTACTTCTCGAAACCTATTGCCCAGTACTCTGCAACATCGCTTTTGATGCGTGCGTGTACCATAGATCCTGAGAGCATGACCCACTCTCCCACGAGTAGAGGGTCTCCCGAAAACCAGTCGGTTTCCTCATCCACGTGGTGTCCAACCTCATGTATAAAAATCTGATCCAGTCGGTCACAATATTCTTTGTTGCAACCTACTCGGATCTTGCCATCACAATAGTCACCTTCAAGTTTTGACTTTAGGTATGTGAAGTAAATCTCTTTTAGGCCTGAGGTGTGTGAGAGCGGAAATTGAATCTCCTCCATCTTCGACATTAATACTGTCAGCAGGCCTTTAGGCACTTGTTTGTGGAACTTTATCAGCGTGTCCGACTTGTTTAAGAGAGTGAACGTCCCGTTCTTGTTCTCCACTGCGTTCCACGATTCCATTAGATCCCTTTTTTAGAATAGGATCGACCCTAAACTGTACATCTCCTTTGAATGTTCCAATGAATTTAACGAGTCTATCGATGACCTCACGATCCATGACATAATATCCAAGCTCTTCATGCACGAATATGACAGAATCTGCCTTCTCAAATAAAATCTCTGATGGTTTGATTGAGTTCCATAGATTATCAAAAATGTCTGAATCGATGAATTCGTCATCAATCCTAGATAGAATATCATCAACAGAAGAGAACTTGATCCCTGGATCAATTCCCGCGACACGTGCAATCTTAATGAATTTCCTCAGCGGAAGTGCTACAACTTCGTTGCCAATCAACGCATCAATATTTGTCTCCCGGTCTGCCTTATTACGAAGCTCACTAAGGATTTGTTTCAATCCAAGGATTGGATCTCGCTTCTTCTTAAAAGTGCGCCCCAAGACAGAACCACGACCAATACCTTTCTCAGTCGCTTCAGCAATATCATTGACTCTATGACAAAGTTCCCAAATACCCTGCTCTTTAAGGTCCGAGATTAATTCAGAATTAAATGCATCTCTCAATTGTTGAGACACACGACAGATTTTTTCACGGAAGTTCGAAGAAAAAGTCCAAGGCTCAATGGTTGACCTGAATGCTCCAAGCTGCTTGACCTCAATCTTCTCGCCATCTGGACCGAGCACGTCGAAATCTTGTTTTTCAGCTACAGTTCCACCAATCTGATGTGCAAGCTTATGCTCACCATTACCTGTTTGTTTGCAGCTCACACCCATCGCAGCGGATGCATCGAACGGTATATCGTTAAGTTTATTCCACTTGTGCCAATTCATGCATATAAATATTTTCTCTCATACACACGATTGTAAGTAAAAAGAAAAGCTTATTTCTCTTCCTCATCCTCTGGCGGAATCTCTTTATTATTGACACGATTAAACTGAGCAGTCGACCAAGGAGAAGACTGCGCGCCGCGGCCAGCAGCATAGTGACCCATGCCCGACATCGACATGCTAGTGCCTGGAGGGGCGCCAAGCTCAGCAATGAATCGTTCAGCGAGCTTTCTTGATGCATGCTCCAACACATCGGGCTCTGCACCAGGTGAATTAGATTTACCTAGATCATTGATTATATAATGAGAACCCCGCTTCATCACATTACCACTGTGATAATCAGCGAATTCGATATTGTGTTGTCTCAATTCAGCATGCATTTCAGGAATGTTGTATTTCTTTAAGAGATTTATATTGAACCCATACTGTCTCGTTGTAGCCTTTCTAATCTTATTTGCACCCTTGGGATCATTTGGATCTACACCAAGTTCTTTTGCAGCTTCCTCTTTATATTTTTCATAGAGAGCATTTTCAAACTCTTCCCATGATTTTGTTGCAACAATCTCGATAAGATCATCATGCTCTCCCATAAAATCAGTTGCTCTATCAACATCACGTTTTTCAGTAGCGCTAAGTTCTGTCAACTTCTCTGTTACAATACCGTAGATTAATGGCTCCTCTCCAGGAAATCTGAATACATCAAAGATCTTTACGACGTGTTGTAAAGCTGTTTTTCCTTTGAGCGAATTGCTGGTCACTGCTTCTCGTGCATCTGTCGTGACTTTAAGAACTTTTCCTCCGCCTGCATCAAATGCAATACCCATCGCTCCATGACCAAGATATCCGAGTGATGACGCATTAATACCAGTTCTCTCTTTTAGTTTATCAGCGTTCACTATCACGATCTTTTCAAGATTATCAATGCCCACTGACTCTAGATCTGGGGATTTTTCTACTTCTGCTTCAGTGATTGCTTCCTGGATAGAGATAACATCTTTCATCTCTTCACGCATGTCATCATAGATGTTATCAAACCCCTGTGGATCTGAGATAACGTGTGCGTCGAGCATCTTCTCAACGGTGTTCCTGTCATTCTTGGCAAGTGCGTCGCGAATTGCAGTGGATGATATTCTTTCCATGTCATCCATGTCATTCTTCACACCAGGAAGTTTCGTGACATTAACGAGTGCTGGATCGAAGTTGGGTAGATTCTCCCTGTTTGCAGCTGCATGCTGCATCTGTTTCTTCATGCTCTCGAATCTATCGGGACCGACAAGCACGTTGATAGCAATTTCGGGTTCAATGGATGAATTGTGATCGTTGATAATGTCAGACAACACGCCTGGAATGTAGCCGCTGGCTTTACCTTCCCACTCAGCCACATACACTTCAACCTTCGGCATGACATCAGGTAGAGATCTTTGCATCATCTCTACTCTTGTCTCGTATGACCACGGATTCTTCTTGTCTCTCTTGTTTCCTGCTACAATGACCACGACCTTTGTGAACTTTGATGCTAGGTCACGGATGATCGCTGCATGTCCTTTATGGAAAGGCTGGAAGCGACCGATAGTCACGCCGATAGTGTCTGCTGGGTTGTAGTTTGGTTCTTCAAACATGCTCTTCACAACTTCAGACACTATGTTATCAACGGTATTCATTGATTCTGAAACTTGAACGCCTGGAACATATTCCTTTACCCAATTCGCTGCCCCACGTGAACCGAAATCGTCGTTATCAGCATCCCAATCTTCGAAGTCATGAGAAAGAATCTTCGCATTCGGGGCAGCTTTCCTAAAGAAATCGACGAGCGCATTCCAATGTATATGAGACAAACCACCACTTTCCAGATCAGAAATATTATGCACTTCTTTCATGTCAGGTGTAATTGTTACCATCGCTCCACGATTTTTTAAAACTGGATTATCTCCCTTGTGTAAGACCCATAAGTCTGCACGTTTTGCCAGCATGTCGGGATCATGACCCGTATTGCGCCACTCATATCCACCATCTATTTTTACAGCGCTTCTTGAATCACCTCCAGTGATGAATCCAACAAATTTTTCATTTTCCTTAGAACGAAGAAGTTCCTCATCATTAAGTTCTGATTTTGTTTTGTTGAAGAACTCTTTCACATACTTCCAATATTTTTGATCAGGAGCTCTATTCTCTTTTCCTTTTATCTGAAGAACTGTTTTATTTGCTTCATTCCACGTCATCGTCACGTGTGGTTTATTGCTTGGATCACGAAGCGAAATTAAATTGCCACGTTCATCTTCACCACAGTGTCCCATTTTTTCAGCTTCATGAGGGCATGACGATTTCTTAAGATCAGTCCAATAAAAACCATCAGGAAATTCAATGATAGCATTGCTTTTATCTCGCTCTGCCGAAGCATCATCTGCAATCGTTTCAATTGTATTAAAGTCTTTTGCTGCCTGTATTTTCTTGGCTAGATGTGGTTTTTTCTTCAAAGTAGAAAGAAGATTTGAACCAAAATCCTCCATAAATTCATCGACTCTATCTTTTCTTTTTCCCAACTTAAAGCGCTGAATATTAGGTGGAAGCTGATCGTCGATGGTGAGAGATTCGACAAAGTCGTCATCCCATTTTTCACCATAAAGTTTAAACGCTGTAGCAAGTGCAAAAGTATGTTTTTTATCTATCTCATAGAAATGATCAGCTGCCCATTTTGGAAACTTAAGAAGCCTCGTAATATTTCCACGTGAGTCTTCATCGATCATGCCGACAGTGTCCGCCTCATTGGCGGTCTGATCACTACCGGCTTCTAGAAAAATAGAATAAACCTGTTCTCGAATGATTGACTCAAGCACATCGGGTTCTTCTCCACCTTGGACATCTGAAAGACCAATGTCAATCAAGACATATTCGCCTCCCCTCTTCATGAGGTTTTCACCTCGATAATCAGAGAATGAAATGCCTTTTCCTTTCAATTCCTCCCATGAAGACTTTACTTTGTATTCATTTTCAAGCTTGTCAAGGATTTCAGTCGCCCAGTTTTTTGCAATCCTACCCTCTTTAGATGCAGGATCACCACCACCCTTCTTCTTTACAGCATGTCGTATTGATTCCTTAACAGCTTCTTCCCATGTCTTAGCTCTTTTAAGCCAGATAGGAAGACCAGTAAAGACCAGCATGTTGTCAAATTTATCTGATTCTTCTTTTGATAGTGGTTCAAGTTTTTCCTGTATGATCCCGTATGCTTGAAGATCTTTAAACCTGAAGACGTCGATTATTGCAGCGACATGTTTCATGGTCATGCCTTTGATCTTGTTGGACGCTATAGCTTCTTTTGAGTCCTTCGTGACCTTAAGAACCTTGCGGCCACCAACATCAAAAGCAGTACCCTGTGTTCCTTTACCTAGTTCTTTTGCAGTGGAAACATCAATGAGCTTCTTTGTCTTGAGTAGATCAGCATTCCTCTCGAGGATCTTCTTTGCATCTGCTGGATTGGAAGGATCTAGTCCCACAAGTCCAGTCTCTGGATCGTCCAATGGTTTTGAACCAGGTTCATCATCAGCTTTCGCACCTAGTTTATCTCCTTTGCGGCGACCGACGGCACTTGGTTCATCAGGAGGACCAAACAACTCATCACCCAAAGCTTCAGTTAATTTCTCTACTAAAGAATTGATACTATCTTTTTTCATCTCACCAAATGCCTCACAAAGCTTGAACCATCTCACCCTTCCAAGTGCAGTTCTAATCATGTTGAGAGGAGAGAAATCCTCAGTCATAACTTCTTCGCGGATCCATGTATCCACTGAGAAGAACTCATTATCTGTCCTCTCCACGATTATCGGATGCATTGCGATCTTGTAGATGTGGCTCTCAAATACCGGTAGAGGCTGCGTCTTCCACGCCTCAGCAAGCTTAGAAAACCTGTAGATTGTAGCATTTGCAGTCTCAAGATACCTCTCTTTGTATCCCTCACTGAAAAGCTTGTTGTCATTGCAGAACTTGCTGAGTGCCTCGCCGAGTGATAGATTTCCGTAGTGCCTCTTCATGTATCCCACAATTGCTGGAATCTTGAGAGTCTTGGATCCAATGACATGCTCCGCAACTTTGTTTCTAAACTCTTTGGTCAGACCTGGAGTCCAGACGCCATCTTCTTTCAATCCCTTACCGAGTTGCTCGCGGTGGCGCCACATGGTTTTGTTAAGTTCAGTGAAGAGATGGCGGTTGACAACTTTGACCATCTCATTTGTCAGCGTGTTTCGAATGACAATGCCCTCGACAATCTTCCCGCCAAAGTGTGGAAAGATCATGGCAACGTGTGTCATGAGATGTTCTTCAATTACATGTCGTTCTTTCACCACAGGAAGCATGAATTTTCCAACTGGAACACACTCAAACATCCAACCGTCAAGCTTGACAGCTTCCGTGAGACGCTTGAATTCCTCAGACGTGTTGTGCAACACGATGGCATTTGGCCCATACTCCAACACATTGGGTACAGGACCGTCTAGAATCTCACAGGTGACGCTCAGTGCTCCTGCAGGCCAGTTTGATATGATGGCCTCAGCCTGAGATTCAAGAGCCTCATGCGCCCTCTGGAGAGACGAGATGGCACGGCTATTTGGCCAGTCTCTCGAGTCCATGACGGGCCCATAGTTCTTTGACTTGGTCCACAGGGTTCCTTCCTTGACACCGAACTCCATGAAGGCTGAACCGTCAAGCTTCTCGGTAATTTCAGCATTTCCTGCACGCCAGGCCTCGATGAACTCCCAGAATTTCTCTTCCTTTAGATTACCGATGTGCGGAATGCCTTTTCCCATAGTGCTAATTGTATAACACTCAGGACGCAAAGTATCTGCTTTTTTGCTTTCTGTAAATTCTTTTGGAAGAGTACCACGATCATTCCTCTTATCATACCAATCTCCTTTATTGTTACCAGAACGATGAAGTTTTTCCATGTCCTCTTCTACTATAATTTTAACATTATTTGAACCATGGTTTATTACAATGTATTCTTGCTCTTCGTCTCTATAGTCTGTAGATAATCTTCTCGTATAATAGTTTATCAAGTTATCAAACCATGAAACAGTATGTTTTGGACCAGATATTAATATATCAGGTTTGTCTTTCAGTTCTAATATGTATCCAATACCTTCTTCGTTTCTATCAACACCGTATGCATTTGCTATATTTGCAAACCTGAGAGCCGCGTGTGGTTGTGTTGTCCAGCTACTAAATGCTCCAACTGTTGGTAATGCCAGCACAGAACCTTCACCATTTCCGATTCTTTTCTTTAACACTAATCCACGATATAGTGGTGGTAGACTTGTGGTAGTAAAAATTTCTTTGCGCGCTTGTGGATTTTGATATAGGAATTTAACATTTTCGACTGTCGTTTTTTTACCTGCTTCTTTGATTGCCTCCTTGCCCCATACCCACATAACGACTTCATTTAACATACCAATAAGCGTCTTTTGCCCGTAGCGTGACATAAATGATTTAGCTTCTTTTATCTCACTGTCATTTAATTTAGAAAACGCTTTTCCAAGCTGTTGTTTGCCAACGACGGCAGCGGCCTCATTGGTAATCTTTCCGCCTGGCTCCGCAAGTTTCTGCTTGAACTGGTCCACTGGCATCTGAGACATGCCGCCAAAGAAACCCTCATCATCATAGTGCTTGAGGTAGGCAGCTTTCGCTTCATCAGCACATCCAAAACCGAGCATGCACTTGTCTTCATCGTGTTCAATGAAGTCAGGCTTCGTCATCTGGTGCACGACATAGACCCACTCAGCATCCTCGTCATCACCGATATAGACATCTACTGGATCGTCATCGGTGCCCTCAGTTTCCTCGACATAGCCGTAGTCATGCTGCATCTTGGTCTTGCCAGTCTTGCCGTCACTGTCAGTCCACTCACGTGAAGAACCCTTTGACTGCTCTATAGAGATTGGGATATCCTGAAATGTATACCTGTCATCGAGCTTGAAACCTTCTTCGTTGTAACCTAGATCTTCTACGCCACAACCCATCTGTTCTGCATAGCCATCGAGCTTCTCTACTTCAACGTCAGGTTCTGCGTGTTCTTTGAGAAAATCAAGGACATCAGGATCTGGATCTGACATAAAGATCTTTTCAATGTAATTCATCGCGAGCTTGTCGTTCTTCTTTAATTTTTCGATGAATGACTTTGTCTTTTTGTAATCGAACCACTCTTCTCCACTGGGTTTTTCAAGACTCGACTTGTCAATTGAATCAATACGTTTTATACTAACGGCGGCATATGGGTTTGCAGAAACTTTCTTCAGTAGTTCTATCGTTGCGCGTTCGATACCAAATGGATCATCTTCATTGTCGTCAAATTTCTTTCTAACCTTATCGACTTCAAACTGTATGGCACTCATGTCGATCTCATAATTTGCATCATCTGTTACGACGATGTTAACCACGTGACCTGGTATACGCTTTACGTATGCTTCGAAACCGGACTCATTAGCTGCTTTTGCAAACGCTGGTGATATACCTGAACATACTTTAACGGCACGTGAACATACCATTAATTGAAAGACGACAACAGGGATTGCTTCCTTTAGCCACGATTTTAAATCAGATGTACTCTTTCCTTCCTTGAGCCTAGGATTCTTTGCGATTTTTATACGTGGATCAATCTCACCAGTCCGTGTCATGAGCAACGGATCTTCAGGGTCTGCATCGTGGATAGGTTCTGTGAGTTGTGGGCCTATCGATACTTCATTGGTAGAATTTTCGATTGAAGATTGAGTCTTTTTAAGAAAAGCATTTATATATTTCCAGTATTTTTTATCTGGATCTTTACTTTGCTTTCCTGCAATTTCTGTAACGAGTTTTGTTTTTTCATCCCATGTCATTGTAACATGTGGACTATCATTTTGATCGCGGAGTGAAAACATTTCACCCTTAGATTGAACCTGACCACAATGCTGCATGAGCCCGCCTTCTAATGAACATGCATCAAATCCACTCACGCTAGAAAGGTTTGACCAATAAAACCCATCTGGAAACTGCATAAAAATTTCATCTCTTATTGCTTTACTTCTTTTCTTGTCAAGAGATATATTGGTAAAAATCTGGTCTATTGTTTTTTCATCATTAGCGTTGTTTATTTTTTTTGCCACAGATGGATTCAATTCAAGCATCTCTATATATCTCTTTCCACCCTCATCGCCGTCGTCGTCACTCCAATGTTCATATACTATTTCAATATCTTCTTCACTCATGTTATTACTAACATGTTTTATTTTAAAAATCTTTGCTAATGCAAAAGCTATCTTTGGATTAATCTCATTAAGATCATCAGCAATACTTCTTGGAAGCTTTAATAGCTTAACGATAGAACCACGAGAATCTTCTCTTAATTTATCAGAGAATGCCTCATCTTGCAACTCGGGTCTCTCATCGGGATCCTTAATCATACCTCCAAGTGGATATGACTTTGCAAACATACCCCTAGAACGCCCGCCGCCAGGACCTGATTTGTTTACAGTCTGTGTGGTAGCAGCATTTTTATGTCCAGTGAGCTCTAAGAGTTGCTCACGGATGATCTTGTCGAGATAACTGAGAGACATCTATCACTCCACTAGAGTCGGCACTCGGCGGCGAACTTCGTCTTCGATGTCTTGTCGACGATCGACTTTCTCAATGATTTCAAGAGTCTTTTCCTGTGTCTCAACAACTCGGTCAAGGTGTTTGGCTACACTTGCTAGGTGCTCAGCCATTTTCTCTTGGTGGTTTTTCATGTCACTAATATCCCTCTCAATCATGATATTGTTTGTATGAACCTTTTCATAGGTTTCTCTAATCTGTCTTGAAACTTCAGGATGCAAGTGTATCGGCGACTTTCCGTTTTTCTTCGTATCCCATCTCTTAATAAAGAAATCGATTACTTTCGATAAAGCAATGATTACGGTAACGAGAGCAGCGACTGTTCCTGGGGAATCCATTAGTTTATTTCTCCGCTACCTGATTTTTTACGTGCAGCTTTCGCTTTATCAAGCTCACCTTTTGGAATATTTTTAAGCTCCGGATTAATTCCCGGATCATAGTCTTGTGTTGACGCGAGTGCTATAGCAATTTGTCGCATCGACGACGTCAATTTCTTCTGCGGAAACATTCTCTCATCATCACCATACCACTCATTTCCATCCCAATAATAGATGTGATCTGGGTTTTTTATTTTTCTCTTTTCTGGTTCACCTTGCGGATCAAACATCGCAAATCTATCATCCCACCAAAGCTTTGCTGCAATATCGCCATCAGTAAACCACTCTTCTTCACCATTTTCAAAATAACTTTCACCTTTACTACTGATATCTTTAAAATGTTCTTCGCGCATGTCTGCAAACTTTTTATACGTTTCTCGAGCACTCTCTACATCATCTTCTGTTGCTGGCTTGCCGTCTGCTCGCTTAATACCTGCAGCTATATCTTCAGAATCTCTCTCTATAGCTGATCTATAAGCATCAGCCATACTCTTAAAAAATTCCTTCCACACATCTACAAACTTTCGCCTCGCGTCAGGTGGTAGTTCTTTAAACTTCACATATCTCGTTTCCTGACCACTATACATGGATTCGAACAGGAATATTCGTGCAAGAGAAATCACTATATTTACTCTCCGTACAGACGGTGACCGTAGCTAGCCTTTGATGTCTTCTGTTCTTTTACTTTCTTACCACCAAGCTGCTGAAACTTGCTCAACTCCTTGATTCTACCATCCGGCCCCTTCATCCCACCAATAAGAGTATACACGTTTAAACGAGGTTTCTCATCTTCGTACACACCACGGTGCATCATTGCGTCACCTGTCAACATAGCAAGAGTATCGAAACCTTCTTCGATTGCTGTGTTGTCTAATTCCTCGAGGATTGACGAACCGCCAAGAACAACGGCTGCAGCGTGTGATGCAGATGTTAGATCAAATCCACCTGCTAACAGAGTCTTGCTAAGATTGCTCTTCAGTGCAGCAGACACAGAACCGCTGTCGTCGAGATTCTTCACAGACGTGACACCCATGATCATGCAGCCGCCGCTGCGCATGACTGACATGTAATCTGCTGTGTCGAATGTTGTATATTCAGTCGGCTTCTTCGTGATGATATTGAACACGTGGAAGAGACCCGCCACTGTTGCATTGACAGTTGGCCAGAAACTCTTAACTGAGAGCTTCGGATACATCTTCTTTATCTTATCATTGTCGATGAATATAAGTGGACTAACGAGCTTCTTGTCTGCGTAGCCGACTAGTGTCTTTGAAAGCAGTTCGGCATTTTCAGCAACTGCCTTTGACGCTGACTCACCCGCAGTTGGAAGCGTCATGATTACACCGACACGCTGGTCTGCGTTTGGTTGTCCAATGTGAGTGAGATATAACTTAGCAGTCTCCACGAGAACAAGTGTTGAGCCGCCACCTGATCCACCACCAGCACCGACACAGATCATGATGTGATCGACTGGTCCAAACTTCTTCTTCATGAGGTCGAGTATCTGTTGCTGTGAACCAGCTGCTGCAGACTCTCCCTTCGCCATGTCTTTTCCAGCACCCTGCTCTCCTGCATTGAGAAGCACCTTCTGATCTTCTGGCACATCAACTTTGCTGAGATCTTGTATCGCAGTATTCACGCACAGTGTCTTCTTGTAGCCAAGTTTATAGAATGCCTGAGCTAGCCGACAGCCTCCCTGACCTGAACCGAGGAATGCATATGTCACAGCACCGCCGGACTCGTCTTCTAGGGACTCATCCTCATATTCTTCTAACTCTGCTTCTAATGGCAGATCAGGAATTTCGATGTCAAATTCTTCACTCATGTTCCACTTCCTCCAGTCGATGGGCCAAACTGAACATCTCCTCTCGTCCCGAACGGGTCAAACTCACCTATACCGTGAGTCTTCTCTTTCTTATTATCTTTTGATTCCCATCTCTTTGTATGGAGCAATCGCACTTTATTTGGATCGATATGCCTGATTATTTTAGCAGAACCATCAACAAGTACTTCGACCATGTCGGACGCGTCTCTTTTCTTTGACATACTTGATGGATCACCCTTCCAATATTCTTCTGCATATGCACGGGCTTCTTTTGATTTAAAGTCTGCTTCTGTCCAATATTCCATGTTTGTATAAAATACTTTACCAGTCACTTCAACCTGATAGACATCATTGAAATTATCTTCAGACCATATGTCACTTGCCCATGATATTGCTGCGTATATACTTGGAAATACCAGTTTACTTCCTAATCGTGATGGTCGATCTGGCCATTTTTCTTTTCTCACTTGATCAAATAATTGTTCTTGTTCTTCCATGCCTCTAACACCATTGAATGTTGGAACTTGCATGCCTGGCTCAAATTTAGTAGAACCCTCCGCGGGGTTTGATACCCAAAAAAAACTCTTATTAGCTGAAACGTTTTCAAGTTTCTCTATAATATAAATTTCTTTAAGAGTGATCATTAACCCGATTCCCATGTTCCAGGAGGATAATCATAATATACTTTTTTTTCTCCTGGACTATAGTTGGCTAATTCCCCTTGTCCGCCATCTGCTTTTGGATCCCAAATCCAAACAGGATCATCCTTAATTGGGCCAGCTTCAGCCCAAAGAGTCTCGTCTTTTTCAACAAAAACCCAATCTGACGGATCTGGATTAACTTCTTCATGCTCTATGGATGTCCAATACTTAGCAAAATCTGGAAATTTAGAAGTTACATCACCCCATGATAGTTTCTTTGCAGGAGAATTGTATACGTCATCTATTCCTTTCGGTGATGTCCTAGTAGACACAGGTTGTGACCTCTTTGTCCAAGGATCTGCTTTGCCTGTCGGCTTCCTCTTTCCAGCTGGATCATCAAACTTACCCCAAGGGAAGTCAGCTTCCCAAAGACGTCTGTATATTTTCTTTAGTCTTATCATTTAGACTCCCACATTCGAGACTCGCATGCTCGAACCACCAAACTTCAGTGGTCGCTTGCTGTGGTTAATCCCAGTTCCAAGTGGGTCCAAGTCGTCATCGTCGATCAGATGTGCTTGCGTTTGACTTACTTCAACTTCTCCCAAAGCACCATTGTTAGAATCTGGAACATCATCACGATCATGTCGAGGATCTACTGAGGAATAGAAACCTTCACTGAAGCGATAGATGCTCTCGAGTTTCGGCATCCTCGATTCTTCTTGGTGGTCATAGTACTGTGGATCATCGACAAGGTGATCCATCGCTATTTCCATTGCTGCTGCAACATCACTAGTGTGTTCAAGTTCGTGGTGCATACCTTGCATTAGCTGCACTTGATCGAACTGCCCGGGATCATACTGTGATCCTTCTCCGCCTGGTAGACGTTCCATCGCGATGGGATTAGCATGTTCCTTCTTATCAGGCAGCTTGTCGTAATTAGTTCCTTTTCCTAACTTCTTTGCAAGCTTTGGATCATTAGCATAGGCCCACTTCTGTTGTTGTCTTGAACGAAATGGCATTATTCTACAGTTCGTTTCGAATCTGCCCCTTGAAGAAGAATTTTATCATCCCGGACTTTCCAAGCAAAATATGGAGAGGATGTGGGATTTCCTCGAATTGGATGACAACCTCATGTGCACCACCCATCATCTTAGATTCAGGATTATATGCAATCGACTGAATCTGTCGACCGGTTATTTCTTTCGAAATAGCTCCGCCTTCTTTCTCTTCTTCATCTCCCTGATCCTCGACATCCTGCGACAGTTCTGTGTCTGATGGATCTGGATCTCCTGCTGGAACTTCCTCATCAGGAATGTCCTGGTCACCCGCTTCTGGATCAGCTGGCTGTTCCGGTGGCGATTCTTCTCCCGGAGGTGGTGCTTTTGGCTCATCACCCTCTGGAGCACCAGTCGCTATCTCAGCTCCCCGCTTTGGTGCCATGTCTGTGCCAGATTTCTCGGGTGCGACATTGTCATTGTCTTTATCAGCACCTTGGACGCCAGGCTCTTTATCTTCCTTATCGTCTGCTTCGAAGAACTCTCTTATTAGGAGCTCAAGCTCTTCGCGGACAATCTTCTCAACTCTAGATTTCTTAAACTTGATCGACATGGTATCTTCCCTTGTATTGAGATACAACTGTTCGATCTAAGTATCTTTCTCAAGTATCTTTCCTAAGTTGCAGTTGACTTTTCGGTCTTGCAAGCGAACATATCTGCCCAGTGGACAAGAAGTGCCAACTCGGGCTCTTTCATCTTGTAATCTGAGTTAGCTGGATCATACTGTCCATCAGCAAGACGAAGTGCCAGATACTCATCATAGCCTATTTCGATACCATACTTCTGAAGAATGAACAGACCACCGTCGGTGACTGTCATGTAGTTCATATCTGGGTTTATCGTGTACAGCTTTCCATATTCAGTTCGCTGAAAGCTGTTCCTGTTGGGAATGTATCTCTCCACGCTTCCATCACCAACTTTTCCAAGGTCATGGAAAAGCCCGACAAATGCAAGCTGGTCTTTAGCATAGCGGTCAGGACAAAGATCTTTAACCAGTCGCCAAAGGTTAGCGACCACGAGGAGACTATGGTAGCATAAGCCTCCAGGATACGCGCTATGGAAGCTTTCCCGTGACGAGGCGGGTGCAGTAAAATAACTCTCCCCGATCTTTCCATCCATCATCTCCTTAACTTTCGTACGTCTCGGCTCTGGAAATGCTTCAATGAGCGTCATTACTTTCTCGACATTCTCCATTTTCTGTAGTTCAGCTATCACGGCTTTCTCTTTCTTCGACAAGTTTCTGTGCAAAATACCTAATGAAGTCTGTCTCAAAGAACTCCATGGCTGCTTCGAACACAAGCTCCTCAGACTGATCGACATATGATACATCTACCTGAGGATAGTGTAAACACCATAATGTTAGTGGGTTTCCTTCTGGATCCTTTGGATCCCTGACATCATCCTTGTGTAGACGATATTCTGCTTTTACCTCAGCACCCTTCACACACATTTTTGCTGAGTCTTGTCTAACCAAATTCTCGAGGTTTAGTTGAAAGTCAATCATTTTGATCCCAATAGTTTAGACCCGATTTTACCTTAACTTTCAGTCTCATTCCGAAAAGTCTAGCTGAACCGAGTTCCATTATGTCTCGCATCTCATCGAGGTACTCCATCTCGTCTGGATGCATATCGATAACTAGCTCATCATGCACAGTGAATAGCATCACTGATTTCTTGTCCTGAAGAAAATCATGTAGACTTACGATTGAATCCATGAACACATCACTTGTGCAAGTCTGTGCATAAAGAGCGAGCACTTTGCCTGGATGTTCTGATCCATTCAGATCAATTTTCATGTCATCTGGTGTAATTACATACCCTTGATTCATTGATTCAGAATACATCTTCTCTCTGAAGAACACGATTGGTGCGAATAGTTCATTGAGTTTCTCAACGAGAACTCCTACTTTCTCACTCGACAAACCAGTTGTCTTTGGCAGATTCTTCAATGATCCACCGTAAAGTCGTGTATACGTGATTGTCTTTAGAACACGTCGTCTGATACCAGATGTGTCATGGAACTCGTTATCTCCAAAGATATACTCTACAGTTCTATCGTGAAAATCGTCGCATCCTTCATAGTATGCGTTAAGGTTCTCATCGTCAACTGATGCTACAATGCACCTATAATCCGCAGCGTTGAAATCGAAGGTTGCAATCTTGCCGCCATCAAATCTACTGACGATACTCTGACGTACATGGTTTCTTGGTATATTCATGCATTTGAAAGAACCTTTCGCTGTATGGACTCTTCCGGTCTTGGTTCTTTGTGGTATGAACTTGTTATAGACATATGATCCAGACATCTTGTCTCTGATGTGTTGGATGAATGCCAAATCGTGTGTTGTCATGCCTGCATCAAGATCAATATTATCAGGGTCTACGTGCACACTATTTTCTTCCATGAGATATAGGACACGTGCTCTATCATAACCAAAAGATCGAAACTGTTCACTATCAAACTTCTTCACCAGTGTATTGACCATCCAGTTTCTTAATCTATAGAATGATATTACCACCTTACTTGGGATTATATCAATGAGAGAGTGTTCGTCAAGATTAATCTTCGCTGTTTTACATGCCTTGATATGTGAATTGTACTCATGTCTTCCTGCAAGATACTCAACGACATCAGCATCTTTGATATGCTTATTGACTGCTTTGTACAGGTTTTCCTCACCTGCCATCACTGACACATCTATCACATCACAGTATCTCTTGAAATTACAACCAAGCTTAAGCACATCACGCATGTCAAAACAGATCTTCTCATGCTTGTGAGAGAAGATCTCATGAATGAAACCATCGAATTCGTCCCAGTCGTTATTCAGGACAAAATAATGATCTGCACCAAAGGATAGAGAAATGCCTTTGACTCCGGTCGAGTCCTTCACTGCTTCGAAAGTGAACCCTTCATTCTGGGCTCTCTTCTTCAGAGTCTCCAAATGCGCCATCTCCTTTATTATAACACATCTCTGTGCCAATTAATACTAAGTATGACACAAAAGTGTTTACAAGCCGAAGGTGAGATGGTATAATGAGACACATGCTAACATGGTTTATTCTCACAATTCTCATCAGTTGCCTTGGACTCGGATGGTTCGGCTACGATATGGTCACGAATTTCTGGGACTACTATAAGGAAGCACCAGTGTTCATTCAAATTCTTGGACCACTAGTGTTCCTCGGATCACTCAGTGGTGGACTAAAGCAGTACGAGTAGAGAAAATTATTTTCTTCTCTTCTTTCCTTTCTGCTTACCAGTCTTTCTACCAAGAGCTTCGTTAGCTTTATCAACACGGGCTTGAGCTCTATTCTTTGCTTTTTTCCGGGCGCGCTTGAGCTCGATCTTTGCAAGACGAAGTTCTTTTTCTTTTGCAAGTTGATCGGCACTCAGTAATGTCTTCGTATTAAGTGGATCACCACCCTCAGTATACACTTCGATTGAAGTTTCAAAACCATTAGCAGTAAGAACATCAGATCTCTGTCTTATACTAAAGAGACCATTCCAGGTTGAGACACCAAAATCTATCCAAATATACGAGAACACATTGAAAACAAAATTACCGAGCATGTTGACATTTCCTTTCAACGTGCTTTGCCATATGTCATTGAAGTTCTCAGACATTGGTTTTTCTGTTTCAGCTTTCGTCTCGTGTGCTACTTCCTGACGTGTCTTAAGATGCTGCGCGTATCTCTCAATCATTGCTCGTTGGATTAAAGGATCCATTTCGACTTCAAATGATGCATCTTTTATGAAAGACAGCGCATTTCCAAACGACACATAGGGAATTCCTTTCTCGATAACTTTCTTTCTAATTCTATCACGAGATATTCTACCTGTCTTTGCATCAGGTTCAAGTTGATCTGACGGATCAAATCTGATAAGTTCCTGACGAATATCAATAACCACAACTGAAAGAATCTGCTTTCCTTTCAGGCTCTTTTCTGAGACTCCGATCTTTATTGTCGGTCTAGACTGCGGGCGAGAAGTATCCTTGTTCGTTGCCCAAGAAGCTCCGCTTCCAGCTATGCTAGTCAGCGTTGTCATGAAGTTTCTCATCGTAACTTCAGACCCTTTTGCTGATAATCTTTTTGCAATATCTTTTAGTGTTGCGACTGGTATCTCAAAGCTGCCGATTGATTCACCACTCATGTTTCTACTATTATATTTCTTTGTCGTAGTTCCAACGTTGACATTGAAATTTCCAAGTAAAAGTTCGACATTGTCATAACCCCACTGCTTTGCTCTTCTAGCAATTGTAGGAGCAACCAGTTTATTCATGACATCGATCATTTTAACGTGTGTCGTTTTATTATTTTTCTTAATTGTCGAAGCTTCAATGAGATCTGTCATTTTCGCTTGGAGTAATTTTCGCAGTGGTTTCGCATTTTCACCAAATAGTGGACTCTGTTCAGGATTTAAAGCAAATTGGGAACGATCGAAATTCTCATTTTCATGAACTTCATCAATATCTGCCACTAACATTTTCCTAAGTGCAAAGTCACCGTTTTGTTTGCCTTTGATGTTAATTTCAAACTCACCATTCTCTCTAATCGTGAATGTATAATAGTATGTCGTGAATAAGACTGATTTGATAGAATCAACAGCGACAGTTGTATTGCCTATCCTTTCACAAAAAACGTCACCATTTACCAACTCATTCTTTGATGACCCTGCCCAACCGTATCTCACTATGTGTGACTCACCAGGAGTAATGAGAGAGACCCATCCATTGTTTTCAGGATCATCAAAGAATGCATCTGGCCTATGGACAACCAGATTAATTTCGACGTCTTGCAATACAAGCGGACCAAGGTCCTGTGTCGTGCCGATTTTAAACTCTCTGAGAGAGACTGGTGGCCTCTCACCGTGGCGTGTATGGTCTGCTATAGCCAAACCAAACTCAGGTGGTTTCTGAAAGAAGACGTTAAGTGATTCTGCGTCTTCCAATGGAGAACGTGTACCAGGATCAACACGAACTATCTGAAGGAATGGTACAGCTTGTGCCATATCCGTAGCAGTAATGCTCTCAAGCATTTCCACCGCACCTTGAGATGCTTGTTGTATTGGTCTTAAATCCGGCCCAGTAACAAACTTTGCAGAATTTGATGCTGATTGTATGGTTACCAAACCCATCTCTGTTACACCCTATCTAAGACACTTCTTGCGTTGAAAGGAATTCTCAATCTCTGACCTGGCGTTAGGAATGGTAATACAATGTTGTTGATAAGTGCGATGATCCACCAGTATCTATCTTCACTAAGATATCTCGCAGCGAGATGGTCGAGCCTATCACCACGCTTCACAGTATACTCGAATGTGTTAATTCCAGCAAAAGTATCAGGTTCTTTGATAGCATTGGTCTGTTCAAGAGTAAATGTCTCAAACTGATTGTCATTGATTGTTTCAAATCTATCGTATCTAGATCTTGCCATCTATGTTTCCAAATCCCCTGAATCCGTTGCTGGATTCCACCTTGTTCTGTGTACTAACTTCATGTGTTCCTGTCTTGGTGACACGACTTGTCTTGCCAGTATCGTCAGCAACGATGTCAAATGTACTTTCAGATCTCGATGTCCTGAATTTTCCATCCGGGCCGACGCGTCCAATTGTGCCAAACTTTCCATTCTCTCCGCGACCGATGATTGTATCGTGAAGTACGTGGAATGAAATTGAAACTCTAATAGACCTAGGCACTTTAGATCCTTTCTTAAGTTCCCAAATTGAATCCGTGTAGTCAAAGCTGAGCGAGTCAATCACACCTGGTAATCCAAGCTGTCCGCTCTTTATGACATCACCTACTCTCATCCTACACACTGGACCTGCTTTCAATAATCTCTCTGAATCATATTCTGGGTAGACCATCGATGCAAGCCAGTTTAGTTTCTGATACATTACTTTGACATCTTCGGGCGCGAATGCATGCAGTTCAAGCCCTAGAAAGATTGTTCTAAGCGTAGACATGTATGTTACGACTTGGTCGTGTCTACCATAGAATGTTTTCTTATCCCATTCTGGAGCAAAATCTTCTGTTAATGATGTAATGATCGGCCTGAAATACACAGTCCTAAACTTACCATCATTGTTTCCGAATGGTCTAACATCTGTAAATGATACTGGCACGTACACTTGATCGTCGTAAAATCCATCTACATCTTGCGGTACGCCATCATGTGTAATCGATCCGTCGTCGTCTTCACCAGAGAAATTCATTGGAATGATTCCTTCTGGGAATGCTGCAGCTGCAAGCGTACTATCTCTTACATATTTAGCAGTACGAATATCAGATCTTGAAGCTTGCGTCGGAGCCCATCCTAGATCAACACGGTTCTTTTCAAACACAGAGCTAAGATTGAATCTCTTTCGATCGATATTCGTCTGACCCGGGATTGGTTTATTGACAATTAGATCTGAATCTGTCTCATCAATTATCGCATCGACAATCTCACCAACAGTCCACCTAGCATTAATTTCATATGCTGCTGTAGCACCAGGAGATTCTGCGCTTGGTGGAGTGTAAAGGTTTCTAATCTTTAATGCTAGATCGACAATGGGAATAGGAGTAAGACCTGCAAGACCTGAATCTGTCGCCATGTCACGTGGCAGCAGCGATCCATCTTGACTTGCTGCACCAGCTGAACGTGGGCTATTCATGTTCTTCTCTGCAAATGTCCCCGCGAATCCTATTCCAACCTCAAAATTATTAAACGGAGGATTATAGTCATTTGTTACACGCAAGTTAAATCTATCATTACTCTTAAGATAGTTAGTTAACTGTGTTCCTTCAGAGATGTTGTTTTCTCGAGTTAATATCCTCTGCTCATATAATCCAGGCTTATCGTTGACGCCCGCTAGTGGATTATTTGGATCATGTGCAACTGGTATGAAGTTATTAATAATCGGTGCACGGTTTACAAAATATAAAGGATCCCAAATCTGTTGACCGTCATTATTCAATGCGAAGAGTGTTGCTTGCTGTACACCGAACAACGCAAGACCTGACTTTCCGAGAGCGTTTCCTATGTTGATTAACGACTTCGTGTATATCCTAGGATCAAGACCCAATGTACCCTGTGCACCGAACGGACTATGCGGTGCTATAGCGTTCGGTGCGAACTTTCCACCGATGCCAAGAACTTCAAATGCAGCGTTGTCAATGTTATTTAATAGATCTCTAATACGCTCATCAGCCTGACGCACTTGTGGATGCCACTCGGCGCGCTGGTTTGGATTCGCAGTTAGTGGATCAATTAAGGAACTAGGGCGATCATCACGCTGACTTCTTGCACCCACAAGATCTTCGAGCTTATTCGGAGTCGGTCCAAGCTCAGGAAAGGTAGCATCAGGATCTGGAATATGGAATCTTTTACCCCCGATTGATAGTTTATTTCTTGGATCGTCTGCCATTATGTGCTTGAATTCTCAAGGATGCTGTTAAGAAGGTGTCTTCCTACAAGTCTTCCATCTAAATATACAGGACCTGCTGTTACGGTCGCAACAGCTTTATTATCTCCTGAAGAACCACCTGATGCATAGTTTACCAATTTCTTAGCAGCACCACCGCCAAATCTCGTAGGTTGTCTGCCCTTGCCGCGTGCCATTGTAGAAAGTGGAATGATTGCTTCAGGGCCTCTTTCACCGATTAACGACATCGTTGGACGTGTTACGATACCACCGTCAGCTTTCCTAACAGCGCCGCTAACTTGGCCAGTTTCGATCATTGCTTTTAACAAGCCGCCGCCAATCCCTTGTTTTTTTGCTCCACCCTTGCGGAGGAACTGCGTGAGAATATCTTTCTCAGTGCCTCCTGCAAATTTCTCTTGTTGACTAAACTCTATGAATTCAGTAGATCTTTTTATGAGTCCTGCACGCTCGATCGCAATGACTTGTTTTGTATGTCCAATCTTAAGTCGAATCTCTTCGTTCTGTGCTGTCTTTAATTTCTTTTCTGCAGATCGAGACTCAATCTTCGTACGATTTCTTTGTTCTTTTAAATCACGATAAAGCTTAAGTTCCGCTTGTCTTTGTGGTTTAAGTGTCGTATTATTGTATCTTGCTGCATCTTCCTGAAATTCAAGATCCTTAAGGTGTCTTTCCTGTTCAGAACCAAATCTCTTCTTTGCAAGTTCTTCGGCGCGCTTGGCCTCATCACTCTGTAGTTTAAATTCCTCTACTTCAGCAGTTTTTAATCTACGTTTTGCACCGATCCCTTCGATCTCAATCTTCTGAAGAGCTGCAGCTGTCGCTTTCTCTGTTGCTTCCTTAAGCTCACTGAGTTTTTCCTCATATTTTATGGATGCATTATAAATCGCTTTAAGTTGTTTTCCTGAGAGTTTTGCTGGACCTTCCCCAGCGCCTAATTCGTCAAGTGCACTCGTAACTTTCTTATTTGCAAGCCCGAAGTCACCAAGGACATTTATCTTATCTCTAAGTGATGCCGCTTCTTGTCCTGAGAGGATTACTCCTTTTTTCGTAGCCTTGTCAGATAAGTCTTTTAGCTTTGCGTTATCTTTGGCACGAAATATAGCTTCTCGTCTTTCAACTATCTGATACTTTGTTGCTTGTATAGACCTTCGGCGCTCTTCCATATTGAGATCTTTAAGAAGACCAACACGTTCCTTCTCAAGTTTTACCATTTGCGCTTTATGAATATCTTCTGCAGATGGTGTTGTAAAATAATCGACAATACCTTGCAGTTCCTTTCCGACAAGACCACCTATAGCTCCACCAAGTGCAGAACCAAGCGGACCAAAGACCATTCCCAAAGCGCCGCCAGCGGCTCCACCGATTGTACCGCCAGTTGTTCCGCCACCAGTTAATTGACCAACACCGGCGCCGATACCAGCTCCCATTAGACCCTTGCCAGCAACCGATGCGGCACCACCAACCCTGTGTTTAAATCTTCCCCATTTAATATTCGAACTTGGAGCACCACTACCACCTAGCCCAAGCTTCTTGCCGCCCCAACTTCCAGCAACACTACCAGCGCCAAGACCACCAACCGTGCTAGCCATTCTACCAAGATTTAGAAGCATAGCTGTAACTTTACCGCCGATCCAAAATGCAATAAGAACTTGTGACCATTTTACGAATGATCGAATGCCACTGATCATCTTATCAAAGAAACCGGTAATGTCAGCTGACTTCAGGTTTGCTACCCACTTTGCGGCACCTTTAATGCTCCTGCCTAAACCTTGCATCATCTTTTTCCATTCATCAGACTTTGCAAGTGAATTGAACATTTTGACGAGCGTTGCAGTGACTCCCTTCATGATACCACTGAAACCAGACCATGCATCACTACCCTTCTCAACGAGACCGATTTCTTCAAAGAGTGGTCGCAGTGCGTTTGCAATCGCAGTCGTTACCTTATCCATTGCAGAACCGAAGTCGAATAAGGTCTGCACAGTTGCTTGCATTTGTTCCTGCATCATCTTCTGTGCATCACGCTCACTAATCTCTACTTTGGCTGCTTTGGCTTTGAAGTCAGCATAGGAAATGCCAGCTTTTTTACGATCAAGCATGAATGCGATTTCCTGCTCGCCGATCTTTAATGTATCTGCAAGAGTTTTCCTCTCGAAACGTGATAGATTCTCGAATGTCTTGCCCTGCGCAAGCAATTCTTGTCTAACAGTCTCAAATCTCTCAGCTGGATCTTGCTTGAGTAGCATGTCCATTGAGCTGATAGTTGTGCCAAAGATTGTATTCAATCTTCCAGTTGCTTCAGTCGCACTATCAAATGTGTCCCATACATCCATGAAACGTACAGTGTCTTTAAGTCCAATATTGAATTGTTTAAGATATACTGTTGACTGAATTAAAGCTTTCTGACCTGAGCGACCAAACTCAGACATGAAATCGCCTGCCTCAGCGAGATCTTTCATTACTTCTTGTACGTTTACATCAACTCCTTCTAATCCGGATATACCAATCATTTGTGCAAGTTCTTTTGTGGCTTCACCTGCTGAAAACCCCAGTGTTCTGAGTGTCTTGGTTAAGTTACCAGAACCCTTGGCACCAAGATCAAATCCGCGAGCTAGCTGTAGACCAAGCTTATTGAATTCCTGTACGTGCTTGCCAGTTGTCTCAAGCGTGGCAGCATACTCCGTGAACATCGCACCACCGAGTTTGAAATCACCTGTCAACCCTCGCATGGTTCCTCGCCAAGCATTAGCTGTCTTGGTTAAGTTCTTGATATTGGGAGTCAATGCTCCCATCTTCATATTCAATAGGCCTGTGGCTTCAGCCCATCTCTCTTTTAACTCGTAGACCCTTTGTACGGCAGTAATGAGAAGACCCACTCCTAAGCCAATGATCGATGCATTGAGACTGATGAGACTCCTACCAAGTTTGTCGAATACATTGAGAAGTCCACGAGATCCTTTCTCAAGTTTGGACATCGATTTTGCAGCGCTATCAGTGCCCTTACTGATCTTGTCCATCGAGTTACCGATGTCAGCACTAGTCTTGGCTGCAGTCTCACCAGCGTTGCCCAGTTCCTTAACGAAACCAAGCATCTTGCTGCTCATTCCATCAATACGATTGGCGATATCATTAATACGACCACCTAAACCTCTAAGTTGAGATTCAGTTGCGCCGAATATTGGATCTTTAGTTCCTGCCATTTCTAATCGTATTTCCTACCGTGTGGGTCTACGTGTCCTTCACCACTACCTTCCGCTGCTTGTTCTTTCTTGATTGCTTTATTGGTTCTATCTATCCACCATTTTCTAACTTCTACAGGTAAATCCCATGCTTCAGAAAATGTTAACTTGCAGTGTCTAACACAGGTGAATATTTCTTCATAGATATATTTTTTGTTACTTGAGCTCAGGCCAAAAGAAATCCGCGCCAAAAGGCACGTCCACCTCCGATTCTTCACCACACGCAGGACATGTAACATTTCCCTTTAATTCTACACCGGGAGAAATCTCATCGATATATTTTCTCAACCCAAGTGAATCCCTTGCAGGAATATTCCTGATCATCTTAGCTAACTTCTGCCTGTCGTTAACAGCTCCGATTGAAACGACTTGGTGCAATAAGCGCATCGTTACGTTGCTTTCCTGTGCACCCACGCCACGAGCTTTTCTCGAACGATCCTGAAGAGTGTTCAGTTCACGCTCTTCGGCACCGGTCAGCAACTTGAATACGACTCGTTTCTTTAGTACCGGTAATTCAAAGTAGAAGAGATTTCGCCCTTCTTCAACCGGCTCTACCTTGAGCTCTTTCATTGGAATATGCCCAAGGCTGAATACGTGATCGAAGGACTCAGTACACTCTGGGCAATCGAGCTTACCATCATACTCAGCACCGTAGCCTGATACTCTGATCGCAATCAACACAGCGTTCCTGTCACCCACCAGCATCTGCTCTGGATCAATTGACTTATCAATGATGCAGCTTCTAAGAAGAGCAGACATCGCTTTCCCTTGTTTAAGCAGAGGCATTGATGTGAGGATATCTTCCTCCTTTGCCGTCATTGACTTGATGTCAATCTCTCCCCTGTTGTGGAGCGGCGACTCAACTGGGTAAATCTTACCTCTACTTGGAATAGAAACAGATGCTACTGGCACCTGAATATCATCTTCTCCGCCTGCTGCAGCCTGTTCCATCTGTGTCTGATGTAGCGCTCGCTGCTCATTTACAGTCGGCGCAGCATTCGACAAATCAATCTTATCCGTAGACATTCAAGCTCCTTTATTCTTGATATTGCTCCACATAAGTATGTCTCGGAGCATCTTTTTAAGACGTGATCTCTGAGAGAGATAGATGTCTTCCTAAGTTCTTTTCTTCCATATGCAGAACCTCGTGACATTCTTGACAAAGTGTGATACCAGAGACACTTTCTTTTAAATGATATGCGATGACATCTTCAACAACTTCAGTCTCTTCATCCCATGACATCTTAGGCCAATGTTCTGACATGAATCTTTGGATGATCTCAGCCATTCGTTCCTCATAGTGATGAACAATAAGATTTTCTGTCGACTTGCATTGTGCACATTGGAAATTTGCTTCTTTAAGAATCGGTCGTTTCCAGTGTTTATAAAGTTGATGTGAGCCACGAATTCTCTGTGTGACTGCAGAACTTCCACCTTTCCACATGGGATGATCGGGACCTGTGAGAGGTAAGTTTATAGTTCCTTCTTTCCATCTCTTTTTGAGAGAATTAGATCTTCGTAATTTTCCTTCTTCTGACTTTGCTTCAGTTATCAACCCTTGGATATTTTTCTTCACGCGCTCATCTGATTCTATAGTCTTTCCCTTATTCCAAACTTCAGGCATAATACCGTCTTTATGTCTTTTTTTCATAGATACGCGACGTCTTTCTCTGATGTCGGCACGTTTTGAAACGTTATTAACCCGTGAATGGTGACCACGAACCCACTTATTCTTTACCTCTGCGCCGCAACCACACATACAATACTTCTTCTCTTCAGACATAGAAAACCCCCTAGCAGTTTTAGCTAACTAGGGGGTCATCGTGTTTGATTATGCTTTAATATAAAGCGTTATCTAAAATTGCTGGATCGCGTTGTCAAATCTTATGCTCAAACTAATCTCTACGTTATCTGAGCTAGCGTAGTCTAGGTCACCCCAGTTGATGTCCATCGGCCATGCGCCCTTTAAGTCCCATAGCTCAACAACTGCACCTTGTGGGTCAAGAAGCTTCAGTGTGATATCTTTCTTATACACTGTAGCATATCCCATCCTGCCTGTTAAGTTCTCGTAGTTCAATCGCATCCAGTCCATGATCTTCTGTGATGCAGACGGAGCGATAGGATCATGGAGCGTAACAGCAATCGGGTTCCATGCTTGCTTACCAGAGATCCATCTCTTTGCATTGATATAGTCAATGACTGTCTCTTCGAATGTTGCCTGTGGACGTGCAGCTGTCTTCATAACAAATGCATCAACACCGTCGATCTCGAGCAACCAACGAAATTTTCTTTTCGGTTCGTATGTGTTAGCCAGTAACTGCCCAACTTCAAGTACTTCTGCCATTTTATTATTCTCCCGCGCGCTTCTGCTGCGCCCGCTACTACTAAATAATGAAATGTGTCTGTTTTCACATAGTTTCTTATAAATCTATGATAATGTCACGTACTTCGAGCGACTCTAGACTTAGCATGTTAAATACTCCACGACCCCCTAGACTGAAAACAACAGAGAGGAGCTGGTGGCCACTGGCGCCTATGAGAATTGCTTATAGCCTACAATTCTCATTGTAAATTCCGTGAGAGATGTAAGATCATCCTTTATGACTACTACGGCTTTATCTTCTGTGCCTCTACCTAGACGAATACCATTGGGAACAATGGCTGCGACATCAAGAACCATCATCAATGCATTGTCTGTAGAAGTCCAGTTAGTAATCTGATTAACTGCACTCGCGGTGCCCCAAGCAGCAGCCATTGCCGTTGAAGCTAAGAACTGACCGTTTGTTTGAACATCTTGTACAACAAACGTTTCAACTCCAGATTCTTCAATCTTTATATCAACACCGTTTGTTAAACCGCTAATGATATTTCCAAACCTATTTGTTGGAACGGCTGAATCTGCGACTATTATTATGATTTTTCCGATGTGAATATCTGCATCGGCATCTGCAGCAATAAAGAATTCTTGATTAGTCGTGGATCCATCAACATTCATATTTCCATTTACACGACCTGTAATACCACTCGACCCTATATACCCGCCGAAAAACCTAAGACGATTCGAAGTTCCAATAGCAGGAAGCTCATCGGGTACATTAGTAACTCTAAGAGCTCTCTGCTTAGTAACAATAGCCGCTGTTTCATCGTCAGGGTTTATTATAATATTCTTTATTGGCATTTATTCTTCTAAGAGATCAAAGAATCTAACAAATGGCGTAACTCTGAGAAATGTATTTCCTGGCGGAGGAGTTATTTGCATTCCTAATGATGATCCAGGAGGAAGAGTAATAGGTACAGTTCCAGTGACAGTCCTACCAGTTGGCACATATCCAGAAAAGAATATCTGACCATTGTCGAATGTCGTTCCTTCGCCGCCGAGTTGCGCTGAAACAACCGGTGCTTTCAATGAACCAAAATTCATGTTGGGTGTTTCAACAATTGAACCCGATGATATTGAACCAGGGTTTCTAAAAAATTCAACTAATACAGATCCAGTACCAGGACCAATCGGTGTGTCTATTACGACGCCTTGAACTTTAGCTAAGTAATTAACTGTGCTGTTATTCATAAGAAACAACACTGCGCTAGGATTAGCAGAAGTCAAAGTTATAGAGCCTGAGTTGAAATTATAAAGAGTTAATGTTTCAGATGCGTGAGCTTCATCTGATTCAGTTATTGCTCTTGTCTTTAAACGATTATCAAAGCTTACTTCTGCTCTTCTTCCTGTTGATGGTGATTGGATTAATGCCATTTCTCTTATTCCCTAACGCGTTGGTGGATCCTTACAATCATACTAAATATCAATGTCTTCTTTCTCTATATTCTGGTCGTTAATCAGTGAGAAATGCGCATTCATAATTTTTAATTCACACAGAATATCTTCCAAAAGTGAAACCTGTGTCGGTTGTAATCTGAGATTCATCAACGCAGATCCACTGATCGCAGATCCTGGCCCAAGACTGCCACTTATTGAATTTAAAGAACCTGTAGCTTCTGCAAACGAACCAGTAAGTTCATCTAACCTATAAAGATTCTCATCTGGGAAATAATCACCAGCTGGTGGACAACCATGAGTCATACATTATACTTAGATTACACAGTCTATGATGGAACCGCGAAGCTAGCAGATGGTTTCCAATGAACTTGAACTGTCAAATCTGCAGATTCACCACCTGTGACTTCATCAAGCACTACGCCGAGGAGTTCACCTGCCGCCCAACTACTTGAACCTGGTGCGAATGTAGATGTCTCAGCAACAGCTCCATCACCGTCAGAAGCAGAGAGATTGCACTTGAATACCAAGTCAGAGAAAATCGACTCATTTGTACCTGGAAGTGCACCGGCCGCAATCTTCTGAATATCGACTGTAGTCGTTCCGCCGGATCCGCTCATTCTCTGGAATGCAGTGATCTTCGTGATGATTCTGTTAGACTGTGCATTGTAGCGTAGTCCACCGTAATACTCACCACCAACATCCTGACCTTGCCCCAAGTGCTCGGCGATTGTGCCGGACACATGCATTACCTCATTAAATGAAGCTGTCAAGTGTCCGACAAGTGAATCTATCTGATCACGATTGTAATTTTCGATTCTATCATCTTCAAGACGAGAGGTATAATGTAGCGGACGTGTTGCTAGTTCTGACCCGGATAATCCGAGAACATGAGTTATTGACATTCTCTATTGTCTCCCTACGCAGTGAACTCAACACCAGATGCGGTGATAATGAACTGCAAGTCAATGAATTCAGCTGTCCTGGTTGGCTGCAAGAAGATCTTTCCGATCATGATGTTCCTGTCAACCACGTCAGGCGTGTTGAGGTTTGTGTCCATTACAACCTGGAATCTTTCAAGACCCTGTTTCTGCCTGATGTCTTCCAAGATTGGATTGACGAGGTTTGTGAACCTCTGGTATGTAGCAGGATTGTTCGGCTCGAAGACTAGGAACTTAGCTGCAGATGCAATCGTCTTCTTTGCGAAGATGAGAAGCCTACGCACATTCACTCTGTCGAGTGCCGATGCTGCAACTTGAAGAGTCTTCTGACCCCAGACCGTAATTCCCTCATTTGGGAACGACGCGATTGGATTGACCCTGTTGTCATACAGTGAATCTCTATCAGAGAATGTCAATCTGTCGATTACATCAACGACACCAAACTGGTTGAGACCACCACGATTCAGACCTGCTGGAGCAAACCACTGCTGTCCGACGCGGTCAGAGAATGCATACGCACCCAAAACCACAGTCGACGGCTTGACTCTAACAATCCTGTTATTGTCCCTATCATCGATCTTGACGTCTGGATAGTATGTTGCAGTATAGTTGTCATCAATTTCACGAGACTTCAATCCATCAATTGCTTCAGTTGGCGTTGCGCCGGTGATGTCCATGATGTAGATTGCATCCATCCTATCATTTACAAGCAATCTCGCGTGATCAGTGACCTTAAGGTTCTCAACACCAGGTATTGCCAAGATGTTGATATCGATGAAGTCAGGATTCGCGATAGTATCGAGAGATCTCTTCATGGATGTAACAGCGAGGTTCGTGTCACTGGCATTGTTAGCGATATCAAGTGGATCTTCAACTCTAAGATCGAAACCATCGAAACCACCCTGTATTGCAAACGTGAACTGCTGTAATGAAGCACTAATGAAGATTGGCGCATATGCCGTGATTGCCGTGTTGTACTCGTACCTCTCTCTGCCCGTTGCGAACGATGCACTGAGATGTTTAAGTGAGAAGTCAGTATCATCCTGACCGGCTATGCTTACTACATTATCAATTACCTCTTGGTCGGTAAGTGCAGGAAGTGACCTCATCCTGTCAGCAATTCCACCAGACACAAACTGGACTCCCCAGTAAATCTTGGAATTGAAGTTTCCATTTGTGTCAATTTGGTTCGGCTGGAACTTAAGTTCAGGAATCCTATTATCTCCGTCACCATCAAGCTCAGTATCATGACGAGAGTACGCCATCTTATCATATCCACGGAATCCCCATGGAAGTGCTTCCGACGGTGCACCATTGTTCTTTAAAGCTTCAACTCTGATTAGCTTGCTCTTTGTTGGGAAATCTCCGTGTGAAACAAACTTGCGCTCATTCGTATCGAACTCTTCCCACATATCACCAATCCTACGACAAATGTAATTCCTATCATCAGGATCAAGAGAAAGACCGATAAACGTCTCGAAAACCTCAGGACGAATGTCGGTATCATAGAAGTTTCTTACAACTAGATCAAAGCTTCCAAACGGAGTTGACAAGTCATTTACAGATGGTCGAATATTCTGGATTGAAATCTTTATTTCGTCATTTGTCGAACGACCATGGCCAAGTGTATGGAGCTTAAAGAGGTTAAACTCATTACCACCGAGTAATTGTGACTTAACGAATGTCGTAGAACCAGATGTAAAGTTCTTTGCAAACGATGTAATTGTTCCTGAAACAGCTACTATATCCCATGAAGCTGATGCGGGAAGGTCTGCATACTTGAAAATCTGGTATACGTAGTGATTATCTGTGCTATATCTTGTCGGGTCTGTATTAAGAACCTTTCCGATATATTCTGCAGATGACGTCAAGAATGACGCAGTTGCAGAAAATGTTCCAGCTGTAAACACAAACTTGTCAGCATCACCATCAACACCAACAACACTGATTTCGCTCACTGTACCGCTATGATGGATTACAGCAAGAATGCTACCTGTAGTTTCAATCGAACCACTGGTATCATAAATTCCACTAATTCCATCTACGGAATATCCAGCAGTTACATTAGCCAGACCATCATTATGGCCTAGAACTCTAACAAAATTCAGAGTTGAGTTGTTCGCAAGGTAATTCTGTGCGGCATAAGGTCCTTCCTTAAGCACGTCTAGACCACCCAGTCTCTCAAGGAATTCTTGGAAATTAGCTAGCGTAACTGGAACCATAGCTGGTCCCTTCTTGGAAGTACCGATAACTGCGGCGCCGATTCCAGCAACTCCCTGTGCTAAGAATGACTGGTCGATCTCGCTGGTAAAGACACCTGCGCTTAAAAACTTTGAAGCCATCGATGATATCTCCTATTAATCTGGCCTAGGATTCAAGGTAAACGACCAGATATAGCTACCGTTAATTAGATTTGTTGACAGTCAAAGTCCCTTTTTTCTGGAAAGTTTTTTGGCAAAATATTCAAAACCTAACTAGGGAGCGTATAGTATGTCTTAAGAATTGCTCCTGGAGAGAAAATCTCATCAAGTTCATCTTCACTATCCACAAAACAAACGTTTTCATCTGAGAACTTGATATCAAAAGCAGTTTTTTCAGTTTGAATAGCAGGACGTGTACCCTGCGGGTCAAGTTGAAGGTATGTCGGAACTGTCACGTTGAAAGAATATTTCACGATTCTCTCTTGATCTGTGAATTCTTCGAAGTTCCCAGCGTCTGTGAGGCTAGTGTCGATTAATCCGATGAAGTAATAACCTTTGAGCGGATCTTTATTTTCGAATTCGACACCTTGACTCGACTTATTCTCGAACTTACTCCTGTAAAGAGGTGCGACGAATTGGTTCTGTATATCAAGTGCATTGAAGATTTTCTCAACAATCTTATTCATCTGCAGGATATACTGAGCTTGGATTGTTACTTCGTATGTAGTCACGAACCAGTCTGGCATCGGTATCTTCGTTAGTTCATAGACGATTTTTCCACTTCTATCCTGGTTCGGCAACGTGCGTGAACTGATTGCATTCTGCACGACACTAGTCTTCTTGTCTACTCTCCTCGCAATTGTTAGGTTTGCTTGTTCAGTACCAAGAGCCATCATCGACCTATCACGTTCCATGGAAGTGCGTCTAACACTAACGAGAGGGAGTATCAGAAGACCATTTTTGTCTCTCAGTCCGCGCTGATCTCGAGCTGTCGACCATCTCTCACCTGATGCGAAGATAACAGGTACTTTCTTGAGTTCTCGAGTAGGCGTCTCAACGAATGCATCAACAGAACGATCGAACCAATCATAAATTGATTGATCGACATCTTCTATCGTAATGTCTTGATATTCTGTTCTCTCGTCAGTTGACATCTTCTTCTAATCCCAAATTGACAGGATCCTTTTCATTCCAATTTCGAAGTGCGTAATCAATGAATGGAGCTACTTTATCAATTCCAGGTCCCCAGCTGAGATGTGGATAATCCATGTTTGCTATTGTAAGTATAGCAACGAGCTTTCCTTTGTAGTAAACACCTGATCCACTCATACCAGATGTTACAGGAATAGAAGTGTGGTAAAACCCGCTATATCCAAGAATTGTGCTCTTGTTGATACCTGAAAAGAACCCATAGACGACATTTACATCATCTGCTCCCCAATTTCCCTTTGGAGCTCCAGCAGTCAATAGGTATGCTTGTCTTGGAGGGTGGGACGTCGCCACGATAGCTGGTTCACCAGCGAGTCCTGTAGTTTCCATTGCACAGATATCATTTGCAATATCTCTATAAAGCACTCTTGCTTTCAGTTTTCTCCCATCAACAGTCACGATATATTTTGCTATAGAAAGCACAATTCCTTCATTAACCAGATCTCCAACACTGAATGCATTAACACATACGTGACTAGCGGTCAATATTAGGCTCTCATTTACATCTTCATCAAGAGCAATAACTGTCCCCGTTCCTGACGATCCGACAATTGATTTATCTAGACCAAGTATGGTTAAGTCTTCTATGATAAAAACCGCATGTGAAACAAGTGCTCGACGTTCTGCAGCATCTTTGTCAAACGATCCAATTGGATCTTCATGTGGCATCGTTATCGGCTGGATGTTTATCACATCCGGCTCGAATTCTATTGTAGCTTCTTCCTGTGTAGCTCGATACTCTCTAGAAGAGAGCAGAAATGCCACGCCACAAATAATAATCCAGTATTTCAACCATCTAAGCACCCATTAACTCCCACAAGTTGACGGATCAACTGGGTGGGAATTATCAATGAATTGAGCGGAATCACTATGTATTTGCATTTGACCCTCACGTGATGGTGTACACCTGCACTGAGTCATGATCTTCTCATTGACCTGACCAAATACAAGCTGTGGCTGCGTGACTGATGTTATCTCAAACACTACTTGACCAAACTCAATGAAGTCACCTTCTTTTGGTGAAACATTCCTGCCGATAAGTTCATCTGTGTGGAAATAAACATCAAGACTGTATTTTGAATCTAGTGTAAACTGTGTCGTATCGACGCCTGGATTATCATAATTGACCAAAGCATTGATTTTCACAGGACTAAACCATATCTTATTTATGCTTTCCTGATACAACCTGTGTGAGACAGTGTGTTCTTCAGAGATTGCGTAGTAGATGACCTCTTGACCAACAAAGTTCTGGATGAGTTCTTTGTTTATCTTCGATATAAAATCGAGCTCTTTCGATGTTATGAATTTTCTAGAGATTGTTCTGGCCTCCGTATATCAAAAATTGATCCAGGTTCTTCAATATCGACATCAACGATTGTCGCTAATTTATATGCAAGAGCTCCAATATCTTGCTGTGATATTTTCATTAACATGTGTGGTTTACCGGTTGCGCCAGCATCATAAAAGAAACCCTTAAGGCCTTTTTCGAGTTCATCAATAACAACATCAATATCATTATGCTCACGATGAATATCATTAATCAAATCTACTGTAGATTGCTTCAGATCATCTACTATCTCATGGTTAACATCACCTCGTCGATTTTTAACCCATGTATCGATCACGTCATCTACAATTGTAGATATTTCATCGTTTTCACAAAGTTTATATACTTCAGTAAGTCTAATCATCACGCTCCCACCATCCAATGAGCTCGCCGCCCGCACCAGTATCTGGTGTATTGAATGCCGCAACTTCCATATCAAAACCTTCCAGCATTTCTTTTGTGACTGTCACTGCATGTTCTTCACGATCATTTCCATATGATGCCTTCTGCGGACATAAGCCCCACGGACATCCGTATATGATCCTCTTCACATTTTTCTTCAACATTTTGGTAACTTCACCGAGCCATTCTTCATTGAGAGCATGCTCAGGACCGTGATCCCAGTGTACAGTGTGCCACTCATCTTTCTCAAACATCTTATGCAAGTCTGCGATGTCACCGAGATGTTTTTCAATACCTTCTACATCAAATTGAGCCAGATTAGGTTTGAATATCTCAAGTAGACCGATCCTCTCCGCACCGAGCTTCTTTGCATAGTCTACCCAGTGGAGATATGATCCCTTTCTCCATCCGACATATAGGAATGAAGAAGTAGGAGTAAATTTTTCTACGCTATTGTCCAACCAATCGTATGCTGGTTTATTGTGTGGCATTATTTCTATCCTACGTAAATTCCTAATGGCACCTGAGCCAACTGCCTATTCAAGTTTTCTGCCACCTCTGCTTCACGTGCAGCTATATTTTGATATGTCGTATCTTCCAAGAACTCTCTTATCTCTGACCTAAGTCTTTCCTGTTCAGTCCTTGCATCTGAAATAAGCTCTGGACCGTTCAAAGTGAGGTCACCGTTTGGAATCGGGATCGTGGAAATCTTTGAACGAATCTCACCTAACACTTCTTTCGATAATGCGTGAGTCATCTTCCAAATCCACGACCTTGAAATAGAATTCAAGTTGCAGTATTCAATGTTACTAAACGGTACATTCGATACGTTTGAAACCCCGTCGAGCTGTGCATCATCATAGTCCGGAACATAAGGGTCTTTCGGCAACCAGTATGTAAAGTGGATTCGTGTTGCATTTGTCGGAGTCGGATACATCTTAATCACGTTGTTATTGATATCGTAACTAAACTGTGATCTCCTAACTCTATTGGATGTTTCAAACTGCATTCCGCGAAGGATATCTTCCCAGACAGGAAGGAGATAGAATATAGTCTCAGGTGTGAATGACTCAAAGCTGAACTGATTATTCAGGAAGTTAACTGCAGACGTCGTACCGAAGAATCTATACTGCGTTAGTGGACTGAAGTGGAAGACTTCCTTAATCTGTGCTTTTCTTATTCGACCGTCTGATCCTGTGAGTGAGCCCGATATGATGACTTGAATGTCGTAGTCTTGCTGTCCGACCGTCGTTGTGAAAGAGCCACTGTGTAGCGTAAAAGAACCTCCGACACCAGCAAGCTCTCCGTACGGTTCTGCCTGTCGACGCTGGAATTCAAGAAGATTCTGTGAGTACCTATTCTCTTGCCCGCCGCCAGCAACTGATCCAGTAAGAGAACCGGTTGGAGAACCGAGCACACTAGCTGCCACAGATTTATATTGGTACTGGTTAATGTATGCACCGTACTCGATTGCTGCTTCTTCGAATGATGAATACACGTCAGACGCACTGAGTTCTACACAGATTTTTGATCCCCCAAGCTTCTTGCGAACCCAGTTCTCAACTTTGTCTGCGTCATCCTGGAAACAGACGTCACTATCAAAAATACCGAAAGGTGTTGCGCCTACTGTAAATGCCATTTATTTTAATCTTCCACCAAATGGGTCATAACCAAAATCTTTAAGTATCTCAGGTTCTCTACCGAGATGTATGTGACGTTCCCAAGTTTTACCGCCATCAATATCTGGATGTGCTAAGAATACAAAAACTTCACCTGAGTCCGGGTCAATTACTTCAGTTCTAAACTTCTTTCCACCATGATCCCATAAAGTCACGTCTGTCAATTTTCCAAGATCTATACCTTCTTCTTCAATTTTTTCTCCAAAAGCAGTATGTAGCTGATTGCCGACTGTGCGATAGAAGTCGACATTTTGAATCTGCTTACCGTCGGTGGTGGCATCTGCATTCCCGACGCCGAGATCTTTTGATGTTAAACCAGCACTTGGAGGAGTCGGTCTTGCACGATGTTTTCCCTTTGGATCTTTAAACTTACCCCAAGGGAAGTTGGCTTCAAAAATTCGCTTGTATATCTCAGTGAGCTTGATCATGGTCCACCCTCCCAAACCTTGTTTCGTTCATCCCACCAAAGATAATCTTCTCCAATTTCAGATTTCAAATTATCGTTATATGCACGCCACTCACCTGAAAAATCTTCGAATTCCCATTTTGACGCATCTAAATCCATATTTGGATGGCCACTCCAATCATTAGCAAACTTGTCTGCAGCTTCTTTTTCTTTTGTTGTAAATTGATCCCATGTAAACACTGGAATCTTATCAGTCGATGATGTACCAGTTGATTGTTTTTGTTTTTCCCATGGGTTTGGATCACTAGGTTTTATTGGCTGTTGCTTATCGAAATCCCATTGAAGCGTGGCTTCGTATAATTTGATGAGCTTGATCATCTCTCTACTTAAATCTCCTCTCGAATGCGCCGAGTTCCCTGAGGAACACACGCCACTCACGAAGCACTCTTCCCATAGCGTGTGACTCTGCTGTATTGTAAGCTCTCTTGTCCTCTCTAAGGGCCACATCCTCAAGGATATCCTGCACTGTCTCATTGAGCTTGCAAGCCATCTCGCTGAGCTCCAGTTTCACTCGTGAGCCATGAGCCAGCTCCGCCACATACTGCCCAAACTTGCCGGAAGATTCGGTCTTATTGTGGTCGACCTTCTCCTTCGGTGACATCATTCCTGAGGGTTGTTCTGCAGCTCCTTGCATGCCCTTGATGTCTTCCGGGTCAATTTCAACAGAGATCTTAAATGCTTCTGTTAATCGTGTTCTCATTTTTGTTCTCTCGCTTGAGCACTTCGTTTAAATTCTCTGCCCAGTTCATTTACAAATCGATAATCCAAGTCTCTAACAAAATTAGCTATTGATTGTTTTTCACGTGTGGCTGTTGCAAAGGCTTCCAGTATCCATGTAGCAGCATATTTTGCTTTGAGGTTGTACCATTTTTCAGGACCGTCATATACTAACCATGCTTTATCTGCTGTCCTAAGTTTTAAATCCTGAACAGTTTGATCAAGATACTCTGAACCGTCTATATCTCTGCCTTCTCCGTATGCTTCCACTGAATCAGCAAGAAGTGTTATCAGTATCTCTCTTCCGTTGGACCATTTCTTTAGATGTACACTGTTGGGATCGACATACTGATTAACAAGCTTCTCTATTCTTTTTGTTGTAATGTCTGACGCTTCAAGAAGATATAGACTTGTTAGTTTCACTCTTATCTCGGTGTCTTTCCTACAACGCCAAGCAATTGCTTAAACTTCTGCTGCACTACGTCATCGACCCCTGCATGATCCAAGATAACAATTGCGAGCTGAATGAGCTCATGTTCGTTCATGTCCCTGACAATTGGACTCTTAAACATCAGCTTAATTGCTTTATCGATGCGTGTGCCATGATTGTCGGCATCTTTGCCAAAATCTTTGTTAGCATCCTTATTGACATCTTTATCAGCTTCTTCTTCTTCTTCTTCTACGATTCGAAACACTTCATTCAATTTCATACCACAAACCTCCGCCGTTGTTTTAAATATGGGTTCGTAAGATCTTGTGTCTTCGGGCAAAAAAATGGTGCCGTCCGAAGACGGCACCATTTGATTTAGTACACTCTAGTAACCAGACTTAGATTACGTTGAGGTCCTGCACCTGTACGGTTCCATAAAAGTCGCTTCGAACCAATTTCTTAGCGTACCTGGTCATCACACCCTTGCGAGGCGTGAAGTCTTCAGGTGCGTAGATCGTCGGAGTGACAATCAATGGCACGTAAGGTGCATACACAAAGCCCGTCTCGAGGAAGCTACCTCCCTTGTATCCAACAAGAACCTTGTTCCTGATGAAGTACGGATCCTTGTAGACCGTGAACCTGTTGTTCAGGCTACCGACCTTTTCAGTACCGACGGTGAACTGGCTCTCCTTTGGGTCCATCGAAAGGTTTGGCTTATAGAGCACTGATGCTTCCAGAATCGTGCAGACATCCGGAGATGTGACGAGGAAGTTAGCTGCTCCACGAAGCGTCTTGCGATGGATGTTGTTTGCGACGTCGATGACTGTCTCGATGAGAGTCTCGTACCACTCGCGAACAGTACCAGTGAAGGACGCACCAGTTGCGGTGTTGCCCGTGGTCTTATCCAGGAAGTTACCAGGCTTACGTGACCAGAAGAAGTTCGCGCCAGTTGCATTGTATAGCAAGTCAGCGAGAATTTCGCGGTCGATTTCAAGAGCGATCTGCTCTGAAAGCACCTGAGTAAGCTCAACCTCTGCATCCAAGTTCTGGTATGCAGCGAGGTCCTGAGCAAGCTCCGGAGTCCAGCGAGCCCTAAGCTTCCTGGTCTCAGCAGTCACACTGACTGACTGGATACGCAGGTCGATTTCTGGGATCGACGGAGTTGGGCTGGTAGCAAGGTCAGACTCGAAGACCGGGAGGGTCAACGTACCAGAAGTTCCACCTGTGAGGCTAGGATCAATCAGGTAACTGATCTTGATGGCGCCGTCAACACCGACACCTGCACCACCGAGCTGTGGCAGTGTACCACTTACGATGAATACAACATTATCACCGTCTCTTACCGTGTGGCGCCTGTAGACTACGACATCTGCTGTTGCATCTGTACCGAGTCTAATAGGAACACCGTCGCTCGTTGTCGTGAATGACGTTGACGAACCTGACACGGGTACCCAATGCTTCAAGCCACCGATAGAAACATCAGAACCTGAACCGACTAGAATCGAGCGTGCACTTGTAACAGTGAGCTTGATAAGATTCGTCACTGAACCTGAAAGATCAGGATCATGTGCGACGTCTGACAACGATGCAGTTGCTGCAGTGTAGTTGAATGACGCGACTGATACTCTTTCCCTACTTGAGAAGCTCGTACCGAAGTTATAGAAACCTCCAGTACCTAGGTTCTCAGTTCCAGGTGCTGTCTGGTCACCGAACAATGAACCACCGACCGTAAAGTCGTCGTTCTTATTGCCGGCCTTGACAGTATCAAACCTGTAGTCGAGGTAGAAGAGAAGTCCTGATGGCAGACTCATTGGCTGCACAGAAACGAGCTCGTTCGCGATCAGACCACCGAATACACGGCGTACGATTGGGAATGCAACGTTCTGGAAACCGATAATGTCAGCTACCTGTGACTGCTCGTTAAGAAGCTCGCCAGCCATGTTCTCGAGAAGAACGGCCATGTTAGACTTGTCAGCCTGGTTACGACTGTCGTCTAGACCCTCGAGAAGACCGGTGACGGTCCACTTCTCAACTAGTCTCTTTACCTCAGCTTTACGATCATTCTTATAAATGTCCTTCGTAAGTGCTGCGAGGTTGAAATTAGCTTGCCTTGGCATCTTTTGTATCTCCTTTAAATCTTTCTTTTCAATGTTTATGATACGAGGCCAGCGAGTTCCCTCTGACGTGCGAATTGTGTTCGCATGCTATTTCCATCCACAGATTCCCTGAGGACCTTTTGGTCCGGTGATCCGCTGGTAAGCCTTCGTTGAGCGTTTGGTCGGTTGCGACGGACTCTTCCTTCATTGAGGTGGAGCGCCGACTTGAACGAAGCCTTGAGAGCCTCGGACACGATGCGTGCTTCCCTGACATTTGCAGCCTCGTCAATCTTAGAGATGACAAGCTTCTTCTGCTCATTGGTCAAGTTCTTACCGAAATCATTGAGGATTTCGTTTACATGGAGAACCTTTCTATTGAAGAGGTTAACTTCATGGATTTGCTTCTTTAGTTCCTTGATGACGCCAGCTGCCTGAGCGAACTGTGATTCAAGGTACATGACGTAGCGTGCAAGCTCCTGGTTTTCCTTGAGACCCTTTTCGATTGCCTCTTTTACCTGGTAGTCCTGCGCCTGCGGTGGCTTGCCCTCTTCCCAAGGCTTATCACTATCTTCATCGTGAAGACCCTGTGAGTCATTTGCCTTGCGAGGATTCTCAGTTTCCCACTTAGAAGTATTATATGTGTCAGCGTAACCACTCGTTACGTTTGGGCTCCAATCAACGGAAGTTTCCTGCAGTGCTGCAGCAGACTTCATCACGTTTTCGTAAGCCTTCCTTAGACCTGCTTCGTCGATAGTGATTTCTTCGTCCATGTCTTCTTCCTCTGGTGCACCCTTTTTTTCACCGAGTGTAGGTATTTGTGATTCGTCTTCACGATCATATTCTTCTTCATCGCCACCGAAGTCACCACCATAGTCACCCATCGGAGGCATGTCACCCATTTCAGGCAGTTCTTCATCGCCGCCCATATGGCCCATTTCGGGCAGTTCTTCGTCACCCATGCCGCCCATCGGAGGCATGCCGCCCATTTCATATGACATGTCCTGCATAGCATCCATGTCGCCTTCAGCACCGCGACGTGGCATTCCGCCGAGCTCTTCTTCATCACCCATTTCGGCAATACCAGGGAACATAGATTCAAGAGACTCTTTCTCGAGTTCCTTCTCGTCCTTCTTACCCTTGTCGTCTTTCTTCTCGGCCATTGTGTCTTCTCCCTCGAGCTGCTTTCCTTCTTCAAATTCAGGATTTTCGCCTCGGCCCTCTTCTCCTCGACGGACTCGGTCGACATCTTCTGATCTGACAGAATGATTGATATGCCTCTCGACGAGATTTCGAATAGATGAAGACATCTCCTCGACGAGCTTCTGTTTCGCAACCTCAACGGCTGCATTCTTAACCTGTTGCGCGTCTGCCACAGCTTCTTTAACGATGTTTCTACCGCTAGCTCCCATCATTGATCTCCATTGACCTAATGAATCTACAACTAAATAATGTAAGACTTTCTTTTCAAACTATTTTTCTACTTTCTAACGTTATTTCTTGCAGTCCATTTCGCCTTTTCTTTCTTACGTCTTCTAATAACGGATGGTTTCTCGAAGTATGCCCTGTGAGTTACCTCTTTAAGTATTCCATTGTCTCTCACTAGCTTTGCGAAGCGCTTAATCATACGATCTGTAGCTTCATTCTTACGAGGGGTAACTTCAAGGTGTTTAATCAGGACAGCATCTCCGGGTGGTTTCATGTTATTTCTTCTTTCTTCTTGAGGTATTTTCAATTAACCTCTTACTATGTGATTGAGTTTCCATCGACTTAACATATTTCGGCTCGCGAGGCTTAAAATTCTTTGACTCTCTGACTGGCACGCTGTACCAGTGAGCTAGCTGCTCCCAGACAGCTCCTTCCTTCTTTGTAGTTTTCCAGCCTTCCATCTTTGGATTGCTCATACTACCTTGCTTTCCCATATGTACACGTGTGTTATACGGTGCAGATTCTTTCATCTTCGCGTTCGGCATTGGTTTGAGCTTGAACTCTTCCATCATCGTGTGTTTCACGATTGCTCTAAGCGCAGACTCAGATGTCCACGGTCCCATGTTGGACTTGCCCTGTCTCTGCAAGCGATTGCCTTCCTTTGTTGAAGTACTGAGAGGTTGTGAGAAGTCCAAATTCCCTCCAGAACTAAAACCACGAGGAGATACATCTTCATCGACATAACCATCAACGCCCTTCTTGCCCTTTTCGTCTTTCTTCTTGTCGTCTTTTGCTTTTTTCTCGACAAGATTTCTAGCTACTTTACGAATAACGCTCTTTAGTTCTTCTATAGTAAGCTTCATTTTAATAGTGCCCCGCTCCGCCAATTGCTTTCATGATCCTCTCAGACATTCTCTCGATGTTCATTCCTTCACCGGTGAGCACGTCAGATGCCCATGTTTCATAAATACCGAGAAGTTTGTCTTTTCCGATTTCTCCGAGAGATTTCATGAAATGTTCTGGTTCTATTTGAATGAGAAATTTCACAAGACTAGGTTCGTCCATTGTATCAAGTTGCTTACGTGCAGTCCCATGTACGTCCATGAACGTATTCTTTGCAAAATCTAGATCTACATCATGCATGGAGTGAGAGCACTGCTTCGGTGCTGCAGGTGTATCTTTCATGCTAACGAAAGCTTCTATCAATCCGTAGTGATAGTTTTCTTTCCACGTAAATCCAGGCTGCATCCTAGAGTATTTCAATGAATGACCAGGTGTCTGTGTAAACTTAGCTCCACCGACCTGTTTCATCCTAGCATCAATAGTGTCCGTATCTTTTGTCTCATCGTCTGTTGGAATATGGAATGCTATGATATCATCATCTTCTGGGTGTTGGACACTCATCTCAGGAGAACGCTTCATAATATTTCCCTGAAATGGCAGTCCATAGTTATACTCGTCTTGCCTGCGGAAAGGACCTTCTCCTTTACCAGCCCTCTCAAGATCATCGTCAGTCACGGCATTATCCCATGGATTACCCTTTGGTCGAGCGCTCCACTGACCCGAAGTGCCTGGATGTACCCTTCCACCAGTATGTTGGCCGCCCGTTCCTTGTCCAGCTTTGGCGACGTTGAATGGGACGCCCATTGCTTCAGCTGTCTTATCAAGCCATGGATCATCTTTCTCGTCTGGCACACCAAACTTTGACCTAGAACGCGGCGGATTGCTTACGATATTTCCCTGCATGGGAGTGCCGTTCAAGACTCCATCGATCTCATCCATCCCGTCCATCCCGTCTATCCAACGTTCATCATCTGACGGTACACCTTTAGGAACTGGAACTGACTGAAGTGATGGTCCGTGTCCAGCACTATCACGTGAATATGCGTGCGGTTGACCCCAGCTAGGTTGTGCTTTACCGTATGGGAATTTATCATCTCCCGTCTGGTATGCCTTGCGATTGACTCCTTTTCCACGGATACCAGATGTATCCGGACGGAAGAACATCGAGCCACCATAGCTAGACTGGTCTTCTCTCAGTGAGCGATAGTATGTTTCTCTTATGCTCATTACCTCGTAATTGGAGCTTTGCTCGTATCAATACGAATCTCATCAAGTTTCTTGCGTCGTTCCTCAAGTGCACGTTCTTGGCCTTGAGTTGTCTGCTGCATTATTCCTTTATTGCTTTGACCTGACATCTTTCTAAAGATCTCACCGTAGCGTGACGGATCTGACATTTCTAATTCGCCACGAGAATTTGTCTCCACAGGTCCCATAATTGGTATTGAGGGTTTGCCAGCACCTTCACGCATGTTTGTAGGGACGACATTTTTGAACATTGACGCAAGCAGCGGATTTTCTTTTGCGAACAGCGCAGATCTTGCTGTTTCGTTCTTACGAGTAATTGTCCCCTGTTGATAGATTCCCTCGTCTGAGTTGTCCATCATTTCAGGAACATGCTCATCTCTTGCATTTGAAAGTTCTTTCTCGTAGATATCTTCAAACTTCATTGATTGACGCTGCGGTGATGGTGGCCTCTGCGGTTGGACTGGTGATCCAACAGCTTCATGTACAAGGTTCTTTATGTACATCTCAGATACGACTTTAGGAAGTAGCTTTCGCACTTCTTCCGCTACGATCACTCTGATCATCTCTACCATTGTTGGTTTCTTCATCTTAATACACTTTCATTTAATTTTATCTACCATCTAAGTATAGATGTCAACTACAAACAGGTATAAAAGCATCTAATGCAGCTCCCAGTAGTTCTCCTAGTTCAGCGCAACCATCGGCGGTGTAATGCTTATTGTCTATATCTAGGTTGATCACGTCCGGATTCACGACTGTGACACGCGAGTCAGCCGCTGCTACAGCATCCTGCGCCGTGCGAATAGTCCCCGCAAAAGCCGCGACGTTGTCTGCATTAAGTCGCGCGATAATAAATGGCATCGTGGCGTTATTGAAGTCAATACGAGCCTGTGCAATGAAACTATTCAAGTTTGTCTCGTATGCGTCGGCTTCGACCTCCACTATGGAATCCGCCTCACCCTGAATCCAAATCATGCCGACGACTTCGTAGCCTCCAGCCCATGCATTGAGCTGTGCTGCTCTATTCTCCAGGAATGCTTTCATGCGACTGTAAAGTACGGTACCAGTAGATGCCGTCTCGTCCCAGTCATTGGCTAAATCAGTAGCGCCGGTAGCGCATTTAACTAAGTAGACTTCTCCGTGTGTCTGAATGTTTGGTATATTACGAACAATGCCAACTTCAGGCCCAAACTCTCCCTGTGAGTTGACGCGCGATTTTGTATCGTGCCATCCCCACTCAAATGCGCAAGGCGATGCACCGTCATCACTAGAACATTGCAATTGTTGCACGATTCTCACGCCCGGGAATTCGTCTCCGTAATTAGCGAAACCTCCAGTCAGGTTTGCAGGGTCGGTGGCCAAGCCGAGTGCGTTGCTCTGGCCAGCGAGAATGATAACCTGATTAGCCATTATGCTGTCACCATCTGTGTGTGAAAGGTTGCGAGAGATGCTTGTGTAACCGCTTCCGCTGCGGCACCCTCGAACAGTAGGACATAAGCAATGTCCGCACCTGCTGCGGGGAAGCGTGAATCCCCGATCGTGAAGTAGCTGTTATTGGTAACGAAGGTCAGTGTACTCACGTCACGTGTATGCTCCGATATTTCATTCATTGTCTTGACCGTCTGCGCGGTCGCATTATAGACCATGCCACCGATGTGCCAGTTTCCGTCATTACTATCACCGACGATCAGGCTATTGGCTACGCTGGCCGTGCCATCACTGATCGTAGTGGTTAGGCGTCCGAGCGAGTCAAACGAAGAGACAATACCAGCATTGTCAGCCGCGGGCGCGGCAGCCAGCCCCCGCCCCTTTGAGAGCAGTGCCAACGTCGCCGCGTTTTCGACAGCTACGTTATACACGGCCATCCATGCGGTGCTCTGTGTAAGGTCCCCGATGAGGACGTTGCTCGCGGCAAATCGTTCACTGGATAAGATTGTAAGTCTGATCGCTGTTCGGCTGCCTTGTAATCCTGATGTTGCAATTGCCCATTCCGCACCATCTACATCACCCTCGAAAAGCTGCTCATCCTGAAGCGCATCGACAAGGTTGTTATCGGTTGTTTCTTGACATGTCCAGATGTAACTGGGTGTTGCGGCAGGTACGCCGAGGGCTGTAGCCACTGCTGCTGCAGTAATGGGAAAATTTGTGTCAGTGACAGCAGAAGATACTTCAGCCCCCGTTGGAATGCACGAAGTCCCTATTGAATCCGAATGTGACAGATCTCCACTAAGAATACGTGGGTCTTCGTGCAAACCACCAGTAATCAATCGACCGAATGCATCATAGAATGGAGTCATAATCTATGCAAATAGCTGGTACAATGAAAGTAGACCAAATCCACCAGCTACAAGATATGCAACTATCGCACGGTTCTTCCACTTGGTTATTTCTGACTTCTTTGTGACTATGAGGTCTGATGGTTTCGCGTTCTTCTCTATTTCTTTCATCTTTTCCTCTGGAATATCAAGAAGATCTTGTTCTGTCTCTAGCTGACCAAGACCTTCGACAAAATGCGGACCATCTGAGATGGGTGCGGAGAAGAATATGACTTCTGATAGAAGTTCCGCTCTAAGCATGTCCATCTCATCTTGACTAAGCTTATTCTCGAACCCAATCTGACCAACCGCCAGCACGTCAAAGATCCAGTCATCCGGCTCCACGTCCGCTTGGGGTCCTACTAGTGCTGCGACACGGGCGCGAACGATTGTTTTTACAGGAGCGGGGTTCTCCAGCACAGTGCGGATCTGCGACAGAAATGCCTCGAACTCGGGCACCGTGACGCGCGCGCTGTGCTCGCTGACGTCGTTACTCGTCGGCCAGCCCAGATGAACAGTGTTATCAGGTACGGCCATTATACAAACGCCACATCAGTGGAGAACGTCGGGAGAGCTGGAGCACCTCCGCCGCCAGCGGTCGGGGTAAGAGTCCATCCGTTACCGCTCGCGTCCAACCAAACGTTGTTCAACTGGTGATAGGCTTCCAGGCCGGGCTGCGCGGTGATGTGAGCTAGTTTGTTGGCGTCGATCTGCGGCTGAGTTCGGATTGTGCTCCACACACGTGACTCGTCTTGCCTGCCATCAATGGATGCTACGGCTCCGCTGAGCGTCGAACTGCCACCGATAGAAAATCTATCACCGCTGACGGTCGATGACCCGGCTCGCGCTATGATGATTGTCCCGTTTCCCTGCGACACTCCATCGATGAAAAGTTCGTGCTGTACCGCCTGTGATGCGGCAGCGGCAAGCCACGTCCACGCCACGTGCGTCCAGACGTTATTTGCGCCGCCAACCCAAGTCCATCTCTGCTGCTGAAACCCGCCCGTGTCTGTTCGCACAAAAGCGTGGAAAACTCTATCAGGACCTGACGAGGTGATTAACAGAGCGTCGTTTTGAGTGGCGGCGACAAAGCCCCATCTCGACATCAGTGTTTGGGTGGCGGCCCCGGTAAAGGTGTCTAGCTCAAATAGCGTCTCGTACGTCCGGTCGCCAGTCGTGTTGATTCCCTCGCCTCCAACCAGCCCAAGGATCTCTGCAAGGTTGTTGGTGTTAGTGCCGGCATGAGTGAACTGAGCGCTGTGAGTGTTGACCAGCTCTCCATTCACTGATTCAGAATGTGCCAAGTCCCCACCGAGGACACGTGGATCCTCTCTAAGCCCCCTCGTCACGAGCTCTGGTCCATATAGAGGTGTTAGGATCATTTAATCAGAAGTAAGCTCCGTGACCATCGCAGATCCCGTTGTCGCAGTCCAAATACCTGTTATAGATCCAGTGTACATTGGCAATGGAACCTCATAGTATGAACCTGAACCCATCTTTACAGTGAAGTCATTGCTTGATGCATTTGTTCCAAGTTTTAAAAACAGTATTGCCTCACTGAAATTGTAAATCATTGCAGCACGACGATGTAGATTCTCAGGAATTACAGTAGTAAGTGCGCCTGTTGCTGGCACTCTTGTTCCACTAGCTGCTGCAACTCCTAAAAAATTTCCGATGTGTAATGCCATATTGCTACTTCCTCACTCGTATATCATTAAGAGCTCTATAGATCCTGTCAGCCTTGCTCCATATTCTCTTAACGTCAACTTCAACTGATTCATTCATGAACGCGCCAGGAGTTGATGGTTCACTAACTGCGTCAAAACAAATGAGCTGGTAGTCATCCTGTACAACGTCAGTACCTTCATTCGTTGACTCTGTGCTTCCCACTCCCCTGCTCGACATTCCAATTCTGACGCCTGATTCAAGAAGTGACTCAAGGATCTTTCCTTTCGGTGTATTTAGAACTTCTACCATCCCACGAACTACATCACCTTCCCAGAAGATTTCTCTGACAATGTGAGATGTCTTATCGAGTGCAACTGTTGATGTTTCAGGATGATCAAGTTCGCCTAGAGCTCTGTTCTCACGAACGACTTTCTCATAGTTCAATACTTCACGTTGAAGGATCTCATTTGGATAGATTCGACCATTCTGATTCTTCGTACCAGACTTCTGAAGAATTGCTGGCAGAAGAATTTTTCCACCATTCTTATTCCTTGACTCATTGATGGCATCGGCAGTACATTCAAGTGCATACCACTCTCTTAAAAGTGTCTTTTTCATTATGATATTTTCCTGTACTTAGATGTTAGAGTACGTTTAAGCATCGTGATTTCGAGTGCATTGAGATCTGCCACGAACCCGTCTACTTTCTTCTCCATCTTCATGAGGTACTCATCACGCTTCTGAACTGCCTTAGCAACGTCATCTGACGTATCGAGTGCATCCTCTTGAATAGCCATCATCTCTGCTCTGAGCACTTTGGATCTTTCTGGATCAATCTTTCCCATCGTGCCACGTGCATTCTCAGAGACATCAATCTTTGGGTACCCATTCACGATAATCAAGTAGAATGGACCTACCTCACCAGTTCCTTCACTGTCTCCAATGTAGAACTCCATGTAGAGCTCACCCTTCTCAACATCTTTCTTTACGCCCTTCTCCTTAACTTCGAAGCCCGCAGATTCAAGCGAATTCTTTATTGTCCCCGCTGCGTCTTTCAGTGCTTTCTCGGACTTCTTTGCAATATTCTTCTGCATGCCCTGAAAGGTTTTATCAGCGAGGACTGCTTGCTTTGAGAGTTTGCTTACGTACTCGTCCCAACTACTTCCGCTCTTTTCCTCACGGAAGATCGACTCAGTTATGCTCGCTACGAGCCTATTAAGAGATTCTTTCTTTCCATGTTTCTTCGAAGCTGGAGCTTTGGTCTTGGGATCTTTTTCTTTTTCAGCAGCTTTCTCAGGATGCTTGCGTAATTGCTCAACATCTTTCTTCATCGCTGCAAGCTTTGATGGATCCCTTGGTGGAAATCTACTGAGCTCAGAGCGACGTGCGGCTAGCTTCGTTGGAAATTCACCGACCTCTTTCGAGCCTTGCTTCTTTCCTGGATTCGGTGCATAGAGGACGTACCCCTCACCACCCTGTTTCTTTCGAACGATCTCACGGACCTTACTCCTAATGACCTGACGCAGTGCATTCTCTGCGAATCCTTTCTTGATCATCTCAGCTAGCTTGACGTACTCGTTCTCATCAAGCATGCCTTCCACGATGCCAGATGATTCCTCATCAAGACCACAGAAATAAGCAATTGCTTCAACAACACTAAGGGTCTCATTCATGTCGAGCATCTCGTCGACTTTCTTCTTCCTTTTCTTGATGCCAACTGGTACCTGGAACCCCGCGATTCCACCGACACCAGAAAATTCTTTTAGTGTCTTCTTAGCCATTAGAGTTTAATTCCTCCACGAGCTTGCAATAAAGCAGCATGTCTTCAACGTGTGAACTATGAGATTCTCTCAGGTTCAATTCACGAAGCATGTTTTCAGCGTCTTTTAATTTCTTTATCATCTGCTTATCTTCATGAATTTCTTTTACACCATGAGCAGACTGCATCTCAAATAGAAGTCTCTTTCTTTCAACAACGAGCATTGCAGTAACGAGTCTAGAACTATTCTCTGATGCTAGAGCAACGACATACTTCTTGAGCAATCTCTTCTGTGACTCACACAATGTATCATTGTATCGCTCATTGAATTTCTTGACAGTAATTGAATAAACCAGAGGATCGATCTTTTCAGTTATAGCATGTCTCTTTGTATCGACTGACATGTAGTTTATGAGTGCTTCTTCGAGATGTACTCGCTGGACGCTCTCGTTGATAGTACTCTTCGGATTACACCCGTTAATCAACATCTGGATCGATGCGTATGCTTTGTAGTCAGCAAACTTGTAATCAGAGAAGAGATTCTTTCCGAATGCACGATGAATCTCCTTGATTGCATTGCTCTTCTTTATGTCTATCAGTCTATGATCAAGCTTCTTCGCTACAATGATAACTTCTGCCAACACTCGACGTGCGACATTCGGTTTTACACCTCGAGTTGAAGCTATAATTTCAAAGAGCTGTCTCTCCTTTGCCATCGGTTGGCCAGCAGCAAAGTACTTCTTTGTAATTGCCAGGGCACACTTATAGCTTCGAGAGTCCTTGTCGATCAACGACTCAGACATCTTTCTAACGAGAAATTCATAGACTAACCCAGAATTCCTGCGCTTATTATGCTTAAACCTCATCTTCTTAGAGCTCATATTGTTGATGTCTCCATTCTCCTATGGATTTAATCTAACTAGGAAGAATTCTTAGTGCTGTATCCTCTATAGAGATTTTCTTTAAGAATGCTATTCGTTTTTCTAAGGTCATTTTCAAATTTCTCTACTCTAGCCAACGAAGATTGCACATACTGACCGATTGGGTCGGGTTCATTTGATTCTGTCACATTCTCAGAAAATGGGTTTGATATCATTCTTTTTATTGATCTCATATCGAAAGGATCAGATGCTGTCTGTTTCTCAGTACCGAATACATGGTTAAACAAGTCTTCACTCGGGTCAAATAAGTCCTTACCCTTGTTAACTGATACCTCTGAGCTACAGCCGCGGCTTCCAGGGTTATGTCTTTCGTCACCTTCGCCAGACTCATCGATTTCACTTTTATCTTCTTCGCACTCATCTTCATCTTTTAATAGAATAGGTGCCATCGATAATGTTAGTTCATCGTCATTCTGGTCATCGTAGTCGACGCCAGCTTCAAGTTCTTCTTCGCCGCCGAGTGATGTTGGCAGTTCTTCTTCTCCTGGTATTGCTTCACCGCCTGGCTCTGGTTCTGCTCCTGGTGCTGCACCTATGCTAGGTTCTTCTTCATCAGTCTCTGGTTCAGCAGTTATGCCATCAAGCTCCATCTGGAATAACTTATCAGCGCGCATCTCATCCTGCATCTCTTCAATTTCTTGTTTCGACATGCCAAGGATGTCACGCCATGTCTGTGTCTTGCTGACCATGCCCTCCTGGACAGAACCTGCAATCTCAAGCTTTAGTCTCCATAGTTCAAGTTTCTGCTGCTCAGCAATCGTAGATGGATTAGCCATCTTAATATCATAATCGATTAGCTCGTTATCACGGAATCCAAGAAGATAAAGATGGATAATCGCGATTTTCATGAGCTCTGAGAGCACAATCTTCTGAATTCGCTGAATTGTCCTTGAGAATCTAACATCTTCTTGCGCAAGTGTCGCTTTAGATCCCACATCACCCTCATATCCGAGGTACGCCTTTGGAATCTGAAGTGCTGCAAAGAGCTTATTCTGAATATACTCTACATCTTCGATATCGCCAGTGAATTGACCACCCGGCAATGTTGTAATGTCTGAACCCTTCCCGTCTCTTTGGGGCAGGAAGTAATCTTCATCGACAGAGAGAGGGTTGTAGCGAAGATCGACACGTCCTGTGGCTGCATCAATAATCTTGCTTCTCTTCAGTCTATTCTGGATCTGCTCCATCTCTGCTGGCACATCTTCTGGTTTGACGTTACCAACTTCAATCTTAAAGACTCTCCTCTCAGGAGACCTCACGATCCTGTAGACTAGCATTGCATCCTCGATGAGGATAAGCTGACGCCAAATGCGTCGTGCTGGTTCAATGATGCTAGCACCATATGGCAAGAAGTTATCATTACCCAGAAGTCTAAAATGAATGATCTGCCATGCTTCCAGGATCATGTTGCCCTGTGTCAGCCACCTGAATCGGAATGCGAACGGATTCTTTGGATCATAGCCTTCTTCCCTCTCTACCTCATTGATAGGAATCGGGAGCATGTTCAGAATTCCATTCTGCTCACTTGCATCCACGAACAATATGAAATCACCGTATTTGCACAGGTTTCTTACCCACGAATGCAGGTTAAACTCGATATTAAGAATATCAAAGAACAGCGTCTCAAGAATATTCTTGATTTGTTGGTTATCAGACTCAATCTCGATCATGTGGCCTTTCTCATCCACATTCGTTACTTCATCTGCGTAGATATTCAGAGCAGAAGCAATCTCTGGAGTGTTATGTGATATTACTGAATCTGTTGCAAAGTTCTTGTATTTGTCAACTGTTAAATCATATACGTCTTCATGTCCATAATATTCAACAGACACAACCTTACAATTGTTGTAGTTTCTACAGAAGTCTGCAGTACTCTTATAACCGTGTTGTTTAACTCTACCTTTAATTTTCATGGGCGTGACATCTAACTTTCTCACAAGATCCATGCCTTTCATGTTTGGTGTCCATGCATCACAGATCATTTGAAACGTTAGAGAATCATCCCATCTTGGGTTTTTACTTCCTGCATTATCCCAACCGTGGTTTTTCCACTCGGAATTATATGTTTTCGCAAAGATCTCCCAATTAGCGAAACTATATCTTTTTAATTTTCTCTTTATAACATTGGGATCGGTATCAAAAACTTTGCATGTCTCATAGAGATTAAATCCGTTATTCTCAGCGGCTTGTAAAATCTTTGCAAATGTTATATCTCGACGCTCAGCAGGATTATTCTCCTTCATGAATTTCGAATGTTCACGTTTGAACTTCTCAATCCACTCACTATTCTTTTCGTAGTTCCACTTATGTTCTTTGTTATAAATAATCCTATGAAGACGTGAATGATCATCACGATTCATTATCTCAAGATTTTCTGGTCTATTATCAAACTTTAAGAAATTCTTATGATGGACTACTTCATTTTCTTCCATGATTCTATCAGAAGACCATTCAGCAATCATTTTATGTTCTGTCTGCCACCCGTTTTTCGTATCGGGTGTCATTGAATAGATATACTGATAGTGTTCTGTGTCAAATCTACCTTTAGGCGAACGAAATGAACGACGATAGAATGGCATCATAGAATCACCAGCAACTAATCCACAGATCTTCCTATAAGATCCGTCTCTTAACATGAGTCTATGGTCAGATGTTCCTATGATTTCTTTTCCATTATCGAATGTTACTTTCCACGCGTGTTCTGTTCTTGTTTTTCTAGCTTGCTTAGCTATAGCAGGAACAATCTGTCCAACTTCATGGTCATAAGAAAAAACAACAAACTCTTTCTCAAGACCATATTCTTCAGCTAGTTCTTTAATTGTCTTATATCCACCAGGTACAGCTATAAGTGTACTTCCTAGAATGCAATATTCCATTTCTGAGTAATCTGCATACCTCGCCAGCCGCTCGTACTGTCCATATGATGCAAGAGAGTTAACGTAGAGCGACGAGAGCTCTTTTCTATACGCGCGTGCAGTGCCCTGAGGCTCGTACATTTTCGAGCTACTCGCGACCTTGTGGCGTACGACGGGACCGTTGCGGAACAGCCTAGTTAACTGAGCCCAGATACTCTCTTGTTGTCTAATCAGTGGTGGCATGTTCTATTTTAAATCTTCGAAATCTTGTCAATTATATTTTGATAAGATTTCTTATACTCTGGCGAAATTAATTCATTGCTTTTAGCAATTTCAACCATTTTTTTTATCAATTTCCAATCTACATTTGAAGCTAACTTTGCATTTGTCGTATCATGTGTTACTTGTCCAGAACTATTCGTAGATCTGCCATTCACAACAAAGCTAACAAGTTTTTTTCTATCTGAATCTGATATTTCTCCATCTAACCACGGAGCATCGGCACTACTGGCTAATGAAATTATTTGTTTCAATTCTTCTTTTGAAAAATGACTAGCTATGTCAGCTCCTGAATGTCTACACCCGGGATTTTTGCAATCTACATCATGCATTCCCACATATGCACCTGGTTCCCCACATTCTGGACAGTCAGCTTCAAAGAGATATATGTTATGTATTTGCTTCATACTACGATTTTACCATGTAACCCTTGATATAATTAGCAGGAATATTAGAAGGATACATTACCTCTGCAAGTTCCCAATATCTAGGGTTTCCTTTGCCTTTCTTTTTCCATGTCTCATGGTCATAGATCCTGGTATCTCTCTTTGATGTAACGAATTTATCCCACATGTTCGACGGAAGCTGCACTACAATAACAGCTCTCTCACTCATCGGTGCGCTCTTGACAGCTTTAGAGCGCCTGAAATCCCTCTCGCCACCTGCTCCTGCCATTGCAGCATAGCCGCGTGCAGTAAACGGATCTAACGCTAAATAAACTCCGACACCTTTTGCTCCATGGCCAGCCTGAAGTCCTCCCTTTGATATCTTATCGAGATTGCTAATGTGAGTACCATGAAATAAGATACCAGTGTCCTGCCACCAAGCGTTCTCATCGAACGACCATGGCATCTCCCTCATGTTTAGTTCATCAAACTTCTCAATGATGAAGATCTCGTCAAGTCGTGGCCAACTCATTTGCTTGAAATCAACCAACCTAAATTTTCTACAGTACCATCAGGCAGCACTAGTTCGTACGGATTAACTCCTGGACTAGCAGATATCCTGTCATTTGCTTTAACAAATCTAGGATCCTTCGTAGCTCCCGGTATCTGAGTGTGATCTGTCACGTTTTTACTAATTAGACCCAACAATGTCTTGCTCATATCTTCAGTTAACATGTTTGGAGAAAGAAATGTTTCTTTTACCCAGCATGCAAGAGCCATGGAAATAACGAGATCATCGTTATAACCCTTCATTGCTTCAGGTTTGCCATTGTTCCAGATGAACTTTCTTAGTTCTTCAAGCATTCGATTTGATCGAATCGTTATGTTTCTCGTTCGAATATACTCCTCGAACTTCTGTAGCATTAGCGGTCTTGTGCGAACAGATGTCGTAAACCCTGGAACATACTCTGTCATTGATGGAAGTGGCAGAGCTGCATTAAATGACTGCCCTGGCTTAAAGTCTCCCTTACGTGAGAAATAGATATTCTCATATTCAGCTAACTTAATGTGTTCTAAGCATGCTAGCCCGACTGAATTGTTCTCTACAACAAGAAGTGCTCCATTATAGTCATTCCCTGTACGGACAAGTAATTCCGCAAACTGATCAGGTGGAACTTTTGCATAGTACTCAGCATGCTGTGTCAGTGTGCCAATATCAAAGATATGTGCTCCAGAATAGTCATTCCCATCTCCTCTGGCAACATCTGCAGTAATCATATACTGAATCACTGGCTGCGGTGGTGTCCACACGTGGAGTTTTCTATCCCAGTTTTCGAATGAGACAGGTGGAAGAATTGTATTATCTTGGATCCACTGCATCTGTTCAGATGTGATAAAGTTATCACCAGATGCATTGAAGTTGCACTCAAGCTCCTGTGCAACCTCTCGCTTGTCCATTCCAGCTGTTTCTTTTTTGAACCAACTGCTTATCTTGTATCCGGGTCTTACTGGATCATCTTCAAGATCATTAATCCCATTCTCATCGATGACTCGCTCAGGATGCACATACCACATGAGCTTCGTTAATTTAAACTCATTCTCCCCCGTGTCAGCACCAACAAAAATCTTGTGGAACGTATTTCCGATGCCTTTCGGAGTCGACATCATTACGACACTACCACCAGCTGTAACAACCGGACGAAGACCAGTCCAGATCTCCTCCATGTTCTCAATATGAGCAGCTTCATCGATGATTAGCAATGAACCTGCTTCTGAACGGCCAGCATCCTTGGCTGTTGAGACAGCCTTGATACGTGAACCATTTGTCAGCTCGATTGAGAATACGTTGTTTGCAACGACTGACGTGAGCATCAGCCATGCTGGTAGATTCTTGATCGCTGTGGCGACCTTGCGAATGATATTTCTCGCTGTCTCTTTCTTTGTTGCTATAACGACGATATTCTTATCACGTCGGAATAACATCATCCATGTAGCATATGCAGCTGTGGTCTCAGAGATACCCAGCTGTCGTGCTTTTAGAATGCAGTTGAAGCGATTCTCTTGGTAGTCCTTTAGCAGGGTTGCTTGATAGTCGTACAAGTCAAAGGGAATTAATCCTCTGACTGGATGCTGAATCTTTACATAATTTCGTATGAAATATTCAGGATCAGTGCCACACTTTATGATCTCAGCTTTTAAGGACTTCCTGTTCAAAAGAAGTCTCCCTATAGCTCATATGTGCGTGACGACCTGTAGTAGTATCTATTATTTAATGAGACCTTCTCGACACTACCGCAACGCTCTGCTTTACGTTCTTTGAGCTTTAAGGCAGAACGAGTACGTGACTTGAAATCAGCTTTCAAGCGCTTCTCGTACTCCTTGAGATATGTTTCTGCCTGAGCGTCGACCTCTTTTATTCTCGATGGAAGATCGATCTCAAAACAATGGTAGGTAACCGTCATTTGGTTACCATTGTGGAACTTTACTTTGAAGCCATAACCAGCATGATCCGAGATCATATCCTCGGTAATCTGGTTAATCATCGCGGTTTTATCCGCAGTCTGCTCGTACGGTGTTCCTTGTACTTCGTAGCTCTCTACATTTGGCATGCTCGATTTCTCTCCTTGGAAAATCAATCAAGTCATGCATAAGTAGATACTTTTTTCTAAAAAAGCCGAAAAATTTAGTTCCTCTAACTATTTCCCTGCAGCATATCACTAAACTTTTCAATCGTTTTCTCATCTGGTCGCCAACCGTCTTTCCACCTCTGTTCACGGCCTTCAACGAATTCAATAAAACAATGTGTGCAGCACTTATAATCATAATACGTGTGGTTTGACTTGCTTCCCTTCATGATACTCCTGCATACAGGACACCACATAGGTACACGCAGTGATTTTCTCATTTCTTCATTCACTTGATCACCCAAAAACTAAATTTTTCAACCACATTTTTACCACTATCTGCAGCTGCTCTCAATCTTACCACACATACACCATCGGGTATTGTCTCATTGAGTACAAAAGTACAATTAACTTTTCTTCCCCACCTGCGTACGTCGACTTCCATAAGGTCATTATTCGCATCAAGTATCTTAACATCGACGTCATGACAGTTCTTGAATAGTTTTGGATTGAGGACTATCTTAAAACTGTATTCACATAATTCGTGATATGTCTCACGAAGATCAAAGACAACTATATTACCATCGAATTTCTTCATCTATTGCCTCGAAAATGGAGACCACGAGTAATTAATGGTCGTGTACCACCCTAAACTACTAGTATCAGAATCTGCCCAGACGCCGCCGGACAGATATACTGGTCCGACCGGATAAGATAAGCCAACGTATGGAATGATTCCTACTGAATGTATGTCCATGCCAAAGTCTAGGGAGATTTTCTCGTACCACCTTTCCTTGAAAATGAATGGATTGACCCCAGATAGTTTTACGTCTAGGTCTACGTTGTCCTCGCTCGACGTAACATACGTTGTCCAATGACCATCTCTCGCTTGTGTAACACTTAAAGTCAAGAGCAGAGGACGCTTTTGCTTGATGCTTACCCAAGCGTGTGGAGGGTTTGTGAGTGTAAATCCCTCCACAGTGATATAACCGAAGTCATTATCAAAATCAACACGAACCCTATCATCAGTTGGATCGTCTGGATCATCTCCTGGAAGAGTTGTCTCTTTTGCATTAATTGCAGCCTCATATGCTTTCTTCCATGTCGCAGAAACTCGGCTTGCTACAAGGATCTCTTCATCACGTTTCTTAATTTGCTTACGAAGTTTCTTTATCGTCTCAGCGTCATGTTCGCCTTCAGCTTCAAAAGTCTTAAGAACATCTTCGAGATTTTCTAACTCAACAGACTTCTTCTCAAATGCATTCTTGTGGATCTCAACTGTCTTTGTCGACATCGCAATATCGTTATGGAGCTCCACGATCTGTTTTCTATGAATACGTTGTTGTACCCACATTGTAAGACCCATTGCTATGATAGACACAACAAGAATTACAACAATATATTTCTGAAGCTTCTTTAACATGCTAGCTCTCTAGAGTTGTATCTTGATTTTTGGGATGCTCGGCACTAAACTTCTTATCAGTATAACGTCTTGAGACGTACGCACCCAGTGTCGGCGTAAGAACTGCTGCGATTTCTGCCGCCCCAATATCACCAAAAGAGTACGTATTGTCATTAAAGATGAGTGTACTACCAGCTAGCAATAGCTTGATGATAACAACTACGAATCCCATCAGTGTTAATGTTAGGATTGCATCTGGATGACCGCTAGTATTCTTAATCCACCTCATTAGTTCTTTTTCCTTTTCTTAATCCTGTATCCTCGATCGTGTTCTAAAAATTCCAGCTCTTCACCTTCATTAATGCCACCGTGTGTAAACCGCTCGCTGTATGTAATCTTCTCACCAGGTTTTAAAACATTCTTAGGTTTCCCAATTCTCTCTCGAGCAGAACCAATAAGGTCTTCGATCATCTTACCAAAACCACCTTCTTTACGAAACTTCAACCATTTATCTTTCATTATTCTTCTCCAAACAACTTAAAAGATACTGGAATTTGATATGCTGCATAGATTTGATTACGAATATATTCCATTTCGTCATTTAAACCCATAGGTTCATATTCCACAATATGTTTTATTGTTACGTCATGTCGTTGGATCCATTCACCTGTATATTCAAGCGTTAAAGGATCATATTTTAATCTTCGCTTTAGTCTTGGAACCTTATCACAATCATTTGAACAATAAAAAGAAGTAAATAACATCTTCAATTCTATTCCACAGTGTTTACAGTTATTCATTTAGCATACCTCGATGTGCGAATATCTTTCCTTATCAGAGGATATATCAATATTGTTATCAACCATGTCTTTAAGTGCGTCGATGTGGCTGATAATAATCACGTGATCAAATACTGACCGTAAGTAGTCGAACATTTTGCTCACGTTGTCCATATTCTTTGGGTCAAGCTTACCAAATCCCTCATCGATTATGAACATGTTCGTCTTTGGGAGATTCGTTATACTAAGAAGAGCAGTTCTTATTGCAATGGATGCTAACTCACGCTCTGCTCCACCACCTAATTCTAGCAGTCGACCTCTATAGTCACCGTACTGAAGGAAGAGTCTTATTGACTGCTCTTCTGCGTCATGTTCAATGAAGACATTGAAGTCAGCTACTGCAGACAGGATCTTATTGATCTCGTCATTTATCATCGGCAGTTTTTCTACAAGGATCTGGTATGCAATACCGTATTTGCCCATTGCATCTAGATAATGTTCATATGCATCACAGAGAGTTCTAATCTCCTTGAGAGACTCGATCTCGCTCTTGATATGTTTGATTACGTTTTCTTTAGCACCCAATTTCTTGCTATATTGCAAACGCCTGTCATTATGTCCTGATCTGAGTTTTTCCTGCTCAGAAAGGAGAGCAAAACGTGCTGCAATGTCAGCGTCGATTTCTTTATTCTTAGCAATTGCCTCTTGATTTTCTTCGTATCGATTTAAGTCAGCCTCTGCATCTTCAATCTTTTTCTTTTCGCTCTCAATCTTAAGCTTAGTATTTTCGATTGATAGTTCGAATTGTCGAATTAGATTTCGATCTTTCTTTGCAGATGACACTTTATGCATGTATTCGTTGTATTTAGACTCAAAATCTTCCTTCTCTCTATTCTTTACTTCTATATTGAGAGCAGTCATCTTCTTAGTCAATGATACAATTAGCTTCTTCTGCTCTTTGATCTTCGTTTTCTTATCAACAGCAGTTATGAGGAATTGACACTTTGGGAACTTATCGCCACATGGGACTTTCTTCAAGATTGCTACATCTTCTTCCCAGCGATCTAGTCTCTGTTGTTCCTTAGCCAGTTCATCTCGTATATCATCATACGAAGCTCTCAGCTCCTCCAGTCCACTCAGAGACTCTCTAATCTCCTCTATATTGGTCCCCTCAATCTCCAATTCAAGCTCACCGATATACTCTAGTACACTCGTGCGCTTGTCTATGCGCTCATTGAGCTCTTGCTCTAGTGTGCTCTTCTCTGATTCGGCAGCTAGTAACTTATCTTTTACTTCATGTACGTCAATATTCCATGTAATCTTATCCTTGCTCTCACGTAGACATGCGATCTCATCACGGAGAGCTTCTATCTCTGCATCACACAGATCGATGTGAACCTCACAGTCAAGAATCTTCTCATCAACAACCTGAGACTCTACTGTTTCCATGGCTAGCACATCTTCTAGGTTGCCATCCTCAAAATCTTTCAATCTCGTGAGATGTTCCTTGCTCTCATCTTTTGCCATCCTTCCCTTCTGCTCGAACATGTCAAGGTCCATGAATCTAGAAAGAATCTTCCTCCTGTCAGTCTCCTTGCATTTTACGATGTCATGTTCACGCCCTTGTTCTAGGAATGACGTGAGCAGAAAGTCTTCGTGACTACCGAGCATTCTCCTAATATTTCGTTCGGTCTCTGACCTGAGAGTTCCATTTAGTGATCGAGTCGTCTCATCTTTGTTGATCTTGAAGAGATTAAGTGATGTCTTTCCCCACTCTTTTTCCTCGTCAAGCTTTCGCTTACCGTACTTAATGCGTTCAATCGTTCTCTCAATAACGTATGTCTCATCGCCCACGGAAACCTGAGCTACCATGTGTGCGTTTTCCTTGTTATCATTAATGAGAAAGATATTCTTTGAAACACTTTTCGTTGTTCTATCAAAGAGTGTCTCAGTTATAATATCAATGAGTGATGATTTTCCTGAAGAGTTTGGAGCGAATATTCCTGTCACACCTTTTAGTTTCTTTAGATCAATGAAGTTCCCATCACCGTAGTTGAACATGTTATTCCAAGCAATTGTATCAAGCTTCCAGTGAGAGTCACGCAACACATCTTCATTCTTTTCGAGGTGTGCTTGGTGTCTTCTATTAAGTTCAAGTATCTTGTCCATTACTTCATTTGTTAGTTTACGATCTTCAAGGTACTTGCGGAGAAGTCGTTCCTGTATCTTTTGGTCACGAAGGTTCTCCATCTTAATGGATTTGCCAGTGACTGTCTTGTATTCTTGTCTGCCAATATTCTTGGCAGCAAGAGAGATGATGTCAAATGGATCGAATTTCTTTCTTACTTCCTTCTCAAATGCCTGCTGTTCTACTAGCGTATACTGCTTAGGGGAAATTATACGAATGCGAGAATTTGATTCAATGTCCTCTTTAGGTAAACTAAGATCTTCATTCAATCTGATAGTGTAAAATTTTCTCGAACCACCGAGCTGAACGTGTCGAACATTGAAAGAGTTCTTCCCTGCAATATCCCACACAAGAAAACCCTTATCTGGCTCTTCACCAAAATTCTGTTGAATGAGAGAGCCAGCATATGCAATACGACCAGCACTATCCATAAATTGATGCTTGTGGATATCACCCAATAGAACAAAATCCAGACCATTGAATATCGAAAGGTCTGTATCTGCTTCTGACATTCTCCACCCAATGTCTGTCTCTGACCTGAGCAGTGAACCGTGATAAAGTCCTATGTTTATATCTTTCCTATCACTCCAATCATTTGGTTTAGGAAAATTATCTTGATCTGCGCAGCTAAATATCCACAGGCCAGCATCCTGATATTTGTGTCCAAGTTCATATAGACCAGATCCACTGTGCAGCACGATTGGATATGCTGTATTGCCTTGAATGCTATCCACGATGGGAGATATCGCATCCTTCCTATTCGGATTCACGAGGTTTAGATCGTGATTACCAAGAAGAATGTGGTACGGTGCGTATGATGCAACAGCTCTGATGTGTTCAGAACACATATCAACGAATTCAGGAGATATCTGGGTTTTCGTGTGCGCCGTATCGCCTGTATTTATGACGAGATCTGGTCGAAGCTCATCTAGCTTCTCATAGAAATTATCGAATACCTTCCTGTAATCAGAGTGGTATTTTAAATTCCTGATATGGATATCGGATACATGAACTATCCTCATACACGAGCTTTCAATCTCAACGCTTGAATTTGATTGTGTACCCAGAATGCAGTGTGTTTCGCGTGTTTAAACTGTCCACGCGTCATGTCGCCTACATCTAACGCATCATGTTTTTCTACTTCGATCAAACCGACTGGCACTCCATAGCTCATAAATAGTTCCATTAACTTCATCTGCTTTGCTCTAGCGTCTGCATCTAAAGCCAAATAAACAGGTTCTTTCGATGTTACAATTTTCGCAAAAAGCAATGAATCCTCGTTTAGGATTGTACCTTGCAATGGTACTGAATTCTCTGCGACGAACGAGTCAAATGGTCCTTCAACAAGGGTAACTGGCTCGTCCCAATCTACTAGATAGTCATTGAATATTATGTTCTTGTCAAAGTTACCATGCTTGTAGGACAGTCCTGCCCAATCATAGAATTTTCTTCCTACGAAGAAGTTAAGATCTCCTCCACTATCGAATGAAGGAATGATGATTCGCCCTTTGTACGGACCTTCAAGACAATATCCTAGCTTATATCGTAGAATATCTTTATTCGATATTCCTCTGTCTTGAACATACCGTACCGCATGTAATCTATACGGGCAATCGGTTGTGATGCTTCTTGAAAGAGACCTGAACTCTGCTGGGAGAGTGGGGACGTCATATTCTTCCGATGCTCTATCTCTAGAATCTTTCGCATCTTTTCTTCCAATGTTTTCTGCATACTTGTCAGCTTCTTCATTTCGTCCTTTAAAATACAAAAGTGGCTTAAGGTTAAATCCCTTGAAACCACACACCCAACAGTTAAAATTATCAGTCTTTATGTTAACGCTTAGTTTAGCTTTATGGTGTTGATGTTTCGGGCAGAAGAAAATGCATTCATCACCTTTTCGAAATTCTTCATGACCTAAAATTGATCGAAGCGCTTCTAGCTTTCTTGCTGATCGCATGCGTGCTTTAAGTAACCAGCACGAGCCACGCAATATGCATCGGCCATGTCATAGCAATATGGTTGTGGATTACCATTTCTAGTCTCAACATATTTAAATTCAGGTACGATTTCCCTTACAAAGTCAAGAGTAAGCTTTTTCTTATTACTACCCTTTGGTATAATTAGGCCATCTCTTTTCATCGTCGCCTTCACTGTAGAAGGGTGGAGCATAATAGGTTCATTAAGTCCACTAAAGTGATACCACATCCACGATACTATTCCATTGAATGCCGCAAGCTTCATAATTGTCTGCTGTGATGTTCTACCACCAGAGAACCCTGATAACTTATCTTCTACAAAGATGTGTGTGAAACTGTCATCTAGACAACGGTCAACATCATGAAGATAACCTTCGACAGCTTTGGCTTTAGTCATGAGTGACTTATCGACTTTTCTCAAATCGATATAGTTAGCTGCATAGAATGACCCATCATCATTAAGGTAACACACACCCGTAATGGATGTTGAAACGTCTAAACCAACTATCATTAGAAATCCAATTTGAGCCGGACGTTAATTTTATCCCGCTCTCGATTTCTAACTGGCTGTGCGAGTTTTGCGATGCCGACCAACTTACGCTCTTTGTTATAGAGACCTACTGCAGTTACATAGGTGGTCGGATTGTCTCTTATAACACGTAGCTTATTGGATCCAGAGTCAAAAGTTGTGAAAGATGAATTATTCGATGCATTTGTTGCAGCGCCGTTAATACGACACATGAATACCTTAGTCGGCACTCGTTGTTGGCCGGCGAATGACACTCGTAGTAAGTCATTTGGCATTTGTGAACTCGGATTGACCTCTCCAAAATTCAGTAAAGCTGGATCCCTGATGACGATAAGACCCTCACTGTAAAATACATTGCCAACTTTATTCCAATGCACACCTCTATAGTTTTCTTTATCTGCCGGGAAAGATGCAGAAGTTGCAGAACCTGATAGATATAGTCCACCTCTACCATCATCAACGAGAATTCTCTGGATTGACTGGGAGAGAAATGAGTTACACTCTAGACGAACACTACCTGTAGCGATTGCTCGTCCATAGTATAAACTTGGGATATGAACAACTCGAAATTCATTAATAGTTGCTTGTGATGATGGGATTAACTTCTTCTGTGTTATAAAATCCGCATTGTCATTTGGTGTCCATATTGGTCTCTGAGAAGAATTAAAGTTTTGCAATCTTCCATGTAATGATGAGCCATCTGGCGCATAATTAAACGCACCGGAGCCTGCTGCTCTTCCATGCAGGATCGACTTGGGTCCATCATTTAATCGTGCATATACAAGCAACCTTGAATCAGATCCACTTAAAACAAGTGTTCTATCAAAACTTGATGACATCTCCGAAAAAGTACGATTGTATGCCCAAACTTTAGCGTCGAACATATAACCATGAAAAGTTTGAACCGTGTCACCTAAGCTAAAAAGACGTAAGCTCTCTGTTATTTCTGGTACAGGTAACGTTAGACTGCTAGTTGATCTGACACCAGCATCAACCATGTCGATTGTAAAGCTACCAGTATTATTTGAAACCCTAAATGCAACATGTTGCCAGCGATCTCTTGTCACAGAGAAAGACGATGTTAGATTAATTGTTGCATCATCATCATTATTGAAAAACCCAAGTCTTCCATTTGATCCAGTGATGTAGAATCTCCACTTCATCATAGTGGAATTAACAGTCATAGCCATGATTGTGTAGTCGTTATTACTACCACTAATCGATAGTGGTTTAATCATGGCTTCGATAGTATATGATGCAGTCATCGTAGAGAAATCAGGGCCATCACCGAATGTTACTATATTCTGTGTACTCGGTTCAGAATACAACATGTAGTAATCATATGATGCAGTCGTATAATCTACACTTACTTTCTCGTAGTAATCATATAAATTGAGGATTGGCCTAAAGTGCTCATCTCCCAAAAACTTATCATGTTGTTCTGTGTTTTTATCAACAGCACGATTAACTACTTGAACATATGATACAGATCCAGTAAATGGATATGATGCACTGATCTGAACTTTCCCATCAATCGTATACGTATCCAGATTGTAGGTCGGCTGGATCGTTAGATCGGTACCAGTAGTTTCTCTTGAGCGGATACCCCCATAGAGACTTATGGAACCAGATGTGCCAACGCTGCCACGCCAACCAGCTGTTCCTGATGCTAATATTACCTTTGGACTTGTGTTAAGATTATAGTGAACAATGTCCGCAGGTCCAAATTTGTGGTAAACTGCCATCAATTCATGACGTCTAAATAAATTTAAAGTTCAGTAATCCAATCTTATACGAAAAATTGCTTCAGTATCTGGGCTTTTTGTAATTGGTTTGTTGACTTTCGCAGCTGCAAGGAGATTATCATTTGGATCATAAAGACCAATTGTCGTGATATATGTCCTTGTCTGAAGGATATTGCTGCCAGATGTCACCCTGATTCTTTGTTCTGCGTCAATGAACGTTGAGTTACTAGAATAATTGAACTCCGTATTCGTTGCTCTTGCGAAGTAAATCGTTGAGTGTAGGTTTGTCTGGTTGTGTAGATCCTTGCGTTCAATGTGTTCACGTAAACCGTCAACCAATGAGTCGATTGAAGATGATGCTTGAGCACCTTGTAGTGATACAGAACCTGTCCATGCAGCTACACCATTTTGAGTAATAGATGAATCCCATACGGTAGATGTAGGAAGAACAATCACTCCAGCATTATACCAAACCTGACCGACTTCATTACCAGAAGAACCGCTGATCTTCAACGGAGCATATTCGCCGCCGACATCTTGCTTGAAAGATGTTACTGCACCTTCGTCAGAAGCTGTATACTGTGCGACACCTGACTCTGCTAGATCTGTGTTGATCGTTAAAGCAATCGTACCTTTCTTAAGTTCATCTTTGTGGATGTTCCTCTTAAAAGCAATGAAGAATATCTCACTTCTTTCTGAACCAGCGACAGTGAATAATGAATCTCTATTTCCAAGAAGTGTTGAAGCAAAATGTCTGTACATCTTGATCTTCTCATTCTGAGAACTAGCTGCTGCTAGGTTTTGATTGAATGACGAGCCAGTCGCGTAACCAAATGTCATATCAAACAATGGAGTACTCAATGAACTCGTTGGCGACGCGTCATATGCTGTCTGCCAATATCCACCAAGCTTTGTTGATGAACCAGATGAAATGTTATCGAAGAATTTGATGTTCTCCTCAACAGAATAAATCGATCCTGAGACCGCAATTACCTCATTTACAAATGAAACGATTGACGCTACGTCGTTAGCTAAATCGAACTTCTTAAACGACATTTTCTATTTTACTCCTAGCTCGTTGCAAACTCGGTGATAGTGACACCAATTTTAATGTTCATGCCTGATTGCTGTCCAGTAACGACAATATTTGCACTAATCGTCCTAGGCTTAGTAACGCTTGCGCCAACCAAAGTGTCAAATGCTTCAGTTGTTAATGTCTGTACGCGAAGATTGAACTTGAGTTCAGTTCCACCTGCCGATGTCACTCTTCCTGGTACAGCAGCAACGATATACTGTGCTGTGCCAAATGGTGAGATCGATACTGGGATCTCATCATGTACAAAGAGAAGATCATTGTCAACTTCAATTGAATAGTTTACGTCGATAATCTCTGCTGGCAAGACTGTCTGAGACCTTGAAATATCTTGGCTGACGATCACGTCAACACCACCGCCGACAGAGTCTGTCTGTTCCTTAAGACTGATAGTTGTTGGTTTGGACGTGAACTTGGGCAAGAACTGCAGTCTAGCATTTCTGATCGTTATGAGCGGATTCCTGAGAGCAATGTTCTCATTTGTGAATGCTTCGAATATTGGAGTATCGAGGATCTTACGATCTTTTGAGTCAGAACCAGTAAGTTCATTCCAGAACCTATAGTCTATCTCGTCGTCGCCCAGTCTAAAAGCAACAATCTCGAAACTTCCGTCGTTTCTTGCAAGTTTCTCACGACCCAAGTCTGTGAGGACTGCGTCGATGAAGATCTGCCCAGAATTGTCTTGAAAACCCATGATATCAAACTCCGCGGGAACCTACGTTCCCCATAATTATGGTTCTTTTTCCTTTTATAACTTACCAAAGAGCTGAGTTGCATAAAGCCCCTTGTGGCGTCCTCTATCTGCTCTTGGATCCTCGACTATACCAGTAACGCCAGTAGATATAGCTTGGTCAAGGAAATCTCGTATATTTTTGTCATCTAGCTTTGGTTTATCCACTTGGATATGTACTGTCTTTTCACGTTTCGTTATCTCTGGTTTCAAATTATCGAAAACCATTGTAACCAATATGTCTTGTTTCTCACCCGTATCCAGAGATTCCATTCTGAGGCAGTATGTGGTATCTGAGAATACGCGATTGTTTGTTCCTGGTCGTGATGTCATGATTAGTGTATCTTGGAATGTCGTCTCTCTGAATATTCTCGCTGGTGGGTTCGTGGCGAATGCACCAATTGCCTCTAGCCTCACACCAGCAGCTGAGATACTTTCTATTGGATACTCGCCTTCGTTCTTGAATTGTTCATTTAGACGAACAGCGAGCTGGCAAGATAAAAACGAGAACTCGTCATGTCTTGTAACAGTTTGAGCAGCATAAACATACTTTAGATTCCCGTCTTGGAAGTACTTTACGTCATTGTCAAAGAATAATACATTCTGCGCACCGAACCTAATGTCAATCAGATCCCAATCTGTAAGATCATTTCCAGCGCCATCTTGTAACTTTCTGAAGAGCCTGTAGTAATGGATATCACGCTGGCTATTGCACGGAAGCTTCCACGTCACGACGACTCTCTTCCTGTGTGACTCAGTTCGAACTGAGAATTCATCTGGCGGACCTGGTAGCTTTGTATCAACAATTGCTCCATATCGCCAATTCCTGCCCCACTCGCTTGTAAAATATGAACTCTTATGTGTTGCAAGACCCTTTGTCTGTGTAAAGTCAGCATCGAAGAAGTTTCCATCCTCGAACCCCATATGAGTAATATTACCCTTCCGTGTCCACTTGAGGATAATCTTTATCCTATATCGATAAATGCCTCCATACAAGACTTTCGTATCAATAAATTCAGTACAATCAATGTCTGGAATCTCAATCTCGTCAATGAGCTGAAATACACCATCAGATCCTTGTGTATATTTTTCTATGACATAGCCAACATATTCAGTACCTGATTCTTCCTGTGTTGCTGGAAATGTTGGAATATTAGATTTCTTCTTAATCTCAGGTTCTGTTTCTGATAGAACACAAAGATTTGGCAGGAATTGTCCGAGACCAGCGATAACTTCAGCATGTTCTGGGTATTCAATTAGATCAACTTTACCTTCGCTCACGAGACCAGTAATCGCAGGATCAACAAACACAACTTCAGTGAATGCAGTCATGTCAGTTACTCTCCGTGGAGCTGCAACTGTCTCATAGATTATATGAATAAGTGGATCTTCTTCTTGTGTACCAAACGTTCCAACAGACTGTGAGCTTTTCTCTGCTGTCACTAATCTCATTGTCATTAGTGGAGATGATGGTAGGATCCCTTGGATTGTTATAGCTGCAGGAGCGTCATGGGCTGAAAATATTGAACGTGTTGGACTACTTGTTTTTACTATCGAAAACTTACCATCATATAGGTCTCCCTTTATGCTCTTGGCTTTTTTCGACATTACCCCCACCGATGTCTTCGATGCTCTAATGATACCATTATCAGAATTGATATTTGTTTGGATATCATGTAGTTCGATGCCGTTCGTGCTTTCAGAACACAGATATTCCATCTCATCAACTCTTGCTGTTGGTCCTACAGTAGAATATCCTGCTTTCGTAAGAGGCATCTCAACAATTGCCGAGATAACACCCGGGCATATGAAACCATTGGCGACAGCTTTCCTTATGACGCCGAATTTCATAGCGCTGAGTCTATCGAATCTTATGCCGCGTTTGATGTCAGAACGAATTGGTTTGTTGACTCTAAGTGAAAAGCTTCTCGTTCTCTTATCGGTCGGTGGTGATATTCTGGATGATGGTGGCTTATCTGTAAACGGAGCGCGCTGCCATTTGAGTTTGATATATCTGGGTATATCTTCTACTTTCTTGTTGCCGCGGGGCTCATCGTCATTTGTCTCTTCATCTTCAATATAATAATTGTAGTGTGGAATAGCCTCAAATTTGAATGCAGTAAACAAAGTATTAAACGACCCAGGAGATGACTCTCTTGTTTCTACAACAGAAAACTGTGGTTCTGTTGTTACTTCAAAATCACTAACTAAACCATTATTAGCTTCAGGGATAATTGGAGCCGCTAAGTCACGATCATCTTCTTCATTAAAATCAGATATTACAACAATACCATCAGCTGATATAACTCTACCACCTATAGGATCTCCCAATCCACCTGGTAGACCTGTATCAGAGTTAGAATCAAATACTCCTACAGTATCTCCCAAACCTCCAAATGAAAAGAACTTAACTGCCATCTATAATATAGTAGGTGGAGTTCCACCTTCTCCTGCACCAGGTGCCATCAATGTTGCTTCTCCGCTGATTCCAACTCGAAGATCCTGTCCACTAGGTCCTGACCCGAAACTAGCTCTATTTGGATTGAGATCAAAGAATAGCCTAATCGTCCGTACGAATTCGCTCATTCCTTCAAATGTCGTCAAGTCAAGAACTTCTACACTTGGGTCAAACTCGCCCACGAATTGAATCGGGTCCTCAGCTGACTCTGGTTTATCATCTGTATCTGGTACATCAATCTCTGTCGGTGAGGACGACTCGTCGACTCGAGTGGCATCTGTGCTACCCTGTAGGACGATTAGGAGATTGCTTACAAGAGATTCCATGTCAACTGTTGCTGTTTCAGGATCTATTGCTGCCAACACTGTTGTCAACCCACCAAGTCTACGCTCATCAAATACTGCAGTCGCTCTTGTGAATGTGTCTTCCTGTGGTGATTCCTTCGAACCAAAGAATAAATCTAAACCCGTCGCTTCGATAATCTCTAAAATTGTCTGTGAGACACCAAATGTAGCAATGCTTTCCTTCAAGTTCTTAATCACTTCATTTGGATCGAGTGGACGGAAGAATTTATTAAGCTGTATCTGATCCCTCAAAAAACTAAGATCTGCACCCAGATATGAGAATCTTCTTACTGTAGCTCGATCATCACCACGTTCAATTGCTGCCAATGTATTTGCTGCAGCTATAATCCAATCGTACTTATCATGACCATAATATTTCTTTGATAAGAATGGATATGGACTGATGTCGTTAAATGTCGCACCTTCCAGTTTTGTCCCGATGGTGCTGTCAACGTGGTTTTGCATCTCTTTCTCAATATCTGACAGCTGTAACATAGCAATCGGAAATGGAGCTACATCGACATCGAATACAAATCTAGAATCCCTACGAGCATTCTGAACTGCCTTCAAGTGGTATGTGTAAAAATTGTGTTTCGTGACGTTCTTATCAAGGAATGCATAAATCGAATTATCATCGAACTGCTCATAGAATGATAAAACCCATTCCTTGATATAATCCTTGAGAGCATTATACTGTATTGCAGCCTGCTCATTTGAGAGCTCAAATGTCACGTCTTTGTTATCAAATACACTATGACGTCTAAGTCTATATCCTGACGCGTCGGGAATTCTCTTCCACCCTACTATAGCACCTTGAAATACATTGTCAGGATCATATTTTGCAGTGAAGATTATCTTTGGAATACGATTCTTGAAGTTAAGCTGACCCAGTGATTCTCTGATGCGTGCTCTCTTTATCTTATCTACATTTGGAATAAAACTGAGGAGGTCTACTACACCTTCCGCGAGTGGCATATCATATCCTGCCAGCTGCAATGAATATGACGAAATCTGTCCTGCGGCGGCACCTGTTGTTGAAGATCTTTCGTTAAATCCGAGAGTACCCTCTTTTTCACGTTCTGCAAGGCGCAGTAGTATATCTAAATTGAATGCAAGATCATCTGCAAGCTGTCTATCGATCATGATAGGCGCAATTAATCTCTGTCCTTTTGTCTCACTAATAGCAGAAAACTTCAAGGAGCGATTCTCATTAAATCTTGCAATCTCAGCAAATGGATTAGAAGGAGGTACGAACCCTGCTGCTTTTGCTCTTGAGATGAACATGCTAATATCATCAATAACTTCTATTACATTATTTGCTGCAGATCTTATCGCTTGAATCTCTCCGTGTGATAATGGAACTCCCGAGTCAGTAAATGGTATGACGTCACTGGGGTTATTTACTAATGCTGCTGAATTGTCACATTTTTGAAGTAAAGCTGGCGCGCCACCAGTCAACATATTAATAGCACTGTCTTTTAACCTCAAGCTAAAGAGACAGTCAGCAAGTGCTATTATCTTATTTTGATTTTCTGTAGGCATGTTACAACGTCACAACTCCCGGTCTTCTAGGTCTGACTATTGATTTCTTTGTTGTCGTGACTGACCTCTTTTGAGAAAAACCGCGAATTAGTGGGCTTCTAATCCTAAGTGGTTTCGTATCACGTGCTAGTAGATTTCTCTCAGTCTGCGTTATAGATGCGTTAATCTTTCTTTCAAATGACGGATCAGATATCTTAATGCCCCTAATGATTGGTTTCGCTGTATTTCCAGTATTAATACCGACTGCGGTTAATCTATAGAAGTATGTGTTTCCAAACTCAACATCTGAATCAATATAGTGATGTTGACCCGATAGAACACGATTCTTTCTTGAATCTTTATTAACTCTTGAATCCATTACATCGAAAACTCGTGCACGAGAACGACTAGATTCCTTAAATACGTCGATTACATGTTCGAAGTTTAACTTCTCAATATCTTTCGTATTCGTAACATTCAAACGTGCTGCTGCAAAATTGTTAACAACAGCTCTCTCAATCTTCCACCTATCAACAGTACCAGAGTTCTTCGGTGTATCCCAATTCAATGTAGTAAAGAATGGTTCACATTTCGTATCGCATGACTTAATCTTAAACTTGATTGGTCGAGCGACAGGAGTAAATGTGTTAATGCTAACTGTGTTTGAGAAGTTGCTAATGAAATTTCCTGTCTGCATTGCGGAAACACGATACATATAATTTGAATCTACTTCGAGGAATACAGGTCTATATGACGGAGTTTTTTCACCTGACTTTGCAATACGATCGTCAAATGATCTATGTTCCGTTAATGGAAATTGATCCCATATTTCAGAACCTTTCTTCTTGCGCTCAATCTGATATAGCGTTCTGAATATTGTTTCCTCAAGAACATCTCTATTTCCGATTCTATCCTCTGGATCTATATCGATATTTCCATCATCCCATGCCAGTGTCACGACTCCATTTTTTCCACTAATAGCCGTAATATTCAATGGTGCGTCAACAAGTGGTCTAGTTGAGATAAAGAGAGGAGAAGAGACTGCGTATGACGACTTATTACCGAATCTATCTACCGCGTACACACTATATTGATACGTATTATCTATTCGTGTCGTCTTATCGAGAAATAATATCTGCTTGTTGTTATTCTCGAAATAACCAGTCCATGCATTGTCACTTGATCGCATTACAGTGTCTTCAAATGTCTTGCAGCCGGCCGACTCACAATTACCTTGTCGAATTTGACTTGGTTGTGTTGGTATCGTAAATGCACGTTCTTTAAGTGTATTATTCTTTCTTGCGAGGAAGAATGCTTTTACACGAGGGTCATCACCGATTATTGTGATACGAATATTCTTTGTCGTAGCATCGACCTCTGCAAGAATCGTTGGCTTCCTAAGATCTGTAATACGACTTGATCTTTCATTTAAGAAGACAACGATTTCCTTTGGGTGTTGTGACTTATTACCGTGTACATCAACAGAATAAATTCGATATATGTACTTCTTACCTTGAACTGAAGTTTTATCTACAAATGTTGAACCACCGAACTTTGTATTTAACGACTCACCAACTTGAACATATCCCGTATCAAGTGCTTCACGGGACTCACGCTCTACAGTAAATCCCAATTCACTATCAATCACTGGAATATTCTCAGGAGCAACCTCTTTACGGTTAGACATCGATAATTTTCTATAAATCTCAAATTTAACGACATTGTCTTCTAGATTAGCTAACATGCAAAGTGTTACGAAACTACCATTCTTCGCTATAGCGATACTACGAGGCTCACGAGGTGGTACCACATCTTCTATAGTAATCTTAACGATTCTTGATCTGACACTTTCAGTAATTGTCTCATCGAGTGAAGAGACATAGTATGTGTATGTACTCCCAAGTTCTACAGTGTTATCAATGTAAGAGAACTCCACAAGCTCTGCACCGGGCGGCCCGACCTTACGGTTCTTAAGACGTATGATTGGAACGACTGTAAGCTCCTTATAGTTGCTTGCATTCGGCTTATCCATAACAAGACTACTTTGAATCTTGGCGCGCTTTTTAATTTCTTTTCTATGTCGATGACCTAGCTTTGACAACGTGTCAGCACTAACTTCCGTACCACCTGATAGAATGCTTACTGGGTCATACTTTGTTGTCAAGTTTGGATTCTGAATCTGAATATTTCTTATTGCTTTTAGATCATTTACAACTGACGCGTCAATTTCACCGATCTCTGTCAGATCAAGAAATGAAAGTAAAGACTCAAGGTTTTTATTATCAGAACTTTTTGTTTCCATTTCAGGATCACGCGTCGCAAAAACTGCAGATCCTGAAGAACTAACAAGACCCGTGCGTAATCCAGTGAATTCATCGATTTTTGTCGTTAGTGAGAGTGAGTTCTCAATTCCATTCTGATCAAACCTGAGACTCTCGTATGCTCCCTCTTTTGCGAAGTTCTTATTTCTCGTTCGCATCGTGACACCCTGTATCTCAGCAGCACCATGTCTATTAAGACGGACGCGGTGTGGTCGTGTAGATTCAGGAGACTTCTTCTTTGCTCTAAAGATGCGAAAAGCTTTTACTTTCTCTTCACGAATAAGTTTGTTAGGTAACGTGAATTTAACCTGTGTAGAATACCTGTCAACCAATCCACGATCACTGAAGACTATTTGCACAAAGTCAATATCTGGAACTGCTTTATTTATGCGTGGTGATATAATTGGTTTATCTTCGATTGAAGATACAGTACCACGCTTGATGAGGCTGCTGACAGCAGACTCAACCATCACTCTTGCATCACTACTATTGATTGTTTCAAGACCAATAGCAGTAACGACTGAGTCAATAAAACTATTCTGTATTGCCTGCAAATCTGACTTTGCATACTTCGTGCCTTGAAATCCTCGCTTATCATCTCCAGTATCAGTTTCGATTGACTCACGTATAGTTTGATCAAGTTCACCGAGTGTTTGTCTTGCTGCGGCGGCGGCTTTTTCAACAGCTCTTGCTACAACATTCATACCAGATGCCGCTTCAACAAGGTGATCAGAGTTCGATTTAGACTTTACAAAGACATCATCTTGACGATCTAAAGGCTGCTTGCCAAAGAACTTTCGTGTCTGCGTTCCTTTGCCAAGCGGCAGTTTAAATCTGCTGCTAATAGCTTGCTGGTCAGATCTACTATTAGAACCAGCCATTTATCTCCTCTCCTTCGAGAATCCAATAGATCTTGTAAGTGACTCAATCTTGTCAGAATCAGACTTTCTCAAGTTTTTAGTCTCTTCATCTTTGAAAAGTCTCATATCACAATTGTATGAAAGAACACCTTTCTTGTCACGCTTTGGAACAACTTCTGTTAAACCATTTGAAGCACTAACAAATACACGGACGAGGTTTCCCTCATGTGATGCTTTATCGAAATAGTCTTCAATTCTCTTACTGAACTCTAATCTTGAGCTATTAAATTTCTTGAACCCACGATCGAATGGACCACTCTTTGTGATGACATTACCAGACTGATCTAACGTCACATAGATATCCTGAAGTCTCTGCTGCTTCATCCCTATTGAGCCAGACGTTAGTTCAGGACTCGTTGATATTCGTGGCAGAATCTTCTGACCCTGTGGCATAGTGAATAACATGTTTTTTATGTTCGTCTGATCCCGAGCTTCACTATTCATACCTTTTTGAAGTCCAAAAACAGCTTCTCGTACAAGTGTCGCTTCAATTTGCTCACCTTTTGACGCTGTTAACTGAGTGTTTGTTATGCTTCCACTAGTGCTGACATATGGATCATAGTCCACTTCATCATCAGAGAACGCATAATATGAGAACTCTAGTTCATTTTTCGAATATAGCTCACGACCATAGTCAGTGAGAACCATGTCTATTACACGTGTGTTCTTATCGAGAAAACCAGCCATCTGTCAGATAACTATAAAGATCCTGTAGTTGCCGCCGCAATGATATCACGAGATTGTGTTGTTAATCCCTTGTTGGCGATGATAGACCTGAGAGTCAATGCTCTTGACACGAGTGGTTTTGGTGCTACAGCATCATTTAGGATTCTAAGATTTTCTGATGGGTCAGTTTGTATGTCAAATGTTGGCTCTTCTCCTGATCCACTAGAAATTGGAATAAATGGTGTATCATATTCATTAATGAGAAACCAAGTTGTATCACTACCTGTCAATCTAGTAGAAAGTGAGCCAGTCAACCTTGAAAAGACTGCAAAATCACTAAGGTTTGATGCTGTGTTTGATGTTATCCCTACAGTTAGACCCGGTGATCTTGATGTTAGCTCATCATCATAGAAAATTGTAGATGTTCTACCTACAATAACATCTGGATTCACATGTTTTGGTCGATCTTCTCCAGGGCTCAAGGATCCACTGACTATTAGTGCTCTTCGCTTTGTTGCGAAAGTATCTGCATTTCTTACACTAAAGAGATGTTGTGACATTCTTCCTATACTTGGATCTTTATTTTTCTTGTAGGTTATCTCTAATCTTGCTTGTCTAAAATAACCCCTGACAAATGTTGTGTCACCTGTTCCTACTTCATCTGCATATATTCTTAGTGTCCAAACGCCATTAATCTCTGTGTTACGTAAACCTGGTCTTCTACCAATAATAAGTGGTGGCTCATGAGCTAACCCTGTTAAGGGCCATTCTTGAAGAAGAGGGTCTAATATTGGAAGATATGGTCTTATTGTTTCTGGGCCAAAATTTGATCCAGTTGTTGGCCATTCATTTGATCCAGTAACACCACCCGCAGCTGTGAGCCAACCGGCTGGAGGAGATCCCGCTGCAGCTTCTGATCCAGTTACGATTCCAGCATCACTTATCCATGATATTGAACTTCCAGTGGCATATGCAACACCGGTTACAGCTTGCGCAGGAGAGCCTCTACCAAGTAAATGCTCATCTGCTACCTCAGAACCTGATGCAAAATATACTGTTACATCACAGGGATTTCTTTGATTTGATGAATCCCAGAAAATCGTTCTCATATTGACATCGGAATTCCAAACTCTTCTTTGCCCAGCAAGTCCAAACCCGACATTCGATGTTCCACCAATCCATAGTAAAAACTGATTAGTAAAACGTGATGGGCTAAATTGATCGGAAGCTTCGATATCATTTCCTGCAGGCCAACCATCAAAACCATTTACATTTGGAGATTCCAGTGTCACCCAAAGATTACCCAAGCGATGGTCTTTTTCAGATGGAACACCTATTCTCGTTGTTAAACACTCAAACCAAATTTTAATATCAACCAAATTCCCATAATCAGAAACTTCAATTGGAATTGATAATGCTGGTACTAGCGCATTTCCGCTATTTTTATACTCTGTACCTTTCACAGCGTCTGTTGTTCCAAGATCTTCAGATCCTGATATTTTGTATGTTGTTGTAACAGTAGATGTCTTGCTATAGAATTCTGATCCACTTGCTGACACTGCGGTCGACTCAAGCGCTAAAGAACGACTGAGGAATACGTTACGACTGTTTTCTATCGATGCTGTTACTTCATTTATCACAAACGCTTGGTTACGTCCAGTGTGTGTCTGTACCCACGACGGTGGAGTAGAGAAGTCGCTACCCACTCCATCGATAATTTCATGGCCAAGCTCAGTACGCAGTGCTTCGCCTTTCAGCCACTTGTTATATCTATTTCGCTCAGTTATTCGACGTGCGTTAATGCTACCTTCAACTTCAAGTGAAGATGTACTAGGTGCTCGTGGAGCATGTGTGATTATCGATGTGGCACCTCGTGCATTGATACCAACTGAACCACCGGAAATCTTGATTGTGGTATTCTCGTCACTCATTCGAACTTTAGTACCCTTGTCGCCTTGGGTGTATCTCCTGTTGTATCAACGTTTGCTGTTCGTCCCAGTTTAATAACACCTGACTCTATCAATATAATTGCTGCTTCCTTGCCCGTAACACTACCTCCGAGCATAACAGCACCTCTTCTTGGAGGAGGGAAGAGAATATCTTTTGTTGGTTCAGGTGGTGTAATTAGCTCTACATCGAAACCAACACCACCAAATGGTTCATCTAGACCGCCGAACCCACCGTCACCGAATCCAGTACCTTCAATGATGTTTTTTAATATAGGTTTTGCCATCTATGATTATCCGACTGTATATTCCTCATTAGCGAGATTCTATGATTCAACGTCACCATTGACGAGCAATCGCGTTTCAAGCTTAAGACGCTCATCGACTTGTCGCAACGCTGTGAGATCGGATGCAATACCGGTCGTGATCGGTGCGGGGTTGCTCATGTCAGTGCCGGACTGGTCACCGTACTCGTCGCCTGCTACCGCCGATGATGCTAGGCGAAACCAACGTCGAACGGGTCGTGGATTCGAGAATGGGCCGTCAGCAGGCGTCATTCTGATTCGCTTCGACACGCGTGTAACCTTGCGTCGCTGGACGACCGGGTCAGCATCGACGTCAGCTAAATTAATCGGGTCGCCGTTCTCGTCAACGTGATACTTGATGACCGTCTCATCGTAACTATCTGTATCTGTGCTCGTGCTCGTTGTCCAATTTGTCTGTGCCATAATATTCCTTCGCGAATTATCTTATTATCCAACTATATACTCTTCACCCTCTTCAAATTGTCCATCTAGACCAACTGAAATAGGTGATTGCCCAGCAAATACAACTGGCGGATGAATACCAACGACAGCATTATCACTACTTCGCCTAATTGGTTTGAAACCAAGCGCTAGAATCGCATCACGCTGCGCCACTGTCAGGTCTGCTACCAGTTTAATATCAGCACCAAGATGTGCAAGTGCAATTAAAATTTGCTTGGAGCCTGAACCGATGAACCAGAGTTTTCCTGCGAGTCGACCGATCTTGAAGACGGTCAATGCGTGGCCATCCCAACTCGCTGTGAATATCCCTGGCCCGGTCTTGACGAAGTACTCGCGGACGCCTTCACCAATATCCGGCACCGTGCGTGTTCCGTGCTCATCGGTGATCTCGATTAGCTCGACGCCTATGACTACGGGGCGGCTCATGGTACATCCTTTCTCGGTTTGTTCCAAATGCGGATGCGTGCAATGGTCCCATTCAAGTATTGAGCCCCACCAGTGACGAAACCAAGACGTATTTTATCTGCGTTATTACCGGCAGTCCATGTAACCGCAGCTCCTGCCGTTCGTACACCGTTGACATGAATGTCCCAGTTTTCCCCGGCGTGTTCGTCTAGTTCGTCCACTGAATCCCAGCGATAGCGAACCGTGTGTCCAAGGTGGTGCGATGTCGCTGGTGAGGTGACTGTCTTGGTCACCTTGATTACAGCGCTACTATCCCAATGGACAAAATTCGGTCTATCGTTAACACCGGACGTTCCCTGATATTTCAGGACTAACCTATCGTTGAGCGGATTTCCAATCATCCAGACGTACCCGTCGGAGGCATCATTATCTAAAGATGCGGCACTAATCGATTCTACTTCGCCGGCCACAGGATTGTGATACGTGTTACCGCCCGCATTGAGCAAGACCACGTCCGTTTTTATTCGTGTTGCACTCGCACCCGTTGGTGTTGGTATGTATGTCGTTGCCCCTTCATTTAAGTTGCCTCCAACATTTATCTCGAGCTGCCAGCCCCACTCAGCGATCTTGGAACCGTCGTCAACCTTGAGCCGGAACTCAATAGAGACGCAGCCGGCCGGCGTCGTGAACGTCGTCTCGTTCCGGCGCACCTTATCATCAACGTTGAAGTCGAGCGCCAATGCGGCGGAACCAATCACAGCTGTGTAAGTAA